CCATTGGTCCGTCCCGCATATCCCCCTTCCATTGGTCCGTCCCGCATATCCCCCTCCCATCATACCCCACCTCATCTCTCCAATAATGTCCCGCATATCATCCTCCCCGAATATCCCTCATACTTCCTCACAACCATATCACCTTCCATCTCATTTAATTTGTTATATTTGCGATATAATTAAAACATAACATATTATGAATAAAGAAGTTAAATACATGGGGGGGGGGATATTTCAAACCTCGACATGGATGGAGGGGTGTTAGCCAATAGAAGTAGCTGGCGGAAGACCCGATGGGCAGGCCAGGAAGGATGTGATCCGGCCCGTTCCATTGGATCCCATATGAAATGTTATTATCACTCGATTTTACGGACAAACCTGACACGGCAGCCCAATCTCTTTAGACGTTTAAATACACGCCCATTATTGAATAGTACGATCCAGAAATTTTCCGGATCGTACTCCGAACTAGACAAATAGTAATCCTTAGTTAATTATTGTCCATCAATAGCCGATAATGCGTTATTGACACTCGTCAAGTGCATATATATCAATGAAAGCTCACCACATGATGGGATATACCAATCATCATACCCTTTGGCGTCAGGACTGGCCAAGAACGTATTAAGTACATGACCGGCTGTCGCATAGGAAGTATAAGAACCGCCACCGGTAGTTATTCTTTTTAATACCTCTGAATTAGCCTTCCCCTTCCAATCAGATAAAACCCCGCTTGTCCATGAAGAAATATTTTCCGAAATGTTGGGAGTACCGCCGTATGAACCCGATTCCTGTTTCAGGAAACCAAAACTATTGATACCGTCCACCTTGTCATAATTTGTAATGCCAATCTGATCCGTGCCATGTTCACCCCAATAAAAAGAGTAAGTCTTGTTAGAAGAATCGGGCAAATCAGACGTGGCCGTTTTGTAGCTCTGATTAGAGTCCTCGTTTTTCTCAATCATAATCTTATGACCATCATATATAATAGCCACAGATATACACGAATTATCAGCTCTTGATAAAGGTATTAACCTGCCATCTTGTCTAACAGCATAAACGCCATTATTAATAGGCGATTTATAACTTTGATAAAATCTTCTTCTTAACATAATCTATTGTTTTTATGGAGGTTGGAAATACCCCCCCCCATTGAGTTAATTTTATTCAATATCATATTATTATGCATTTTGTACATACAAATATATGATTTATTCTCATATCATGTCGCTGAATTCAAGGAAACGGGCTGGCTTCCATCCTTCCGGGCATCCCCCGTCCTACCACCGCCTCCCGTTCTTTTTGGCTTCTCCATGTATTGTCTTTGACCGGATATCAAAAATTCATATCTTTGGAACAAAACTACAATCATGTTTAGAGACACACTACATAAAATCAAGATCTTCTTCTGCGATGACGATATCGAGAAGATATATGTAAGGGATAGTACGGTTATCCGCAACAACGAGATACATAAGATGTATGACGAGATACTTAACGAGCTAGGTGATTTGGCTACGGTCGTATCAAGGAACTACGTATATGGTAAGATAAAGGACAGGACGGGGTTAAGTATCCGTCATATCAGTAGGATAATAAACCATACTAAAGTTGAGGAGATATGATTAAGGATACGATGGAGCGGGATATGATAAATGAGATATCCACGTTGTTCGTAATGATATTCACGTCAGGGTTGATGTTTGTCATGCCGATATTAGATGTAGGGTATAATGATATCATTGTCATAATAGGATTCGGGATAATACTATCTTTTATGTTAACCATAATCCCGATCTTGCTTTCTTACGATATAAGGGATGAAATCATTGAGTTGATTGAGGATCTGGATAACCAGATCGTGGTAGACACTTCGGTATATAAAACGAACCTGCCCTAAGTAATTCCTAGGGCAGATGTATAAAACTAGATATTCCTTTTAATATATTTATCCATAAGGTCTATGGATAATTTAGTTCCCAGCTCCTCCTCCAACAGGTTAAGGTAGTTCTGGTGCAGGCATCCACCCCGCTCCACCTCCCTAAAGCCGGCCCCGTCCCGGATCCTGACCAGCCCTTTCCTTGGGTCCGTATCGATCAGATCCCGAAGCTCGTTCATGTTCTTAAACCGGCTCTCTATTACCTTAAATACATCGATCTTAGGTTTCTTATCCTTATCTTTGGACTTTATCTTAACTCTTCCGCTCATATCGATTATCCAGTAACCTTGCATGTAATATGATTCATGTTATTATTGCCGCAATAAGCGCACATAGACGTGAAAGGTGAATATACCCTTCCACATACCGGACATTTCCATCCATACATAACAGGATTTGATTGTTTACCTGCTTCTCTCAAACTTTCATTAGTCGTAGTTGACGTATTCCTATCTTCCATATCATCAATTATTTACCCGTACTACCAAATCCATTACTTCCTCTATCAGCCGTTCCAAGATCTTCTAATGATTCCACCTCATCCCATACGATCCGTTCCCGTCTACGGATAAGCAATTGAGCTACTCTATCTCCTTTAGAATAAGAAGGATCTCCATAACGATCTATACGTCTACATACTACCATAATCTCCCCTCTGTATCCCTCATCCACAGTACCCGGAGAGTTTTGGATAATTGCCTTGGTTTTTGTGATACTACTACGTGGACGGATTTCCATCTCATAATCCTCAGGTAAAGCTACATGCACACCAGTATGGTATATAATCCTACCCCCGTCAAGTTCTATGTTTTTAACGAACAGATCCATGCAAGCGTCCTCCTTATGTGCGTACTTAGGCAATATCGCTCCTTCTTCCAGCCATATTTTGACCTTACATGTATCTATATCATTAAGTAACTCAATTGCCTCGTTATAGCTCATAGGCTGTTCTGAGGCCAACGAAATGGCTTTTGCCAATACATTTTTGATCTTGCTCATCTTATCTTGTTTTTAAATTCCTTTCCTTTCGGACATTGTAATTTACATTCCTCGCCACAAGCGGAACAGTTGGGTCTCATTCCGGGCACCCCTCTTCCCCCATACGGCCAGTAGGCATAATCGCAGACGCTCCAGAACGCCTCCATCGCCCTGATCTTGGCATCGACGGTTATCTTCTCCTTCACCTTTTTCATGCTCTTCCTGAACTCATCTTTCATATCCTTCCCTTCTATCTGTCTGGCCTTACGTCTCTCATTCCACCAATTATAGTAGAATTTGTCTGCCATCTTATAAGCTTCGGGGTCAAATTTATCACGATGCAGGATAGGGGCGTCCTTGATCTTTCTCAAATTCCTGCCACAAACATAAGCGAGTCCTGCGTACGGAGGTATGTCCTTAGGATCAACCAACCCATCCGGCACGCAGTAGTAGAAGTAGTTGGGGCGGCCGTACCTGACCCAGTCCCCGGTCTCGTATAGGGCTTGCTTCCGTGCCTCGAACCAGCCTTGCATTACTTGGTGCTTACCCTCTTTCTCGAAATCCTTGTTATAGTCAGCCAACGAGATCTTCACCTCAACCTCATAAGCGTACATGGATCTGGTTATAGCCAGATAATCAGACTCCCAGTTATAGACATACAAGTTGTTTATAATCCATCTAGGAGATACCAAGAACTGTCTGTTAAGGATATCCAATATCCCTCTTTCAGTGTATTCAGCACCTTTATTTGATTGCCGTGTTCCCATCTCCTGTCATAGGATTATTCCTTAACCCAACCGCCATTATAGCGTTCGATACCAATCTCCGTAATCCACCCATATCCTTATCATGGAACGAGAAAGTAGTTAAGTTATGTGATTCAGTAATCTTATCATAAGACTTTATCATCAACACAGCCACATACTCACCAATCATCTTCCCATTCATGATATCAAGATCGATTATGCCGTGATCTATTAGATCAACCACATCCCATCCTGATGGTAGATACGTTTTTATCTGATTAATGTCCATAGCAAATAGTATTTATAAAAAGGAGGGTCGTGCTACCCTCCTATAGATACACACGAAAAATAGAACTGAAAGCGATCTTAAGCACGTAAGATTTTATTAATTCCCGTAGGCTGTCTACCGGTTATCGTTAATTACCGACCTACGGGAATATGTTTAAGAAAACACCATGTACCCCAATCCGGAATCGAACCGAAATTTCATCGTTAGGACCGACGTGTTCTATCCATTGAACTATTAGGGCATATGTCCTTATTCTCACGAACCAGGACATCAAACGTCTAAACTTTAAAAAACCTAATGACAAAACTCTATGCTAGTTTTTCCCCAAAAAATAGCGTGGACCCGACCGGGCTTGAACCGACAACCTTCTGGTTATGAGCCAGTTGCTCTTACCAATTGAGCTACGGGTCCTAAATACACCACATCGGCTTTCACAAGAGGATGTGGATAGAAATTTCTCGAAGTTTATATAGTAACTTTATGAAACTATTGTCCAACATTCTAGCATATAGCACCAATCCTCGAACGGGAACGTCTCCACGCCAGACCTACCCCATCCCGTCCCCCAACTGTTCTGTAGGACGAAGCCGGCCTTGTCCCAGCCGGTGAGGATAACGGCATGACCTCCCAAGTTCTGCCCTTGGCCTTGCCAGAATCGATTACCATAATTATAGCAATACAGACCTATAACCAAAGGCCCATTCAGCATCAAAGCTACCTTAGCCGATACCGGATCTATGATCCTAGCGTAACTGTTTATTTTCTCCCCATCTACGCCTACGTTCTTGATAGACTTGATAGCGTCACGAAGAACCATCCCGTCTTGATCCTTATCCTCTCTCAGATCATATATATCGTAGGGAGAGATCTTAGCCGGTCTTTTAATAGCCCTTATACTCTTTCTCCAGTTAAGTATCTCAGATAAGCTTACCGCAGCGCAAATAGGAGAAGACCCTTGATCCACTACGCTATCAACGTTATTGACCTTATACTCATCAGGGACAGCCTCATGCTGCATGTTCATAATAGCGTCCCTATCATCTGCTGGCGATGGTATGTAACCTAGTCCGTATTCCATTACTTATCTTTTTTATGGTAATCAATTATCTTGATATTAAACGTATCGGATCTTTGCCTTACCTGTATAGACCCTCTAGCCTTTCCCTTGGCGTCGTATAGGGCGGTGAAGCCAAAGTTATCGACCCGGCCGTCGTCCAGCGTAAACCGCCACTCCTTCCATTGGCCCATCACGGTCCCGGAAGACACTATAGAATCCACCACATAAGATATATCAGTAGTATCATATTCCGTATAATAGGTTCTTGACGTACCGCATCCGACAACCGCTAAGGTAAATAACGTTAACAAGAAAAACAAGATCTTATTCACTTTTCTTAGATTTTTTACGTTTCTTAGATTTCTTCTTATCCTCCGCCTTATTCTCGACATTTACGTCAATACCGGCATCAGCGACCTCAGGGGCGTTATTTTCAGGTATATCAATATGACCGGAATTAGGATCCATCTTATCCTCATCAACAACAACCTCATCAGGTACATCGCTATCTAAAAGCTCTGCCTCAAGATATTTGATACGATCGGACATAGCCTTATTCTGATCCTCAAGTTCCTTATATCTTCTTCTAGCCTCATCGAGTAATTTAGATGATAGTTTATGTTTCTTCTCGATATCCATATAAGCCCGTTTAAGAGTCTCTTTATCTTTTACCGACTCATTATATATCTCTCTTGATTTACTAAGCTCATTACCCATCTTAATTATAATAGAATCCTTTTGTTCTATATCCATATTAAGGGAATCGGAAAGAGTTTCAAGATACCCTACTTTCTCTTCTAATTCCGTTATCTTCTTGCGGGAATCCTCATAATCTCTTTTTAATCTACTTGAATAGCTAATAGCTTCATCAAGATCCTGTTTTAGAGTATTTATATAGCTACTCTTTACTATCTTCAATCCGAACATCCTCATTACTTTTATAAGTTCTAAAAATATCGGCTTTTATCTTGCCGACTATAATTAACTCAGCTATATGTTTGTCTTTCTCGACTATAGCCATATCCTTACGGACATTAGTGACCCTGATCATGATATTCCCGTTATTAGACGAGACGAACGGTGATCCCACCAAAGTAAGTCCCGTATCGCCGGTAAACGACGGCAGCATCATCAACACCCCTATGGTATTATCCGGGAACGATGCCCACACCCCTGTGTCTATATCAAGGACATCACCCTGCCCTAATGGGAAGGCATTACCCTGCTTGATAGGAATATCCTTACCCAACGAGTTCCATGCTTTCGAGAATCTTACGGAGTTAAGGAAGATCTTTCCCTCTTTCTCCACCATCCCTACCATAGGTTCGCAATTCAATCTAACCTCGTTTTGTTTATCATCCGGCTTCTCCTCAAGCTCATCAAGGTCTCTGGCTGATGTAAATGACTTACTCTCCAGAAGTTTTTTGATATCTTCAATTGTGGCCATATTATAATTTGATTATTAAATACACGATCTTCAATCCTAACTTCAAATCAGATGTCTTTTCGAACATCTCCCTAAGAGGTAAGATAGTAGCGTCAAGATCTGACGCTACCCATTCTCCATCCTTATAATACATATTCTTTTCCTCGGAATACGCTACACAAGGTCGATGCCCTAAGTTCTTCATAACCGTATCTACCTTATTTTGGGTAGGCATCGAGACACGGTTCACTTTAGTAGATATATTAAAATTACTTTCTATCATAAATCAAATTCTACATATTTATAATCAACATTATTTATCTCAAATATCTTATCCATAAATATTCTATGTTTCTCTTTAGTATCAAGAAGATTCTCACCATAAAAGAAAAATCTATTTTCATTATCCAATTTTAGATATTTATGAATAAGTTTATGTGCTCTTCTTGATAAAATAAACCCGCTTTTTAAACAATCATAATCCCAATGATGAGCTTCTTTGTATTTTAAATCAAATCCTCTTGATCTTAATGACCTACTTAAACCTTTATATACACAAGATTTTGTTTTATAATTTTTACTATGCTTACTTGCATATCCAAGCCTCTTATACTTTTCTCTTCCTCTTTCCCTTTCTTTATCTACAAAATCGGGATTTTTGATATTATCATTATATTTATCATGAACATCTTTTTTAGCGCACTCCTTACACTTATTAAAATGTCCATCTTTCATTTTAGGATGCTTATAAAACTCATCTATGGATTTTATTTTACCACATTTGAAACAAACCTTATCCATATAAATCAGAAAGGAAGATCATTGTCATCTCCAAAAGGAGGATATTGTGGCGGCTGCTGACCTCCAAAAAAAGGCGCTTGGGCTGGCTGCTGCGGAACCTGCTGGCATGACGGGGGAGGCGTCTGCGGCTGGGCTTGCGGCTGATATGACGGTGGGGGCGTTTGCGTTGTAGCCTCACCAGCGTTGTTTTGGCTTGCCGACTGAGCGGGTTTCACACCATCTGTCTTAATGCTTTGAATGTACTTATTAAGTACTTGATAGGCAAAAGCGTCTTGAGCTGTATAATCAAACTTCTTATTCCCCATTATATCAGTACTCTCAACTCTGTCAGGCCATCCATTCTGACCATTCTTATAATATTGCTGTATAAGCTCATCCCTTCCATCAGGAGTTTCCCTAGCATATGAGATAAAAAAATTACCTGGGGCATATTGATCTCCTTTTCTAGCGTGAGCTGGATTGATTACCACCTTACGCTTTAGATCAATATTAGGCAAGTATCTCACCAATGACTTAACATAATTATTAATACCTCCCTTTTGAGTCATCAAAGGAACATTTATAATATAGTTCCCTTCATCATCGCTTATTTTTATAGCTACGTATTTATTTTTTGCCCCGTTATAGTCAACCTCCCTTATCTCAATATCTGATAAATATCCCTCTATACCATTCCAAAATACTTTCCAATAAGATACAGCCCCGGTCTTATCATTCACATGTTCCTCATAACCTTCTTTAGGCTCCTTGGATGATTGATAAAGAACTCCACCACCACTTATCTTAAAGTAGTGATTATTAGATCCTAGCGAATTTTCACGAACTCCCATATTATATATATTTAAAAATTAAACAATAATTGATGATGATAAGAAATACTCATTCTTATTATCCTCCCCATAAATCTTGTTGAAATGAGATTTATGGTCATGCTCGATAACGATCCTATTACATGATATGCTTTTAACTATACCAAGATACCTACCACATAGCACATCGCATATAATATCATTACCGTTATGCGATAAAGCCGTAAGCCTTTCCTTACAAGATCTTCCAGACATAGGGTTCTCTGACATAATACCGCATCCTTTTTCAGTGAATATCAATTTACAATGATCGAACTCATTTACCTTGATATTATTCTGGAGAGCCTGGACGAGTAGATCCTTATCAAAGACATAGGTACTTGTTTTGACAAAATGCTCGTCCACGAACCTCCAATTTGGATAATTACCCTCAAAATGGGTCTCATACATATCCATATCAGGCGTAGAGAAATAAGTCTTAGTATCGTCCACTTTTATAGACAACATATCCGATGACTTATTGATATGCTTATCAAGCAATATCGCGGATTCGTTCGATACCGGGATAAACATCTTCTCTACCTTATCCTGATTAGGGACAAAATACCTGTAAATAGTATTTCTATCCGTACTTACTATATTAATATTAATATCATCAATATCAATGACCACATTCTCGATGCATGGATAAAAGTCATCTACCTCCGTATAATCGCTGGCTTTGTTAAGAACCGAAACATAATCGCTCATCTTAACCTTAATTCCTCCATCAAGTATCTTATGTACCTGCGGGAATGTATTGATATCAAAAGCCGGACAACTATACTCACCAGAAGCATAGCGGATCGTTATCTGATCTTTTTTATCTGAAAGCAGTATCGTAATCTCGCAATTCTTCTGTTTTTTCATGAACTTAATAAAAGAGCTTGCCTCTACCAAGAAAGAGAAGTTAGAGTCAGCCTCGACCTCCAATCGCTCTATAACACATACCTTGGCATTTACGGAAGTGATATAAGCCAGATTATTGACAACATCTATCTTAAGATCCTTATAAAGGGAGTTGGAACCGGCGTTCTTAACCACCGTATCCAGTTTACCCAACTTCTCATTTAATGACTTCGACAAGCATCTTATAAGCATAACGAACAACTTTTTATTACATCGCAAATATAATCATAATTATATTAATACAAATACAATAAATACTTAATAGTATTAAAATAGTTTAAACTTACGTCTAATATACTCGGCTATAAGCGTGGCGTCACACATTCCGTCTTGTATCTTAGTAGGTTGCACTCCTTTCCCTGACCATGGTTTCACGAAAGAGACCAAAGGGAAAAGGCGCATGGCACATCGGATGGAGGTAGCCTTCGTGTCTAACTTCGCCGCCGTATACACCCGATCGGCTGTCGTATGAAGTTCCTTCTGCCAGGTCTTTGGTTGCACCTCCTCGAACATGAACCTAACATCCGGGTGAGATCCGTATCGCTCCATCATCTCCACCATCATAGCGAATAGGGCGTTCGGTTCCCGGCGTCTCCCGCCAAAGGTGAAGTTGCTGGCGGCCGAGCTGTTGTGGATGCTATGGACGTCCTCGACGGCGATCGCCAGCGTCCCGCCTCCCTTTTCTTGGATCTTGTCAGCGGCATCGAGGAAGAAGCTTGATATAGCCCTAAGATCTATATCCCCCTTAACCGATATCCTTGGAGTCATAATTACCTTAACCTCGCCATTTTCTGGGATCATGGACAATCCTCCGGTGTCTATACCCGGATCTATACCTATTGATATATTCATAACTTCAACGTATATAATGAATGGAAATCCTCCGGTCTAAACACCTGTATTGAGTTATCCGGATACATACCTATATAATAACCGTAAAAAGCCCGTAGAATGCCATTTTCTAGCCTTATATCCAATGCCTTTACCTTATTCCCTTCAACCATAACATCAACCTCATCAGTCTTGTTAGATATCTTATCGAACCATTCAGGTATAGGATCAATACCGTACCTGAATGCGTTTACCGTTGATTTTATCGATATATATGTCCCCATGATCAGATAAGATTACAATCGTCACGTTTAACAACCTTAAAATCACCATTGCGAAGGAATATCGCCACATCAGATCTCGTATACGTAAGAGGTGTATACGATACCAAATGATAAGATGCCTGCCCTACGGCGGGTCTAACCGGTCTCAATACGGCTATGGCTATATCACCGCCAAGCTCCGTGCCACCAGTGACACCCTGTAGGCACATGTATATGAATCCCTCATACTCATATCTCTTTCCAATAAACTCGCTCATAGGAATACCTACGAACAAATAGTTCTTCACATCCCCCTTCTTAACCTCAGCGGCATTCTCTACGCTGGATGGAATTACATCCACAAATTTTACTCCTATTGCCATAGTCAAATATTTAGTTTAGTTCTTAATTCTTGACATAACTCACAATTATCTCTCATGATACTTAACGTATTCTCAACGCCATTACCGACCCGAACATCCCCGTACCAGTACCATGATCCTTTACGGGTAAAGATACCGGTTTCCTCACATAACTTCAAAAGTTCAAGTTCCTTGTCAAACCCAACTCCATAATATAAGGCTGTCTCGGCTATCTGGAACGGTACTGCGGTCTTATTCTTAAGCACCTTTATCCTGACCTCATGACCTACTGAAGATCCGTCCTCACCTAATATAACCTTTTTTCTCGCCATCTCCATACGGATAGAGGCATAGAACTTAAGGGCGTTACCTCCGGTCGTTACCTTAGGATCTCCGTATATAACACCGATCTTCTCCCGATACTGATTGATGAATACCAGAACACAGTCGCTTTTGTTTACGATCCCTGTAAGAACTCTCATAGCCTTTGACATCAATCGAGCTTGCAATCCCATGTTACTATCCTCCATATCACCCTCGATCTCCTTCTTCGGGACTAGATTTGCCACGGAATCCACGACAATAAATCCTACCCTGCCGGACTCCACCAGCTTGGCCGTGATGTCAATAGCCAGCTCACCGTAGCTTGGCTGGGAGATCAAAAACCGGTTTATATTCAACCCCATTTTCCTAGCGTACTCAATATCGAAAGCGTTCTCCACGTCTATTATAGCTACTAGCTTATCTGGATGTTTTTTCTGGAACTCGATCATACTTAACGTACACATCATAGTCTTGCCACAAGACTCCATCCCGACCAGCTCATGAATCCGGCCTACCGCCCATCCGCCGCCGAGAGCCTTGTCCACCACCAGCGAACCGGTGCTTTCCCTTGGTATGGATATTATAGGCTTATCGTCACCGAAGTTCATTATCGAGCCTTCTCCAAGCTCTTTATTTAAAGATGATACTAATTCATCTACGTCTGAAAAAAGTTCTTTCTTAGCCATTATAATCCGTATTCGTCAAAGTTAAATAAATCCTGTTGCTTCTTTATCATATCCTTTCCGATGTCAGATATCTTTTCCGGATTCAAAACACCCTCATTCTCATCCACCTTATCTATGAAGTCAGATATCTTATCGCTTAGCAGTACCATATCTTCCTTAGGAACTGATTTTAGATAAAGACCGTCTATTGACCTACATCTTGAAAGAGCGGTATATATCTGTCCTATCTCGAAGGCTCTGCTGATGTCTACAAATATATTATCTAAAGTCATTCCCTGGGATTTATGGACAGTTATGGCGTATCCTAACCTCAATGGATATTGTATTATATAGCCGCAAGAAATGCCTTCAAGGGAATCGTCTACCTGCTTATACTTCATCTTCTCCCACTTCTCTTTGGTTATCTCCACCTCAGTATCGTTATCTAGATGAACATATATCGTCTCATCAACAGTATCTATGCTGGTTATGATACCCATCGAGCCATTGACATATCCATTGCCGTTTCTGGTTATTATGACCTTAGCTCCTACCTTTACTATAAGCTCATCCTCACAGGGCGCTACAGGCTTCTCCCCGAATACAGTAGCATCGAACTTAAATACCTTATTATTGATCTTATCAAGATTAGTCTTATTTATCTCATATGCCTCTTTGTTAGTTGAGCATATAATTATAGTATTATCCATATTATCCGGACACTTGACCCTACTATCCAATATCTGTCTTGACTCATCGGTAATAACACCACATCTTATATCCTCAAGTACTGAAAGAAGCTGAGGATCTTTTTGACGGAACACGTTCTCGAAGGTAATGACCGAGAATCCTGAGGCTCTTAATGCCTTAGATGAGAAAAAGAACCGGCTCTCATAATACCTATCGATAAAATCATCCGCCGTCACCACAGGAGGTAGTTGCGATAGATCTCCAAACATAATCAACCTAACTCCACCGAAAGGTTCCTTGCTACGCCTGCATTGTCTAAGTACGTCAGCTACCTCATCAAGTAAATCAGGCCTTACCATACTGATCTCGTCGATAACGATAGTATCAAGATTCTTGATCTTCTTCTTCATAAACGGACTTACATCCACCTTATTCGATAACATACCTCTCTCGATAGAAGGAATGTAAGGATCGTTCTTTATAGAGAAGAACGAATGGATGGTCTGTCCACCGGCATTCAAAGCCGCTACTCCAGTCGGGGCTACGATAACACATTTACCCAAGAACTTTACGATACGTCTCATAAACGTACTTTTACCACTACCAGCTCTACCGGTAATAAATAGATTCTCCCTAGTGGTGAAAATCTTTTTCAAGGCACGACCTTGCTCCACGTTTTTATCCACCGTCATAATATGACGAAGGAGGTCGTTTTCATTTTTAAAATCTTCTTTTACCATATCTTTTTAGGTTTATGGTACAAAGATACGAATAGTTATAATTAACTATTAAAAATAAATGTGAATAATATATAAATATTAAATTTTATATCTGATACTCAAATCATCCAGCTTTACTCATCTCGGACCCTTTTACCTCTAAAAAGACGTCTTTTATAAAATCTTCTGCGATGATTATATGCATTATCTTTCCTCTGTATGATAGTCTTAGGTGTCCGATAGTTATATTTTTCCTGTCTTTGGTATTAACTATTCCGTTGTTTTTCTTTACCTCATCATATAAATCGGATATAGTCTTACAGCACATACTAAGAACTTCTTTTATCATCCGATATACCGTTCTTTGGGATATTAGCATCATACCTTCTTTTGATAACTTTATATTCAATCTATCCATAAGATATGACACATTGAATTTGACAGTTCTTTTTTTAGTTACCTTATATATCTTATTTATATTTCTGTTTCTAGCTGAGAATATTATTTTTGATAACATCTTGACTCTATTTAATTTACGACTTTTGTTAGCCATCCATCTTCTGGTATTCGAATCAAGATTTTTATCAAGGCAGGTATATACAGATTCTCCTTTCTTTACAAACATATCCTTTATCCTTGGGGTCTTACTAGCCCTATGCTTGTATTTTATGATATCCGATAAAGCTATCATAATCTCTCCTTCAGCCCAAGCCTTTAAGCTTATAAGCTGGTAGTTCATATCCTCATGAGAATCCCTTAACACATGACGGTAGCAGAAATAAGCGCATCCATCTGATAGGATATCAATAAAATCATTGGTATTGATCTCTATCTGATCTCTATTCCCGCCATGCATCCTATTTCTTAGAAACACATGTTTGAATACGTTTATGATAATAAGATATATCATTGCCATCTTACATTCATCACTGATCTGAATACCTGATCCATGATACTCCTCATGTTTCAATGAATATTTTATAGCTGTCACTTTTTTGCCTTCCTTATTGGTAACAGGTTTAAAATCGACTGGACATATAAGTGACCCGGCTGGAAGTTTTACGCATCCTAGCTCATCTTTTTTGGCCTGAATATTACGTGGAGTATATCTTTCGGTAAGAATCTTATCGAAATTTGATTTCATTATATGTAAAAATCTTATCTTTGTTCCCATAGGATATTTTATTTGCTGCGAATATACGAGTTCCGTAAATACGAAACAAGTTATTCGGATGGATGGGTAGCCTGTGAAGGTCGCCCATTTGTTGTTTATACGAAATTGTCGTAATAAAATGGGGGGGGTAAATATCTGTGTTTCTGTATGATCATTTTTGACATCATACTTGTTGCGCGCGCATTAATAGGTATATTTATTAATTATAATTAACTATATTAATATATCCTACTTCCTAATCCTCCATGTTTTGTGTAGGGTATATCATGAAGTCAAATGTCTATATAGCTAATTAATATTTTTACTGCCAAGGTGTAGTGCCGTCAGGCAGGACACCGCAAGCTTATAATAACAATGCCATATGATGTTACCGGAGTCCGGGACCCGGAAGGGGATCGGGCGGAGCAGAAGCCAAAGAAGAAAAAGTGAAGTCATGTGCAGTCGCTCACGCTCCGGCCGCCCGTATCCTCTACGGCAGGCTCCATCGCCCCAAGACTTCACATTTCCTTTGGATTTATATCCCATAGCACGGCAGGAAGGCATCCAAAGGGAAAAGGTGTGGTCATGTCCCGTGAGGCAGGATAGAGCTGTCCACCGCCGCTCGGAGGCATGTATGGCCGGTGCTCAACTGGCCTCGTTGCCGTGGCTTACGGTGGACTCATTCGGCCTTCCTCCGCCATTTCCACCACCTTTTCCCTTTGGATGTTCGTAAATACATGCTAATCAGCATATATTATGTTGATTATGGCATAATTTCTTGACAACGATATTTTTTTTAAGTAGTTTTGTCGAAAACTAATTCTATTATTAGAAATGAGATTGGTTGATAGATATATTATAAAAGATAATCGATTTGAGGATATTTGCCTTAAATCCGGATTGCTGTACAATTATGTGTTGTATCTGGTAAGGCAGGGTATTTTCAATAAGGAGTATTTGAAGGAATATGATCTCTCGACTAAATTAGGCAGGGAAAATCAATTTGATTTTAGACAGCTACCTGCATCTGTATCACAACAAGTGGTTGGTCAGGTATTCAAGAGCGTTAATTCATGGATCAAGTTGAAGAGTGATTTTGACAGGAATCCGGATAAGTATAACAATCATCGACCTCATCTTCCGAAGTACAAGAAAGGTAAGAAGCAGAATATGGTTGTATTTACGACTTTCTCTTGTCGGGTAAAGGATGATGGTTATATTCATTTTGTTAAGAATGTTATTGAACCGATAAAAACTAATGTAAAGAAAGATGAGTTAAAACAGGTAAGGATAGTACCCCAAGCTACTTGTTATGTGGTAGAGGTAATTTATGAAAGAAAGGAGATAGATTTAAACTTGGATAAGGATAATTTCCTTTCGATCGATTTAGGATTGAATAATTTATGCTCATGTATCAGTAATGTAGGCATCAAGCCTTTCATTATAAACGGGGAAGTTATCAAATCATTGAATCGGTGGTATAATAAGAAGAAAACCAGATTAATGTCGTATGTTGGCGATAAGGGGACTTCTAGGAGAATAAGAAGAATCTCTTTGTATCGTAATTGTTGGATCGATGATAAGATGCATAAGATTAGCAAGTATATCGTGAACTTTTGTGTATCAAATAATATAGGTCGTATCATTATCGGTCTTAACAAGGAGTGGAAGCAGAAGATAAATATTGGCAGGAGAAATAACCAGCATTTTGTCTCTATCCCTCATTCTAAGTTAATTGATAAGATAATGTACAAAGCTAAGTTGCTGGGTATAGAGGTTGTTACTCATGAGGAATCTTATACTTCAAAGATCGATCATCTGGCTTTTGAGGAGATGAAATATCAAGATAATTATCTAGGTAAAAGAAAACGCAGGGGATTATTTCAAAGCTCTATCGGCAAATTGATAAATGCGGATATTAACGGGGCTATTGGGATAGCTAGAAAAGTAGTTGGCGATTCGTGCATTAATACGATAGTCAGTAGTGGGTTTGCGTTTAACCCAATTAGATTGAATATCTTGTGATATAAATATTAATCTAATAAATAAAATTTAAAATTTTAATAACGTGCCGGAACAGAGAAAAGCTTTCGTATTCGCGTTGCCTTACGACACTAGGCTGGATATGATCCAGCAGTTCTTAAGGATATACAATGGCTATCTGGATTCCAAGGGTAGGAGCTTGATTACTGAAAGGACGATAAACTTACTTTCTTTCTACATCAATTACGGATACTCGGATGATACCAGGGCTAAGTACATGGATTGTCATGGACAGAAGGAATCTTACGTCGCTGTCCTGAACAACGAGCTTAAACGTGGGGGTTTTCTGGTGGACAAGAAGAACGGGAACTTCCGTACCCGTGAGCTGTCTATTGAGATGAGAAGCTTACGTAACTATTTTATTCTTGACGGGGAGGGTGATGATACCCGTGTAATGGGGTTTGTGTTCAAGAGAAACAAATTGGATATTGATGGGTAGGAATCTTATTTCATTCGATAGGGATATCGTGGATGAGGTGGTGAGAAGATCTGGAGGAAAATATACCAAGCAACAGGTCGAGTGGTGCATGAAAGCATCCGTATCTTATATCCATCATCTCTCCAGATATACCGATAATATATCTATCAGGATCCCGTTTATCGGATACGTTATCTGCAATCTCCGTGAGATGCGTGTAAGACGTGATAAGATACGTCGGATATTTGTCAAGGAAGGTAATCGTTATCCGGATGAAAGGATGCCTATTGAGCTTGATTGTCTGGATAAGAAGATTAAGGCGATAGAGGATATGGAGGGGTTGAAGAACGGAGATCCTCTTATACGTGATAACCATGAGGCCATGTATCAATGTCGGTATGGAATGACATGGGAACAATTACAGGATTTTCAACAAAAACAATTTAAGAAATAATATGCAAACAATCGGTAAAGCCCAAGTAATAGCCCAAGCTTGGGAAGACAGTTTATTGGGTAGGATTCCTAAGGATGAGAAGGATTATCCGGAGTGGTACAAGAATCGTCTTGAATTATGTAAGAAATGTCCTAAGAACTCTTCTAATATAGCTTTCTTTAAGTTACCAGCTAAGGTATTGCTGCAAAGATTGATGGGAAGACAGGCATGTTCGTTGTGTGGTTGTTTTATCAAGGAGAAGGCTTGGATGAAGACCGAGGTATGCCCGTTGAAGTTCGTGGAAGGAGAGAAAGCTAAATGGAATGCCATGGAGGTGATAACAGCCGATCATAACGATTTTAATATCGAGTGCCCTAACGATTCCTTTGATATAGGACTTACGGATGACGAGAGCGAGTTTTATCTAAATATTTTTGATCAGAAAATAGGTGATAAGATAGAAATCGTGTTATTTATCACCCATAAAGATGGTTTCCATGTCAAGGAGCATCATCTTGGATGTGGATGTATGGGAGACGTGTCATATAACAAACATCCTGACAATGAGAATAGAACTATATTTAGGATGACATTGGATACCTCAAAATATACGGAAGGTCATTTTGAGAAACATCTATCTCTTATAGGTTATACGAAGGATGATCCTGAACGTAATTTCAAACATTTCCCGCTACGTATTATAGGGGAAGCTTATAAGTAAATACTATGCGAAGTCCCGTAAGAAGTAAGATAGATGATCGTATCCATGCCCTTATTGTCATGGAAGTCGGATGCCGTGAGTTGCCTGAATATTCGTTGGGTGATATACTTTACTCCGCTTTAAGGAGGATAGCTAGGGCTAATGGTGGTAATGTCCGCTTCTTGCGGGATGTTAGTACCAGAGATTTATTGAGGTCTATAGACCAAAGCATCAGTGATGAGATTGAGTTAAACAACAATGATTATAATGCGTAATATGGAAGATAAAGATATAAAAACAGAGATTAGAGATTATCTTAAAGAAGAGGCGGATACCCATATAAGGCATTGGATAGCCATAAAACGTGAGAGCAAGCGTCTGTATAGCGAGATTGAGGATAGGACTAAGAAGATAGCCCTTAAATCATCTTCATTGATAAAAGAGGAGGATTTTGTCGTTCTTCATGAGATGACCCATAAGATACAGATGTTGAATATAGAGGCTGTAAAAGTCAATTCTAGGTTGATGTTCATAATCCAGTTGGCTACCAGCTTCGGTATGGATCTGGATTTAGATACGACATATGCGTCCACCGCCAAGAGCATTATAGAAGACAGAGCATCTGGATTCGTGTTTTATGATGACAAGGAACGTCTGAGATACGCTGACAAGGAGCTTGAGGATATGTTCCATGACATGAGCGTGACGGAAGTAAGTAAGATCGGGGTTGTTCAATCTTACGAGCTTCTTATGAAGCAGTATAATGAATTTAAGGAATTAAAAGAAAATGCCACAGGGAAGACGAAAGCCGACGAGTAGGGACGTCGATCGGGTAAACGATAATCTTGAGGTCATATCCAAGGCTGTGGATGACGCCAAGACGTATATCGCCAAGCATCCATGGGATAAGGAGAAGCCTGAGGATATGGCCAGGGCGTTCGATTTCATATCCAAGCTGATCGATAAGATCAACGTATGGAATGACTCGTATATGGAGAAGAGTGGGATCATGGATGTATACAGGAGTGTCAGCAATGTCCAGAAGAAGGAACGTAAGGGACAGGTTTCCGGTGGTATAGAATCCGTATTAAAAAATATGCGATCATGAGTTTAAGCACGAGTCCAGAATTTTATGTAAACATGAAGAATCCTCCAGTGTGGAACGATTTGTTTGGCTGGGAGGATCAAGATGATGATGTTAAGCAGTTCTTCACGGAGGAGGCTTATAAGGTCAAGAACGGGGTGACTATCAACGGTACGTTCATCCCGCCATGGCTTTATTGGCATGTTAATTTCTTTCCCGTATTTCAAGACCTTCCAAATGGAGAGCGTGTTCCGGCTATCAGCCGGTTACGTGATAATGAATGGTTTTTCGCCGAGATGTACCAACGTGCCCGTCAGGAGAAGAAAGGGCTGGGGATGTTCGGTACCCGTCGTTTTGGAAAGGCCCTTCTGGACTCGGAGCTGATATATACTCCTTATGGACCTAAGAAGATAGGGTTCGCTGATATCGGGGATATCATATATGGCGATGATGGTAAGCTTACGACTATAGTAGGCGTATACCCTCAAGGGTTCGTTGATGTGTATAAGGTGACGTTTGAGGACGGTCGCAGTATAGTATGTTGCGGTCAACATCAGTGGAAGGTTAAATATCATGGTGATTATAAAGTCATGAGCACTATGGGTATCATCCACTCTGACTTCCAGAAGATGACTATAGACATAGGGGAGGCCGTGGATTTCCCCGAGCGGCGGTGGCTGATGTCGCCCCATCTCCTTGGGTCTCTGACCGCCTCTTTCCTTTGTGGATCTACCGACAGGATCTTCGAGTTAAGCAATAAGGAGATGGATGATATTATTTATTCATCCAAAAAACAGAAAGAGTTGTTTATAAGCTCATTCATGAAGATAGCTTGCGGCATAAGTACTGGTGACGATCGTTTTAAGGTCGTTTACAAAAGTGAGTATATTATATCCTTCGTAAGAAGAATATTCTGGTCTATGGGATATTATTGCGTCATGGATGGTGATGATATGTATATATCCAAGACCCATAATAGGCTTAGGATATCCGATATAGATTATTACGGGAAATATAAAGCTACTTGTATTGAGGTCGATAATAAGTCCCATCAGTTTCTTACCACCAATTTTGTCGTATCTCATAATACGACTATCATGTCATCCCTTCTTCAGATGAACGCTACCATGACGATCGGGCTTAGTCATTCCGTGGTAGGTTTCAGCGATAGCGATTTATCTAATATAGGTGAGTATTGTGAGTATGGTCTTGATCATGTGCATCCTTTTTTCAGGATTAACAGGACCAAGACCGATTGGAGTTCTGGTGTCACCTTAGGCAAGCGTATGTCCAACGGGGTTCGTGATGTTCATGCCATAATATCCATAGCCAATATCAACATGGGTAGGAAGACATCCACGCAGAAGACTGCCGGTCTGACCCCAGCCACGGCTATTTTCGACGAGGTAGGTAAGGGACCTATCAAGAAACCGTACACGGCCGCCATGCCGTCCTACGACACTCCTTATGGCTGGCGTCTCAGTCCTATCTTGGCTGGTACCGGTGGTGAGGTGGAACTATCCAAGGACGCTCAGGAGATGTTCTCTGATCCTGATACATACAATCTCCTGGTCATGGACTGGGATATTTTAAATCGGAGAGCCATGAAAGGGAAAACATGGAAAGAAAGGAAATGGGCGATGTTTGTCCCCGGTCAGATGGCTAACTCCGGTGTTAAGAGAACTATAGGATTGGGCGATTATCTTGGTAAGCCTGATGACAAGAAGCTTAATAAGATCAAGATCGACGCTACTGATTTCGAGGCTAGTACCAATAAACTTAATGAGGAACGGAAGAAACTATCTACAAAAGATAGGGTTGCGTACACTTCTCATACTATGTTCTATCCATTTACGATCGATGACTGTTTTTTAAGCTCATCCCAGAACCTATTTCCGGTCGAGTACGCTATCAAGCATAAGAATGATCTCCTTGAGTCGGGGCAATATAGCGGTATGCTGTGTGATGTCTTTCTTGAGTCAGGTAATAAACTGGGGACTACTAAATCGAATAAGCAACTGGCTGGATTCCCGTTTAGCGGCGGTGTTATTGACGCTCCTGTCCAGATATTCGAGATGCCTCAATCCAATAGGTTTGATGATTTTATTTATGTGGCTGGATGTATGCCTCCAGGAGAAAGGGTATTGACTTCTGATGGATATAAGAATGTAGAGGATGTTGACTATGATGATTTCTTGGTTAATAACGAAGGGGATAATGTTAGGATACGTAAGAGACTTGTCAGGAATATGGTCGAAGAGGATCTTTATTCGATAAAGATGTATAATGGAGTAAGAATAAATAGATTTACTTCTGAGCATCCTATTTTTGTCTCTGATCATAAGACCGTAGGGAGAAGGGTTAGGGAAGATTTATTCAAGTTTGATTACATACCTGTCAAGGATATAAAAGAGGGACAGTGGACAAGGATCCCAAATATGTATGCCGAAGAAAGGATAGATATTCCAGGATTTAGAGATTATATGCTTTCTAATGACTTTTGGTGGTTTGTAGGGATGTGGCTTGGAAATGGATGGATTGATAAGCAGTGTCGTGTACAGATGGCTATTTGTTTTGACTATCCAGAAGAGAGGGATAGGTATTACAAGGTTATAGATAATATTTTTGGTATTAAGCCTTTGGAGAGATGCAGGAAGGGTAATTGGGAATTAAATTTTAAGCATGTTTATCTAAGCGAGTGGCTCGTTAATAATTTTGGTAAATATTGTTATGGTAAATATATTCCTGAATTTGCTAAATACCTTCCGTTTAGCATGAAGGTTAGTTTAATTCATGGATATCTGGATACTGATGGATCTATTCATAATGATTTTCGCAATTATTCGGGCATGGATTTCGTAAGTGTCAGTATGGATCTTCTTGAGGGTATACAGGATATATTGTTGTCTCTTGGAATAGTTGGAGGTATATCCATAATGAAAGAAATTAGGACTGAGTGTATAGATGGAAATAAGATTAAATCTCAAAGACCATGTTATCATTTAAGGACAGGTCATAACTATACTGTATATTTCAGGAAGTTGGTTGAGACATTAACTCCTGATTATATATCTAAATTGTCTAAAGTGTGTATGGATACCAGTACAAGAAAAAGTCCTTCCACAGGCATATTTATTAGTAATGATAATAAGTATATATATGTCAGGATATCATCTATAACTAAAGAGAAGTATACCGGTCCTGTGTATAATTTTGAATGTGATACGAATAATTATTTATTAAGGAATATATCTGTTCACAATTGTGACCCCTATAAGCAAGCGAAGTCTGATACCCCTTCATTGGGGGCCTTTTATGTATTCAAGAGGCGTGTTGGTATTCGAGATCCTTATGCCTATAGAATAGTTGCCTCTTACGTATCCCGCCCATCATCCATAGACCAGTTTTGCCGTACTTGTGAGGTTCTTCAGAAGGGATATGGTGCTATATGTCTTATGGAAAACGCTGACCAGATGTATGAGCAGTACCTTAACCGTAAAAGCGGTATGCCAGCGTCTTTCTTCTTATTCGCTGGTGAGGCTATAGCCAATAAGTATGTGAAGGCCGGCTCCCGGCAGAACAGCAAGCTGGGGCTATACCCGACCCCCGGCAACCAGAACCTGCTCTTCTCCTGTGTGGTGGATTATTGCTGGCAGGATTTCGTTATTGGTTATGATGATCAGACTGGTCTTGATATAACTGTCAAGGGTATTGAGCTGATCGATGATATAGCCCTATTGGATGAGATAATACAGTATAAGCCCGGATTGAACGTCGATAGGATAATAGCCTTCGGGCATGCGTTGGTTCTCGCCAGATATTTTGACGATAATAACTACATGCCTAAATCGAAGATCGAGGAGATGAATAATGCCCGCAAAGAAGACGCTTATAAACACCATGAGGTATATGCCTCTGCCTTTGGATCGGTATCTATAGGTGCGTTTCGGTAGTTTAGTGTTGCTTAATAACTTATCTTTGCTAAAAACAATTGGATTGATATGGAGATTTTCAATAGAGATCATTCGTTTCCAGCAAAAGGAGCGTTATTAGGATTACCTCCTCAAGCTATTTCCACGAAGAAAAAGAACAGGAAGTGGAAAGAGGATTGTATGGACGCTCTTGAGGCGATAGGATTGAAACAGTATGATCGCAACCAGATGTACCGTGACTATTATCTAATGGCGGATGGTAAGTTATCTTTTATGGAGATGGCGGATGTTATCCCACAGTTAAGAAACGTACAGAAGTTAAGGAGTGATATAAGGATACCCTCTTTCTTGAAGCATTATGATATCATAGGTGGTATTGTAAACGCTTTTGAGGGATGGTTGACAAACCTACAGGATAAGTATACGGTTAATGAGGTAGGGGATATGGCTATAAGTGAGTATGAGGATACGATGTCAAACTTACTTCATCGTCATATACAAGAACAGTGGGATATTATCGTTAATCAGCGTCTTGTGGAGGCCGGTCTTGATCCTACGTACAATGAGTTTAATTCCGAGGAGGAGCGTCAGGCTTATGTTCAGCAAATCCAACAGGCCAAAGTGTCTATGACCCCTGATGATATCCATAGGTTCATGAGTACAAGATGGAAGACGCAGGCGGCGGTATGGGGGGATCATGCGATCGAGGCCGACCGTAGCCGGTTTTATATGGATGAGCTTGACAGGGAGAATTTCAGGGATCGTCTTCTTAGCGGAAAGATGTTCCGTAATCATTTCGTTGGCTTCGACTACTATCGTCCGGAGGTATGGAGCCCGATGGAGGTATTCCATCCTGACGTGAAATACCCGCAATACGGATCTTATGTGGGCCGTATTCATTATTACGAGGGTGTTGAGCTGATATCAAGATACGGCCATAAGATGACGGCCAAGGACAAGCGTCGTATTATGGGCGGTGATGATGATTATGAGGGATGGGTATCTAATGACGGTACTAGGTATGACTGGAAGAAAAAGAAGCCGTCTATTACCGGTATGTACGAGAATGAGGTTGTCCCATGGAAGGGATACCATGACTATGAATCTATAGTCGCCGCTGAGGATTACTACGGCGTTCCGATGGGTGAGTACCACACCTTCGGGCTGGACGGGGAGGAGCACACCCAGCCCCGCTTCTTGCCCCGCTTCCATCCCTTTGGATATTTCAACTCCGGAATGGCCGATGGCAAGAGATATGAGATAGACTCTCGCCTTTTCAGGGTCATGGAAGGATATTGGGTATCCATGAAACCGGTATTCTTAATAACTTACATGACGGAGACCGGGATGGTGGATCAGGAGCTTGTTACCGATGAGCTTCTCCCGGAGTTCTTGGAGAAGAACGGGATAAAGAAGGTGAAGAGGGTGATGGCAGAAGCCGTTGGTGATCCTGAGGTGAACACCTACATCTTGGAGTATGTTCCTGAGGTTAGGTTTGGAGTTAAGATCACCGGAGGTAATTTAATGGATAAGCCTATATATATTGGTGGGGATCCAATACCTCATCAGATACATGGTGACAGCAGTCTGTATGATTATGTCATTCCGGTTTCGGGATTTATAGGGGCCAGTCTCGCTGATCGCATACAACCGTTCCAGATGATGTATAACCTTGCTATGAATCAGCTATACAATAACGCCGAGAAGGAGATCGGTAAGTTTTTCTTAGGTGACTTGGGATTCCTGCCTACTGAATATAAGGATATGATGGACAAGAAGGGCGCTTTGGCTACCTTCATGCAGATCGTGAAGTCCGTCTCGTTTATGGGCGTAGGTGGTAACGATACGAACAATCCTTACCAGAACCCACAGATGAGTAGCATATATAACCAGTTCGGTGTATATGATCTTACTAATACGGATCAGATAAGATCCCGTATGGAAATGGCTTCTTACGCCTATATGATGGCTTATAGGATGATAGGAATATCCGAGCAGGCAATGGGTCAGTCAACCAGATACGAGAGTTCTACGGGCGTAAAACAGGGGGTTAACGCTACCATGTTACAGACCCAGACTTACTTTAATGATTTCGATGACTTCAAGAAACGGACATTGGATATTCATCTAGCCGTGGCTCAAGTATGTCAGAAGGAAGGATACGATTGGACCGTGATGTACAGAAACAGCGATCTTTCCTTGGCTTACATCAGTCTTACGGATAATAGCTTGTCGTTACGTCATCTTAATGTTATGGCTGTCTCTAATTCCAAGAAACGTCTGGAATTGGAGAATTTGAAACAATATATATTACAGACAAATACGTTAGGTAATGACTTACTTGATATCACTAGGATGATGAGCGCCAACTCAACGGCTGAGATGAATCAGATCGGAAGGGATGCTAGATCTTACGCCGATCGTGTAAGGCAGGAAGAATACCAGAATCAACAGCGACTTGTCCAGCAGCAAGCCGAGGCCGAGCAACAGGCGCGTAATGATGAGCATGAGAAGGATAAGGAGCTGGCTTATATCAAGGGCAACTTCGACTTAAGGGGTAAGAGTATAATGGCCGCCGGTCAAGCGGCTAGGACCGAGAACAACTCTGAAGGCATGGATTATGTCGAGGCTATGGCTGATAGGGCTTTAAGGGAAAGAGATCTTGATATCAAGGAAGAGGATATGAGAACCAGACAGGCTAACGCCGAGGCTGAGCGAAGATCTCGTGAGGAGATAGAGAAAAGGAAGTTGGAATTAAAAGAAAAGGAGATAGACGCTAGAAACAAACGTTCTGATACAGATAGGTTTACGTCAATAATAAACAAGAATTGATTACAAGTTTTGTAAATATTTTTACAAAATCTGTAATCATTTTGGCGTAAAATTCTGTCATATACTATAATGGGTTTGATTTAATTGGTAATTGGATTAATAATACTTTTGTAAAAAGCAAAAAAGGAAATTGTATGAATGACATGGGTGATTTCGCTAAGGGTTTTAAGACCATGAGTGTCGAGGAACTTTTTTACCGTGGTGACGGTGATGGCGATAAGAATAATATCGAGGGTAAATATGATAAGGATGGTAATCCTATAGGTGATTCCAAGGAAGAGCCTGCCGACGGCGGAGCGGCTGACGGTGGCGGGGATAAGGGCGGCGATGCTACCAACCCAGACCCTGATTCCTTTGGCGAAGGCGGTACTGATAATAATGTAGTATCAGGGTTTAATGGGAAATCTTTTTTGGAGAAGATGGCCGCTAGAGGTATTATCGATAGTATTGACAACCTTGATATTATGGTAGATGATAAACCGGTCGATCTTTCTACTATCACTAAAGAGGATGATTTACTCGATATAGTGGAGGGATTGATCAAGGATAAGGCTGATGAGTTGTTGAAGGATAAGGTTGATACCGGTTCTATGTCTGACTTTATGAAGAAGATGATAGAGGTGGATAAGGCCGGTGGTAACGTTGGCCAACTATTAAGCCAATATCAGAACATTCAGGCGCCGTTGGATAACCTTGATATGAGCAACAAGAATGATCAGCTTGCGGTCATCCAGCATTATTATAAGATGTTGGGTATGCCGGAAGACGAGATAAAGGATAATATGGAGATGATGATCGGCAAGGGCGATGAGTTTATTGAGTCCAAGGCCAATAAGTTCCATGATATCCTGAAAAAGGAGATGGATAACCTTATCGAGGAGGAGAAGAAAAAATCCGAGAAAAGGAAACAGGAGTTGATTGAGCAGATGAAGATCTATAAGAAAGGTCTTAAGACGTCTATAAGCTCAGGATTCCAGTTGACTGACACGATGATAGGTAAGGCTGTCGATTTCGTTACCAAGCCGATAGACAATCAAGGTCATACGGCTATAGATAAAGCTTATTCGGAGGCTATCAAGAATCCGGACATGGCCGCTGATCTGGCTTTGTTCTTGATGAATAAGGACGAGTTCCTTAAACAGAAGACTAACAAGGCTAAGATGGAGGTCAATAAGAAGACCATCACTCTTCTTTCTGGCAATAAGGGAGGAAAGCAAAATAAAAATAATATCGATAATGATACTATAGAAGCTAACTTCCTTGATCTGAGTGGATCAAAGAGTGTATAACATTAAAAGATAGATAATTATGAATCCTTTTTTAACAAAAAGTTTCCCGGCTACCGTGAATGGCGATAACGTTATCGCCTTCACCGATGCCAAGAACTATAAGACATCGCTCGTAGAGCATAACTTAGGCTCATTGGCGAGCTGGTATTACGAGGATCCTGACAAGAATCATTTGGGTCTGTTGAACTTGTTCTCTAATATCGCTAACTATCCTGTCCCGATGTATATGGGTATGATTAATAACGGCGCTACGATCTCCGTTAACGGTATTGGAGCTTCTTTCCGTTATGATTTACCTGTTACAAAGACATTCGCTGTCGTTACGGCTGAGGATACTTCAGGTCATCATCCAAAACCGGGTATTGACGGTGGTTTGTTTGATATCGTTTTGAATACTTCTGAGTTTACGGCTCATGATGTCATTACCTATGACGCCGCTAACGGCTGTAATATCCTTATATCAGGTGAGATACCGTCTAAGACAGAAGGCGACTTGACACGTTATTGGTGTCGTGTTATCGGTGGTAAGGCTAAATACTTCCCTAAAGAGAAACTACGTCCTGGTATCCGTTATTGGAGGATCGGTCATGCTCTTGGTGAGTACAGTACTCAGTTCACCAAGGTATCTGGAGCTGACAAGGCCGGTTCCATGACCTGCGAGTTCCGTTTAGGAAACCACCGTGGTGTTGAGGGTGAGACAACTATGTACGCTGGTATGAAGTCCATGCAGGCCGCTCAGAATAGCACTTCAGAGTTCGTGGAGACCGCTCTTCGTCGTATGAATGCTATGAGAAGCGAGTATGAGGGCAATATTCCTGATTTGGCTATTATCGGCAGGACGGTTAATGGTAGGCTTGATTTACGTACGGCTAAGGTAGCGTCCACGCTGGAGGTATTCTGTATGGCTGAGTTGGTTAAGCTGGAAGCTAGACAGTTGATGTGGCAAGAAGGTGGTATTATTATGGATCAAAATGGTCCTATCCATTTGAATGAGGGTATCTACCGTCAGCTTCGCCGTGGTTATACTATCTACTATAGTCGCCCGATGGGTATTACTAAGGATACTCTTATGGCTGCTGCCGCTTATATTTTCCGTGGTCGTCAAGATCTTCCTATTACGGAGCGTAAGATTAAGTTCAAGGTAGGAGCTATGGCTATGGTCAACTTAGAGAAGTTGATTAGAGAGGCTTTCTTTACTACGTTGAGTAATTTGAGCTGGGGTATGGGTAGTGACCGTATGTTGCCTTCTAATCCTATCTCTGGTACTAATGATGCTATGATCTTAGGTCCGGTACAGGTTAAGGGTGCTTTTCTCCCTGGTATCGGAAATGTAGAGTTCGAGCACGATCCTTCTTTGGATTACGCTGACATGACAGATCGTAGCGAGTTAGTGAATGGCATGTATCCTAGATCCTCTTATTCTTGTATTATTGAGAATATCACTGACGCTGGATCGACTAACGCATATTCCGCTATTCCTAATACGGCTAACGCTAAGTTGGGTAATATGAATAACAACGTATTCTATATCAAACCAGAAGGCGTAAGCATGTGGTGGGGTTATGAATACGGTCGTTGGGCGCACAAAGCTAACGGTAATGAGATCGTATCATCCTTGCCGGGCATGAAAGAGCAATTCTGGTGCCACTCAGCTTCCGCGGCTTGGGTTATGGATAACAGCAAGTTCTTGATCATCGAGCTTCAACCGAACTACTTCGGCTAAGTTTTTTTCATATGTAATTTGGTTTTTAGAGGGGAGGATATTCCTCTCCTCTTTTTTTTAGGAAAGTAACGCAAAAAATAAGGAAATGAAAGAGATTTTAAAATCAAAGGAGGTATTGGTCGAGGTAAACGGCTTCAATATCATGTCAGATACCTTGTATGAGGTAGTAGGTAAGCACGACGGAAGCGCTCCGCAGGCCTTCCAAGACGCCAATATAGCCAAGGCTCCGTTCCCGGAGAATGCTACTCACGTATGTTGCCCGTGGGATGATTTCTCAAAAGCCTATAATACGGGTTTTTATCCAAGATCAAGATGTTATAATGGTATGGATAAAGATGAGGTTGATAGGTTGGTTAATCAACGTGTCAATAATATAATGAAGCCTTTTGAGGATATATCTCAGAAGGATCTTTCCCAGACTAATCTAGAGTTTTGGGATGACGCTAAGGATAAGATATTCATGGGTAAGGTCTATAACACGGCTAATACCGTTGAGTTATTTTATTTATATCTGGCTGTATTTTCTGGCATGTTGACCCCTCAGGAAATGGATGGTGATCCTATTTTCATGAACTCCATGTTCTGTTTCATTGAGAAAGACAATGCCAAGGATTTCGTTCAGCAGCGTGAGATCAATAAGATGAATATCAGCTATAAGTTTATCAACGCCCTTAAGAAAGGTGGCAAGGAACGTCAGGCTGTCATTGACCTTCTTCTGTACATCGGCATCGTGACCCGTCCTGATTTCACGGAGGATGATTATTACACCGGATCACTATCAAACTGGATGAACGAGAAGAAGACCAACATCGATTACCTGCTTGATATCTGGGATCGGTCATTGGAGGGTGATTTCAAGGAAGTTCTTGAGTTCTATCGTATCATAAACGTCCTTCAACGTAACGGTCGTATTAACATGACTCCATCCGGCTTGCAATATAATGGTCAGATCATAGGCCCTGACACCCGTACGTCCGCCGAGTTTTTGGCTACCAAGAAAGATCTTATCAGTGTAAAGGCTAATGTCTTGGATGAGTACGAGGAACTTATGTCTATTTCTAATATAGACGATAAGACCGAGACCAAGAAGGTTAAGGATGTCAAGAAGAAGGAAGACGTAGATGAAGGTGATAAGGTTAATACGGAGGAATAACGATGACGATCCAAGAAGCGTATCTAAGGTCTTTGCAGAAGAATGAGCAGAATTTAGCCAATGGCGGGATTAAGCTTGATCCAGGAAGGTTCGTGCTTTTGTTCAATGAGGCTCAGGATAGGTTGATAAGATACTATCTTAATAGGAAGGATGATGAGACCATCCGATCTATACAAACTCTTCTGGTATACTGGAAATCGCTTAATAAGATCAATCATATTGATGACCCCGAATCGACATCATTCGGTCTTCCTGATGATTATTTATGGTTCTCAAATATAAAAGGAGCGTTTTCTTATAATGGATGTGAGGTTGGAGATTTTGTCATATGGGAGGCTAAGAACGAGAATGTCCATGAGCTTCTTGGGGATGATAATAATAAACCTTCTTTTGACTATCGGGAAACGTTCTACACCATAGGTGACGGGAAGGTCGTGGTGTATGAGGACGGCTTCCGCACAGACGAGGTTAGGATGACCTACTACCGGAATCCGGTACGGGTGGATCTGGCCGGGTACATCAACGCCGCCGGCGAGCGGTCCACGGACATCGACCCTGAGCTGCCCGATCCTTTGGTGGAGGAGATTTTGGATATGGTCGCCAAGCAATTCAACCTTAACGAGAATGAACTAAGTAGATATAGGATGGATAAGGATAATGTGGCTTCCTTTAAATAAACACCGTTAGTTTGATCATTAAGCCTACTCGGAAACGGGTAGGCTTTTTGTTTTACATAAAATGTAAACATCATATTATGTCGTATACTCACGACCTTATTTTATTGCGGTGATGTTGTTTATGATTATGTTTGCGTTAGGTAAATGATTTTTAAATTAAAATATTGATAATATGTTGCACAGACCGCAAGACCGGGTACTTTTCGTACCCCCGCACGCTAAGATGGTGGATGTTGATTCCATCTTCTTGAAGGAAGGTCAGCTTGGTATTTATGATACTAAGGAGACTTCCGAGAACGGTTGTAAGGCCGTGATTGATTTTACCGGTAAGCCTCGTAATGACAAGCGTTATGAGATCCGTATCGGTCGTAATGAACAAGCGGCTTCCCGCTCTATATATGATAAGGATTTTTCCACGCCTCTGTTCTCGTTGAATGAGATCACCGAGATTTACGCTTCTTGGCCGAAGAAGGATCACGCTTATGTCGATGACGTTATCTTAGGATACAATGGTGTCTCTGACGACACGGCTTTCTCCGTATCCAAGGGCGACCGTATCGTTATCCGCTTGATTCTCGCCGGCAGGGCTTTCGAGCTTCTTGGTTATGAGGGAGGTCGTGTTGAGATCTTTGACGCTATCCTTTTGGATGATTGTGATAATACTCCAAATCAATGCGAGGAATGTGATCCTTGCGAGGAGGTTGATTTGTTACCCGCCGTATTGAAGTGTATCGAGCGGATGAAGAACCAACCTATTGCCGGTGGTGGTAAATTATCCGATTATATTGATATCATTCCGGTTACAAGATGTACTAATGAGGCTACTGAGCCTGATACGGAGGATGTCAATTTCTATTGCATGGAGGTATGCGATACTGGTGATGATCTGGCATTGGCTGAGGTTCGTGCCCAATATCCAGGATTGAAGATCGTACGTGAGACTATCGAGGGTAGCATGTCACGTTATAAGGTGATGAAGAAAGGCGCTAAACCGGCTGATTATACTCAACGTCTTATCTCTATCATGAAAGGATGTACGGATTGTCCTCCTAACTATACCGAGGTTAAGGGTGGTTATCTGTATTCTATCTCCTTGGAGGATGACGGTGTCGATATGTCTACTACGGTGGAGTCATTGCCTAACGTTGTAGCCGATACGGTTAATAAGATGAGTCAGATCAAGGGATCAGGTTTGTATATTGCCGCTACTTCCAAGAAATTGACGGATGAGGAGATCTCTACTTTCGTGGAGGCCAATCCTACGGCTATTATCTACTATGTGGCTAAGACATCCGATATGTGTGAGAATCCTACGGTTTGTACCGCTTCTTGGTCGGCTTGTGGTTCTTGCAAGGTATCCACCGAGAAGTATTATATCACGATCCCGGATGATGAGTGCGGGAACAGTGCTTTGGAGGAAATCAAACAGGCTTTCCCGGAACTGGAGATCACTGACTACGGTACTCCTGCGGCTTGCCAGCATAGCTTCCAGACAACGGTATATACTAACATGTTGTGTGATGAGTGCGACAAGGTGTTCGAGGGATTCTTCACCAGCGAGGCTCCGGCGTCCTACCGCAACCGTATGTGGAAGAAATTGGAGTCGGCTCAGGAACTTGGTACTAACTGCAAGTGCGGTATCCGTTTCCGTGGTAAGGAAATGTTATTATCTCCGTCAGAGTGCTTGATGGATAAAATGACTTATGTAGAGGATAGCGTTGAGATCGTTGGCGCTAGCGGAGGTTATCCTGATTCTCTTGACGAGGGGTCTCCTATCTGGTGGGATCAACTTAATTTCGAGAGACTGTCCAGCAAAGCGCCACGTACTCATGTCGGCGGTAATATGATGGATGACGAGTTGAAGGGATATGCTCATTTCAACGGTTTCCCGAAACATCAGGATTTCATGGGACGGACATTCATGAACGAATACAGCCGTGTTGAACAAACAGCCCAATACGTGGACTTCCAGATCACGATTAATCCTCATAGATACTCTCAAGGATTCGGTAAGGTTCTCGCCGATGATCCGGTTAATCTGATCTTACGTGTACGCTATGGCGCTCATGAGGGTGTTCAGGAGATGATTAACATGATCGGTGCTGCCGCTGGTCTTGGACCGGCCATCGTAACTGAGCCGAAATAAAGAACCTTTTTTGCGTTCATATATTTCCTAAAGGGGAGAGATTCAATTCTTTCCCCTTTTTTATTACCTTTGAAGCATAAGAATTAAAATGTTGTAATATGTCAGCTATTAATGAGTATCTAAAGAGACTTGCTTCCATATTTGGTAGCATGGGTTTCTCTGTTCCGCCAGATGACTTCTCCGGTGTTGTTATAGACGGAAAGACGTATCCGGTCATGATGAGGAATGACGGGTGTTACGTTTACTTCGATGATAAAGGAGTAAAGAGACTTGTAAGCGAGGTTCCTAAAAAGGACTATCAGTTCATTAACATCAAGGACGCCCGTGTGTCGATCGTCAACCAATGCTATCGCACGCCGGGTGGTCAGGTAGAGGCTCGTATCCATACCTATATGAATAATAAGGGAGAGATATTGGCCGAGAAGATATTTATCATCAACTCTTCAGATGTTGATACGCCTATTGGTACGGAATTGGACAAAGTTCCTGCCGAGTGGGTAGCTATAGATTGTAGCATAGCGGAGATGACCGATCGGGAGTTGATATTCGTAAGTAAATGTTACGCCACGGAAGGGGGCAAGGTCCAGATCGAGGGCGTTGAGTCAGTAGACCCCCGCCTGAACCCGGAGGTATCCCATTATGAGGTGGTGAATACGACTGACGATAGCAATCCTATCGGTACGGAGTATGATAAGATACCCGATACATGGAGTCGTATAGTATGTGATTTCCCGGATATGACCCAAAGGGAGATAATACCGGTGCTTAAATGCTTTGATACCGGGACCGGAAGGGTACAGATAGAGGGGTATAAGATATTTGATTACGAGATGGGTACCAGAAAGGAATGGTATCGCGTCAAGCAAAGTACCGACCCTGAGAATCCGGTAGGTAAGTTTATCACCAGCATAAGCGATGACTGGGTTGAGGTCGTTTGTGACTTCACGGATATGGAGGACCGGGATATTGAGGTAACTGTAGAATGTTATAAGACACCGGCCGGTAAGGTGAAGCTGGAGGTTCTCACGTCATGGGACGGGAATATAGGAGTTAGGGATAAGAGCTATAAAGTCCTGGAGACTACCGATCCGTCACAACCTGAGGGCGCCAGCTTCAGTTCCTTGCCAGATACGTGGGTAAGGACTGTCTGTGATTTCGACGATATGGAGGAGCGTGACATCAGGTCTTATGTCGAGTGTTATGACGGAGGCAATGGCAATGTCAAGCTTCGTAGGTTGGTTTCTTATGACTCCAAGATAAAGGCAAGATACGTCCGCTTCGAGGTGCTTGAATCGGATGACGCCGGCTTCGTTCCGGGGGCCGAACTGGCTACCCTCCCGGACGGATTCTCTTTGGTGTCTTGTGATTTCACGGATATGGAAGATAGGATGCCTATTGATATCGAGGAGTGTTACAAGACATCAGCCGGAAGCGTGCGTATGAGACATGTGGTGTCTTATGACGGTGATCTTGGGAAAAGAAACCAGTTCTGGGAGATTGTGGACTCGTCTGATAATAAGTATGGGCTAGGAAATAGGATAAATAATATCCCTGCGGATTTTATCCGTGAAAGGTGTGCTCTAGAAAGGTTGGATGATCGTATTACCAGAAATGCGGTAGAATGTTACTCGACACCGGGAGGATCGGTAAGGATTAAATCCACTTACGTTATCAACCCTTTAAATCATGTTAGGTCGTATAATCATCATGTATTGAGTTCTACAGATAATAATATCCATGTTGGTACTCAATATACCTCTTTGCCATCCAATTTCGCTCGTATCGAATGCGAGGAGCCGGATTATATGGATCGACTTATCGATACCACTGAGACTTGTTATGATACCGGAAAGGGTACGGTGAAGATCAGGAGACAGGAGTCGTTGAACGGAAATCTGGATGTAAAGACTTTCGACTATAAGATCGTTGAGTCTACCGACCCCGATCATCCTATCAATACTACCCCTACGCAGACGGTTATTAACGGCTGGACGGTTATCAGTTGTGATCTTAATATCATGGGCGTGGATGATTGTTATGAGATCGGTGGTCATAAGATACATTTGAAGGGATTCAGGACAGTCAATCCGGCGTTACAGGATATTAAGTCTATATTGTATGTCGTGTACTCTGATCATCCTGATTACAATGTAGGTGATGAGCTTACGTCTATACCGGATGGGGCTAAGGTGACGATCTGTGATTACGCTGATAAGAGCCAAAGGCATATGGTCCCGGTGCGGGAATGCTATGAGGTGGCCGATGGCCGGTTCTATGTGGAGGGAAGTCGGTTGATTGATAACAATATGGTCGTAGAGCGGATGTCGTTGATGGTGCTTGAGTCATCCTCTCCTACCTACCCTGTAGGGACTACGCTGACCTCCATCCCCGATGGCGCTACTATCGTGGCTTGTTTATGTCAAACCTGTTAATATCAAGGTCATGGTTAAGGTATGTAATGATTATTATATGATTGACGCCCTAGCCGGCGGTGAGGTCATAAGGAAAAGGAAATATCGTCGTGAGAATACGATGATCGGATATAAGTGGTATGATTATAATGGGGTCGAGGTAACCGACCCCATTGAGATATCACGTCTTGACGGATTGGCTACTAAGCATCAACGTGTTGATGAGGCTTATGATGACCATGCTGTTTTCATGTCGTCAACCAATTACGTTAACAGCGTTTCCGGTATACCTATGGATAAGCATATGGTTGTCGTTGAATGGAGACCGGATAGCGAGCAAGGTTTTGTCACCATGGCTCATGATGAGGGTCTTGACGGGGATAGCTATTATATAGTTATTATCAATACCGGAGATAAACAGGCTACGATCTACACCCCCGTAGATCCTGAGGACCCAAAGGATGGGACTTCCCGTGCGGTTGATGGCGATAACGTTTCCGTTGGCGGATCATATGTCTCTATATCCCCCAAGCAAGTAGAGAGGATAAGGGCTACTTTCCGTGATGGTAAATGGTATTATGAGTTAGTCACAAAGACATATCCTAGTAATACTGGAGGCATTAAGATCGGGGATGTTGATTTTGTGACGTTCAGATATTTATGGGAATCAAGTTCCGGAAGGGACTTGGACACGATGACGGAAGCCCTTAATTCTAATGTTCCCACCATAGATAATCTTGCTGTAGGTTGGTCTGGCCCCGGAAATGGAGATAGCTCTGTTAGAGAAGTTCTTAAATGGGGTGGTGATAATACCGGTTCTGGTAAGGAATGTGTTTGGATGTCGGTGAAGGATTTAAGGGCTAAATATTATGATATCCTACCTGAAGAGACGTATTTCATGGCCTACGCTACATGGTTTGGATCTAAAGGTACGGGTAAATGTTCTTTTGAACTTGTTGGATACAAGGGAGGTACGATGAGCCAAGATGGATATAATTTCATCAATACCGGTGGATCTGTCGTATATCAAAATACATATGATTTTATCTGCAATACCAGTAAGGGGGCGAGTACATATAAGACTTCTTATCAGAAAGTAGCCCGTATTACTTATAATAAGCTCACTAACGAGGTTTATATGTCCATCGGCGACGCTATAGATCAGGAGGATAATTATGATAAGTTAGAGCGAGAGATCAATAATATAAAGGAAAGACTTAGCGATGTCGAGAGCGAGTTGGCTGTCGTAAGACGTATAGCCGAGGGCAAGAACACGGCGTATATCTTTGATACGGTCGATGCCATGAATGAGTGGCTGGCGGTCCAGGAGAATACGGCTAAGCTCCGTGTGGGGGACAGTTTCTGGATCAGGGAGCAGGATGTACCTGATTATTGGTGGGATGGAACTCAGGCTTTAGAGCAGGAAGGTCCGAAGGTGGATTTGTCTCCTTATTATACGAAAGATGAGATTAATGATATTGTTAATAATATCAATCAGAAGATAGAGGATAAAAGTACGTCTATTATCTTCGATACTTATATCCAGATGAAGTCTTTCGTGGATGATCCTACTAACGCCAATAAGCTTAAGGAAGGTACTATTTTATTGATACGAGAGAAAAACGTACCTGATTATTATTACGATGGCACTGGGATAGTTAAGATGGAAGCCGACGTAGAGCAATGCCTTTATGTTACTTTGACTAATAAGCCTACGGAAAGCACTATAAGTTATACCCAAGATCGGGAGGTGACTAATTTCGCTCCTGGAGCTATAGCTAGATGGGTTGACGCTGACGGCAATGACGTGTTTTATAAGCTTGTTGAGATAGTAGGTGGTAAGGCTAAGTGGATTACCCTTATCGATACTAAATACGGTAATGTGACGCTACAGAGCACTTACGACAAGAATTATGAGATCGTAAATATCGTATCTGGGTCTAGGTTGCAGGCTATAAATAGTGATAAGGATGAGATCAAGTTCGTTAATAGCGCTACCGGTAATGTTACTGTCGTGTTTAACGCCACGGTATCAGGAGGAGCCAAGAAACTTACGAGCCTGTTGGCCGTTAACGAGGTGGTTCTTACGCCTGGGGCTGCGGCGTCCTTCACCCGTACCGGCGAGACCTTCACCTTATCCGATCTTTTTGGTGTTACGATCTTCCCGGATCTGGCGGATGCCAATCGTGAGGGTGAGTGGGTCATGAGTGTAGGCATAACCGGTAAACCGATCCTTATGGAGGTAAAGGAGATGCGTAAATGGGACGAGAGCATAACCAAGGATCTTACGATAGACGAGCTTAACGAGAAGTTCCCTAACGTGGATATCGGATTCGCTGTCGTATGTAAGACCATCAACAAGGTATATGAGATGGTTAATGGATATAGGGAATGGGTGTCTTATGATATAACCTCAATTAGTTAGTGTTATGGGATTTTTGGTAGGATATGATACGGTCTTGTCCTCGGTGACGTTTTACGTTAATGAGGACAGGTTCCCTTGTTATAATGGGAAGGGTGCTGATTATGTGCCTGATCCGGTAGTGGATTCCGGTGATTTCAATCGAAATTTTAATATATCTTCTAGTAAGCCCGGATTTGTTAATGTCGATTGGGGAGATGGGACTAAAGATCAGTATCCCTTGACTAAAAACGGAAGTGTGTATAGGATTATATTCAGGTCTTTGGATATTGAATGGAGAAAGAATCCTGACGCTACTACGTGGTGGTTCAAGAAAGAAGATGGATCTCAATATATACCTATACCTCCTCATAAGTATGATGGCGTACAGAAGAGGGAGGTGACTATGATCTTTTCTAATGTAATAGACGCTGATTTTAGCTTAGATGGAATAGTATTAGATCAATTCCCGTTAATAAATTTACCTGATATCTCTTATTTGAATATGACAAGTTCTGTTTTAAAAAATGGGGATATACCTTATGATAGAATTCTTAATAGCCAGAATGTCTCAAATATACAGATGGGAGGTTTTTCTCATCCTGGTGTATGGAGCAACTGGCCGGAGGGATTTTTAAAAATGAAAAGATTGAAGTATTTTGGGTGTAGTTCCGTTTTTAATTTCGCTGATAATCCCGATTCTAATTGGAGGAGGTTCTCGGAATGGGAGAATCTTACTATTTTTAATTTCAATGGGTGCAATATACCTTCGTATGATCCGGCTTTTAATTCTATTCCGGCTGTGGGTATAGATATCATTAGCGATAGGAATAACATACCTATATTTGATGAGGTGGATAAGGTAGGGGATGATAAAATACGTGTTTATTTTATGGCTAGAGGTAGTTCATGGAAACAGGATTTGGTAGGAGGAAAGTTGAATAAGATTCAGGAGACATATTGTAGGTCATATACGGTTCCGGTAGACGATCTCCCAGACTGGTTATATGAGGTAAGGGAATTTAGGAAATGGAATTTATCGAGTCATTTTATATCTACACAGGAGAGGGCTGACACGTTCGTTAACACGTTTTATGATAAGATAATGTCGTGGAGTTATATAACGATGTCACAGACGGCTTCTGACGGCAACAGGAATCAGTTTTATAAACTTACCTTAGATTTATATACTGCCGCAGCTCCTACTAATAAGAGACCATCTGGCGTTTATCAGGCTCCTGATGGGTTTGTTAAGGGTGTTAGCAACGGTAATCCTACGACGCCTATGGAGAAGGTGTATGTACTTACCAACAACTACGGGCAGACATGGGTGTTGGCCCCGGCGCCAGCCTCCAAGGCCGCCCTTACGAGGGCAAGGCGGGCGGGGAAGGCGAGGATCGCCCCGTTCGTCCTTGGCGTAAAGGACGGTCATGTGTCAGTATTCAGCGGAGATGTATTGGATGATAATATGAGTAAGTATAATTTCGCCGACAAATACGAGGCTATGGATATCTGTAACGATCTGGGATTGGACAGCTCACCGGTTGTCGAGTATTTCAGGAGAATAGAGGAGGGAGAGGTATGAGGCTGATATGTAAGGATACGAATAAAGGGTCTATAACCTTTTTTACTAAAGGCAAATACGCTTTTAGGGGAGTTGACAGGAATGATACTACTGATGATGTGCCTGATCCTATATTGGATATTAATAATTATAATGAGACTATAGGATTTTATTCTAATGCTCCCGGCATGTGCGAGGTCGATTGGGGTGACGGGAATAAAGAGCAATTTCCTTTCGTGAAGGATAGGAGCGAATCCATATACGGGCGATATAGGTTGATGTTCAGGAGAAGGGATATAAGTTATCGTAAGAATCCGGATAGCCATCCATGGTGGTTTTATAAGGAAGATGGGAGTGAGTATATTCCCGCCCCCAATCATGCTTACGCTGATGGGCTAGATAAAGATCGGGTCATTACCATGACTTTTACGAATGATATTACATTCGTTCAAACAATAAGGATAATGATGGTAGGATTCCCGATATTAGACGCCCCAAGTATTATCAACTTAACCTTATCCATTACCGGCGATGGGAATATAACCGATATCCCTAAAGACAGGATACGTAGATCGGTAAATATAGAGTATATAACACTTAACGAATTGGGTGTAGGGACATTGACATCCATACCGGATGATTGGGATAGGTTGACTAAGTTGAAAGGCATTAATTTAAGTCGAACGGCTGATTTTAATGATACGGAGTCTTCTAATATAAGGAAATTCCCCTCTATGTGGCCTAATCTTGTAACATTAGCTTTGGCATGTTGCAGGGTTAGGGTATATCCAAAGGAATGGCTGTCTTTTAGCAAGCTAAGAGAATTATATATATCCCCGGGAGTGGCTATGCCATCGTTTGACCCTAATACATGCCCGGCTATGGATGAGGTGGATAAGATAAATCCTAGCTTAAGGATTTTCGATCATATAAATAGATGGTATGGGTCTGTCGCGAGCTGGCATCCGTATATGATCGGCAAGGGGCTGGAAAATATCACTAGCCTTATCGCCTCATATGGCTATAGTAATATAGATGTAAGCAATCTACCGGATTATATATATGAGATGAGGTCTATGAATAGCTTTTATATGTATTGCAGCTTGTCAACCCAAAGTCGATGTGATACGTTTATATCAACATTATATGAGAAGGTGATGGGATTTGATTATCTCACTATGTCTTCCTCTGCTTCCGATGGCAAAAGAAATCAGTTTTATGGATTGTATCTAAGTATGTATTTAGCTTCCGAGCCTGATGATAAAAGACCTAGTGGCGTATTACAGGCTCCCTCTGGTTTTATAAAGGGTCAGTCTAATGGCTCTCCGTCGACTCCTATGGAGATGGTTTATGTGCTTATGAATAATTATGGATGGAGGTTTAGTATGGCACCAGAGGCTTCGGTGTTAAGGTCAACACGGTCTTCTGATATTGACACGAGGTCGTATAAGCCATATAAGCTTATCATATTTGACGATGGGCGTACCTTTGTAGGCGATGGAGATGTTTTAGCTCATGATACGGATAAGGTATTATCGTTTGGGGGTCAACCAGAAGGGGAGTTTTTATGTGATTCTATGGGATTGGACAGGAATGTTATTGTAGAATATTTTAACAAGATAGGTAATGGCTAAGACATTATATAAATACGAGGCATCATCCAACAAGTTCGTGTGGTTCACCACATGGGATAGGGCACTTAGAAATTATTATACCGATGATTATAATTATGTACCTGATCCTGTCGTTGGTAATCCTTATAATACGTTTGTCGAGTTTAGATCCAGAAAGCCCGGTATGGCTAATGTGGATTGGGGGGATGGAATAAAGGAGCAGTTTCCTATGACCAAGGTTCAAGGGCGGGATAATTATTGTATTATATTCCGTTCTTTGGCAATACAACATAGGAAAAATCCCAATACTACGTGGTGGTTCAGGAAGGAGGATGGATCGCAATACGTACCTATAGATAATCATGCTTACGCTGATGGGAGGAGGGACGTACAACGGGCTGTGTCGATAGATTTTACTTGTGATATTTATTATGCCAATATCCAAGTTTGCAAGATGACATCTTTCCCGATTGTGGATATACCAGGACTTGAGTTTTTTATCGTATCCCATACGCTGTATGTTAATGACGGTATACCTGTAGACAAGTTGTCAAGATCCAAAAAGTTAATTTATATCGATCTTCAAAATATAGGGCAAAGAATGACCGTAATTCCTGAGGCTATAACCAGTAAGACAGAGGTATATTATTTAAATATGTTTAATATGCTTGATCTTAGGGATATAGAATCTAGCGGGATAAGGAATATAAAGAATATGAAAAATCTTCAAACCCTTGAATTGTCTTCATGTTATTTGGATAGGTATATAAAGGAGTTTAATGATCTTCCTAAATTAACTTCGTTGAAAATACATCCTGGCCCTTCTGATATGTGGAATTATTTTGATATAAATACCCTTCCTTTTTTCGAGGTAGATAAGATAAATCCTAATATTACTGATTTTTATTTTTTAGATGACTGGGTAAGTGGAGAAAGAAGGACGGGTTGGAATGATGATAATATGTCTGGAAGGGGATTGGAACATCTTACTAGTTTCATTGCAGCTAGTAGCAATAGTCTTAGAATGGACAAGCTTCCGGATTATATTTATGAGATGAGGGCTATTACATGGTTTAACGTGAATGCATCCACTCATAGCCAAAAAAGATCAGATGATTTCGTGAACTCTTTCTACGACCTTGTTGTAGGATGGGATCAGATTACTATGACATCCGTGGCTAAGGATGGGAAGAGGAACCAGTTCTATAGTCTTTCGGTAAGCATGTATGTTGCTGTTTATCCAACCGAAAACCAGCGTCCTTCCGGCACGGAGCAGGCCCCAGAGGGATTCGTGAAAGGCTCGTCCAACGGGTCTCCCGCTACACCTATGGAGAAGATATATGTGCTAAAAAATAACTACGCCCAGAGATGGACGATTAAACCAGAATAATATTATGAATATCAATATTTTAAAACTAAATTGGGGGGGGGGTAAAATCCTATTTGCTTTATGATGAGAAGAAGGATGTTACCCAAAAGGAAGATAATAGAGGTATTCGAGGAGCTATCTCCTCAGGATAATGGATATTGGGCGGTTCCTGATGGGGTCTATGAGGTTGAGTTCGCGCTGGTCGCCGGAGGTCTTAATGGAGAATATTCCGATGTATATAATGCCGGGAGTGGCGGTAACGGAGGTGGTGTACTGACTGGGACTATACCCGTAAATCCAGGTGTTACATATAGGGTGGTTGTAGGAGATATAGGTGGTGATAGTATATTTGGTATATATCAGGCTATTGCCGGCAAAGGTGGAATAGGCGGATATGGAGTTAAAGGGGATGGTCATGATCCTTCCCCGGGAAATCCAGGGCAAGATGGATCATATGTTTTTAATAACAAATATCCTGACCGATATCCTTATCCTATGGGCGCTGGTGGTGGATCGGGAGCTTATACAAGAGGATGGAATATGGGCTTTTTATCCGGAGGGAAAGGCGGAAATCACGGGGGAGGTGATGGAGCTGGAGTCGAGGATATTGAGGGTGTTACTATTAATGGCAAAAATGGAGGTAATGCCACTTATTATGGAGGTGGTGGAGGAGGAGCCTCTAAAGCTTCTAATAGTGAGGCTACGAGCGGTCGAGGAGGATCAGGTTATCGTGGTATTATTATTTTGCATTATTTAAAAAACGGATAATATGGATAGAAATAGTATTATAAAAGAACTAGGTTCGTATTTTGATATAGTGGAATTAGTATGTCCTCATACATATAATAAGTGGAAGGACAGATCGTGGCAGTTTCTTGATACAGCGTTTCTCCATAATCTTCTTATATTACGGAGGGATATAATCAAACAGCCTATGTATTGTAATAACTGGGATAAGCAAGGGCAGTTTTCCCAACGTGGTCTTAGATGCAACATCTGTCAGATAGTTAAGGATAAGAAAGATGTTTATCTATCCGCTCATGTGTTGGGTAAGGCTGGGGATTTCGATGTCAAGTCAATGACGGCGGAACAGGCCAGAGGCTTGATTTTGGATCATCAAGATATGTTACCATATCCTTTCCGGCTTGAAGGGAAGGTGGGTTGGTTGCATTTTGATAGCCTTGATACTAGGAACGGTATACACGCCGTGGTGTTTTAGGTACTTAACGGTATAGTGGTTAACTTTGCGTATATGGTATAAAATGAAAGACAAAGACATGATAGAGCGAGTGAGGGCTTTATGGAATATAGCGCTTGCGTATGGTGCTTCTTGTTGGGCTTACTTCCAGCCAGTGCATCATTTATTGACTGTATTACTTATAGTATTAATAGCTAATTTTTTGGCTAGGTTAGCGCAAAGCGTAAGGGGCTGGAAGCTCCGACGAAGCCGTAGAAGACGGTTTAGTTTTAAGAGATGGCTTAGGGAGGTCAGGTTAACTGATATTCTTAAGGAGTTCGCTTTGTCCTGTTTTATAGTAATGACATTATGTGTTATATATAAGACGTTATACCCGATCGAGGAGGAGGCTAGCATGATACTTACCGTTACCAAATATGGGGTGTATATAGCCCTTGTTGGATATGTGATGCTTTTCTTGAATACGATAGGTGATGCTTTCTCCGACGCTTATTTGGTGAAGGTATTCAAGGCTGTGTTCAAGAGGATAAACGTATTCAAGATGTTTAGTTTTTCCAAGAACATACCTGACGAGACGTTTGACGATATAAAGAAGATTGCTGATGATGAGGTTAAGGATAAGTCTTAGGGCGATTTTTTGTTTAGGTCTGTCGCTGTCCCTGTCCTCTTGCGGAAGCAGGAGGCAGGTTAGCGAGGCGTCTATTGATAGCCGGTTGATCAGCAGGATAGAGACGATGATAAATGAGGTTATAGACCGGAGGATGGTGGAGATAAAGACCTCTGACCTTAATGCCGATATTATTATAACGGAGAGGAAGTTCGATACGGACAAGGATGTTGATCCTGCCACGGGGGAGCGACCGGTGTCCTCGCAGACAGATACCCATATCGTCATTGGCCGGCGTGATAGCACCGTGACAGCCGACTCCCTTGGTATTGATAAGACGAGGAATGATATAAAGAATATGGATAATAAGATAGATATCAAATCTAAGGATGTGGATGATAAGGAGGAATCAAGGTGGCCGATGGCTATCATCTTTATGTCGATCTTAGGTATATTGGTTGTATTATTTGTGTTGTTGAAAAGATTCGGATTGATAAAATAATAGGTGTACAAGAAACCCCATACACCTATTGGTTATCACCCCAGAAAAGAATTGCAAATATGAGGTCAGTCCCGGATTCGAACCGAGGTATATGGTTTTGCAGACCACCGACTAAACCACTCATCCAACCGACCATGGCGCAAATGTATACATTCTTTTTGATAATATATCCATGTGGTACTATTTTTTGAATCTATTTTTTAAGATTCGTCTTTATAGTTATCTTTGTGAAAAAGAAATACAAATGAATCAGATCAATATCATACCGAAGATAATTCATGATAAGTTCGCCGCTAGGATTATCATGGATGATTACGATATAGAGAAACCTATCGTTATTACTGTCGTGGCTAGACGTAACGATGGTGAGTATAATACCCAGATATTGACATACCCTACATCTGGTGTTGATTATGAGGGTAATGTAAGGATGGTGTTTTTTGATGTCGCTAGGTCTCATGTTTGCCAGATAACATCGGTATTTATCAACGGGCATGAGGTCAAGACATATTATACCGATGTCCCTGATCTTGATATGCAGGCTCGTTATGACGATAGCTTGTGCCGGTACGACAAGAAGGTTAATATGAATGATATTCGGTTGTCATTTCAGGTACTAGAGACACGTGATCCAAAGGTATTGCAGGTATTGGATGAGTCCGAGTGGGGGCTGCTGGAGGACAGGAAGGCGATCATCGAGATCACTACGCCGGGTATGTCCGACCCCGTTACGTTGTTTCTTGGCAAGAATCAGGTCAATACCTTTACCAGCCTAACGCTAGGTCTCAATTGTTTTAATTATGATGATTGCAATGTTAAGTATCTTGATCTTCCAGACGGTATATATGATATTAAGATCATAGGTAGCCCTTCCACTTACAATTTCAGTCGCAAGTATCTTAAGACGGATCTTATACGCAGACGTCTCGACCGGCTATGGATCAAGACCGATATCTTGTGTGAGGATAAGGATAAGGATCTTATAGGCAAGATACAGGAGATGGAGGCGCTTATGACTGTAGCGGAAGCTAACGTCAGGTTGGATAATATAGAGGCGGCTCATGAGATCATTGATCGTGTTGGAGAGCTTCTTGAGATGGCTACTAATTGCGTGGATTGTTGAATTTTAAAGATATAATTATGGGTTGTAATACTTGTAAGGAAAAGGCGTTAAGGGCCGAGAGAGAAAGGATTGAGAGAAGCATGATGAATCATTCTTCTTCTACCGTTGTTAGCGATATGGAGTACGCTTCTAGAAGCACCGCTGGTTGTATGGTTATGCAAGATCCGTTGCAGACCATGGAGCGTGACGTGGTTAGTATATATAAGCAAGTTCGTACCAAGGGTGATGGCGTTGGCGTATCTTATCTTAATATGCAGAAAAAGATCCGTGAATGGATCAAGAACCTGCCATATGGATGCCCGCCTGACGAGGAGGTACAGGAAATGAGAAAGGAGATTCTCGATGGGCGCGCAGAGCATATCAAACCTTGATAGAATAGATCTATGTAAGGTCGTAGACGAATGGCTGTCTTGTCAATGGGGTAGATACATGAGATACCATAGGTATAGGATCGGGGACAAGCCCGATATATCCTATTGGGGTAAGATAATTCGTCTGCAAAGGTCATTATGTGATAATGATTGCGGGTTATGCCCGGATGAGGTGAGATCGTTAAAGGAACGTGTTAATAAGTTGCTGGCATGAGAAAATACAGTTGTTCACATATAACCCCGTCCACTTGCGTACCTTATGAGGGTGATCTACCAGAGTGGTCAAAGCATAAGGACTCTGATGAGTGTGTTATGATCTCTGATGTGATAGAGGAGATATATGACGAGCTTACCCGTATTAGGGAGGCTATAGATGTCCGGGATCTTGGTGAGTCTTGCGTGAAGGTAAGTGGCGATAAGACCGTAGCGAAAGTTCTTTATGCTTTGGAGGATAAGATTTGTCGTGAGTAACGAGCCATAGTCCAAAAATGGACGATGGTGATAATCATATGTATAGATATTGATTTATGAGGATTGCTAGATGTTAAGCTACTGTAAATCAAGTATCCAATTTGTAAGGAGTCTTCTAAATAAGTAGGTTAGATAGATACTCTTGTAAGTTGTAAAATATCTTTATGTGTTAGATATAAAAAATAGCCAATTGATTTGTCATAGACGATTCGATTGGCTATTTTTGTATGTCCATCATATCTCACGATGTAATGGACATAGGTTAATTTATTATGAGTGCAAATATAATTATTTCCAATGATTCTATGAATAATAGTAGTAGGATTTTGGCGTTTAAATCCAACGAAAACGGATTATCTACAATATTTAGCTACAATGGTAATGATATAACTTTCAAAACAGAGAACGGTATCACTTATGTGAATGCTACCGAAATGGCGAAGCCGTTTAAAAAGAGACCAAATGATTATTTATCGTTATCTTCTGTAAATGAGTTAATTAATGCCATTACCAGAAAATATGGTAATGCTGATTTTCAGCCTGTTACGATTATCAGGGGTACGGTTAGTCCTGGCACATGGATGTGTGAGGATTTGGCTTTGGATTTCGCTCAGTGGCTTAGTGTTGATTTTAGGTTATGGTGTTTGGATAGAATTAAAGAGCTTCTCACTACAGGCAAATGCGTGATTCCTGATTTTAATGATCCTCCCGCCGCTGCTGAGGCTTGGGCTAAGGAATATCGTGGCAGGGTAGCCGCCGAGAAGCTGGCGTTAGAGGAGAGGGCCAAAGCCGAGGAGATGGCTAAGGTTCTTGAGTCGAAGAAAGAGGATATAAAATTTTCAGAGTCGTTTATCATGTCTGGAGAATCAGATTTGCTGGTAAGGGATTTAGCCAAGAAGCTTGAGCAGAATGATATAATTATAAGCGATAAATGTTTACGAGATTTTCTTGTTAAGATAAAGATAATAGTCAAAAGGGTTAAGGTTAATGGAGATTGGGAGATTACGGCTAATGCTGTAAGGAAAGGGTTTGCTCATTATCGTGATAAGAATATATGCACCGAATCTGGTAAGGTTATATATGCGAGGACTATTTACATAACAGGCAAGGGATATAAATACATATTGTCATCTATAAATGGTAGCAAGAAAAGTGATTTCATATTATGTGGAGGTATGTTTAGGGACTATGGGGTGTTCGCCGGATCGGAGTCGTTTAATCACTGGGATAATTAATTCCATTTTTGCCCAAAAATTGATAATCAGGCAACTGCGTATTTGAATTTACGGTTATGTGTCTCATATCGGTAAAATATTTATCTTTGTGACAAAGTGAATCACAATGGTATACGGTAATAAAGAAATAGTTCGGACGTTCACCAGAAATAACCCGCCTGCCGGGTACGTGGGCGGCTCTGTTGACTACCGGGTCCCGGCCAACGTCTATTTTGGCGATACGCAGGAGGAGGCTGACAACAAGGCTGAGGATGATATCAAAGCCAACGGTCAGGACTACGCCAATACATATGCCGACATAATACCGGCTGTATGGTATAATGATCAGGTATGCGATGAGTTTATCAAGAACAATTGCGTAAGCGGTAAGGGATCCAAGGAGCAGGTATGTATAGAGGAAGGTAGGTTTGTCTCTTACGTATCCAAGAAAGATGCCAATGATAAGGCTAGGGTGGAGCTTGGACGGATCGGGCAGGGGGAGGCCAACTCCGTCGGGGCTTGCTGCGAGGACTGGGCCTCACAGCCTCTTCGTGGCTTGTTTTACAAGAACGACTGCGAGGCTGGCGCATCAGGCAAGGAAGGTATTGTATATGAATTACCAGCTGGAGCTGTCATATCCGATATCTCCCAGATAGACGCCGATACGTTAGCCTATAGGAAGTTCATGAAAGAAGGTCAGGAGAAGGCTAACGCCGAGGGTAGCTGTTCACCTGTATTCTATAATACGAAGATCGGTGATTGGTTCGAGAAGATATGTCCGTTCGGATATAAGTCCGGTAAAGTATATTACTCTATCAAAGCCAACAGGTTTAGGTCATGGATATCGGTTGAGGATGCCAACGCCAAGGCTCGTGAGGTCTTGATGGTAGAGGGACAGGAACATGCTGATCTTAATCTTGAGTGCGAGAAATGGATTGAGAATATCGATCAAGAAGATCAGTGTTATTGGTGATAATGCCTTTTTTTGTTTTTCCATAATTTATAGATTAGTGTTTGGAGGTAGGGGCTTATGGTCTCTACCTCCTATTGTTTCATACGTCTCGTTGTCTTATAATCAAACCAAATAAGTATCTTTGCTAAAAACATTAATATTATTAATATGTGCAATTCAGGTGGTTGTTGTCATGATCATTCACGGGAACGTCCCGAAGAGTGTTGTCATGGCGTTAAGATAGATAGGTTTCTTAACAAATGCCCTAACGATCCTTGTGATCCTTGCGATCGGGATTGTCAGGACGAACCTTGTGTTGGTTATGGATGTCCTATAACCTTGTATGATAAATGCGTCTTGTACTCAGGCGATGAGCTGGTAGCGGATGGCATAGAGAAAGGTACTGACATTTCTGTCGTTATAGACTCATTGAGGCGTATTATAGCGTCTAGGGATAAGCAGATAGATTTATACCATCGTGAGGTTCTGGATTTGAAGAGGATTATAAACGAGCTTGTCAACGCCGGTGGTAGCGGCGGGGATAGCGGAACTGAAGAGGAGGTTTGGTGATGAACGGTTGCAACAAAAAACAATACAGACCTACTGTAGACGACACGAAAGTACCGTGCTCTACGTACATGAGTACCGATTGTATTTATCCAGGTGATAAGGTACGTGTGGAATCATTGGGATTATCCCCTAATTGCGATATGTCCGATACCCTTAACGCTATGATAAAGGCTATACGGGATAGGGATGCCGAGATATCCGAGTTGAGAAGAATGATCAACAAATTAATTTGATAATATGAAAAATTGTAATCCATGTAAACCGGAATATAGACCGGGGAATGAGTGTAGTATCTACAGCTCCCAGATCATATATGACGGTCAGTCGTTCCCTGAGGCAGACATCAGGAACGGTGATGGCATGAATAGCGTAATTGAGTCTCTGGTAAGGAAGCTGGTTGCCGTATCTGGTGCCACGGCATCCATCCAACGTGACTCATTCAAGGGCGTTCAAGCTGTCAGGTTAAGATACGAGCCGTTGAACGTGCTCAGCGTTACCTATTGTGGTACTATCGTCCCTAATGATGGATATGTCGTTTCTGGCAGGTCCGTTAAGTTTAAGAAGAAATATTGCATGGGTGATGAGTTCACTGATGTTAATATCGTATATACTACATTGAATAGTAATATTTTAAATACCTCATGTTATGGCTAAAAGAGTGTACGATACGGTCTTGGCTTCCGAGTGTGACGGCTGGGTATGTGGTGAGACCCTCAAGAAGGGATCTCTTCCCGTAGACAGGTTAGAGCTTGACTCTTTTTCAGAGGCTGTCAGGGAGCTTATAGAACGGTTTTTCGAGGAGGGATGGTTGCCGGACATGATCTGCGATCTTGGTTGTGGTGGCGCCAGCGTGTTTGAGATTAAGCCTACTAACTTCGAGTATCCTCCTGAGGGTGGCGAGCAGATTCTGGAGATTATCGTAGGTAAGAGTGATAAATGGACTATAACTCAAGCGGAATGATATGAATAATTTAAAAGATATTCTTGCTAAGATCGAGCAAGGCTCCTCATGGGTGTCCTACGACAAGATTTCCGGTACCGGTCCCGACAAGGTGGCTATCAAGGTAGAGCCGGGATGGATGGGTAGGTTGCCTAGGGAGACTTACGTGGCGGTCGAGAAAGGCAAGGTTACGAAACTCGCTACTATAACCCAGAAGGGTATAGAGCGGGTAAGCGTGGATCCTACCAGTATCATGTTCGACATGGAGGGCGGGACGGCGACCATCAACGCCAAGCTCAACTCCGCCTCAGTCAAGGCTTCCTGCCTTACCCTTGGTGGCTCGGTGAGCAAGTCCTATATAGTATCCATGAACGTGAACGGCTTATCCATGAAAGTCCCGGAAGAGGATAGCAGGTATATAGTGTATGCCGATCCTGAGGATCCCGGAGCCACTGATTTGTATGAGGCTAGCTTTGTCATAGCTATGCCTAAGAATATGGATAACGAACAGCATCATGAGATGTTTGTCTTGAACGGTAAGGTTGTTAATATCAATCAACAGCCTAATGATATACCTTATATCATACTTGATCATGACTTCGATAACGTGACTAGCGAGAACGGTCAGGTTGTCATCGATATCAAGTCCAATACCGAGTATGATATCGAGCTGGTATGTTGCACTTGCGGTGATGGTAGTGAGCCGGAACCGGAACCACCCTTCAACGTGGATCCGCAAAGGTTGACGCTTAATAAGGATGGTGATACCCAAATCGTGAGGGTAGAGGCCGGAGATGATGTTTCATGGAGAATAACTGAAGGATAATATGGCAAGGGAAATAGATAAGAATTGTGTCGAGGGTAATTGCTTTGCCATTAACGACAAGAGCCATGGGGTAGGCGATAATAAGCTTAATATCGTATACAAGGCTAATTATACCGGTCAGATCTGTACGGCTAAGTTCCGTATAACGTCAAAGGACGGTAATATTGTCAAGGAGTATATGATAGCTCAGGACGCCAAGCCCGTTTATTATAATATCAAGATGGTTCAGCCGTTCACCAAGGACGACTGTCTGGCCAACCAGCATGGATCGGTGGTGTTGTATACGGTCGAGGAAAGGACTTACAAGTCGTTTATCTCGCAGGAGGACGCAGACGCCAAGGCTATGGAGGATATAGCCCTGAACGGTCAGAAATACGCCAACGAGCATGGTGAGTGTATAACCGATATCTGGTATAACGAGGAGCAGAGAAAGACGTTTATACGTAATAATTGCGATAAGTTCAGTGACGGTCAGGAATATGTTTATATCATTCCTGAGGGCAAGTACGTATCTTCCATCTCTCAGGAGGACGCCGATAGGAAGGCTCTTGAGGATATTGAGAAGAACGGTCAACAACAAGCCAATTTGGAGGGTGAGTGTAAGCCTAAGGAGAATATCTATTATGGTAAGTTTAGTAAGACCTTTACCCGTAACAATTGTGACTCCACCCAATACGGTACTGATGTGGTTGTCGATGAGACGATGGTTATAGGGGACTTCAGATCCATCGTGTCTCAGGAAGACGCTAATAGCCTAGCCCAAGCCGCTGTCGAGGCTCAAGGTCAGGATATAGCGAATATCAAGGGTAACTGTGAGAAGATACCGGTATTTACCGGATCGTACTCCAAGGTATTCCAGAGAACCAACTGCCCTGAGGGTTCTACTCCTGTTGACTTCACTGTGGACGAGAAGATGTGTTCTGGATATCCGTTCACTTCTACGGTATCGCAGGATGCCGCCAACAAGCTGGCGCAGGACGCTGTCGAGGCGCAAGGTCAGGCTATCACCAACGAGCGTGGCGACTGTCAGACTAACGTCTACTATAACGTAAGGATGGAGAAGACAGTCACTAGAAACAATTGCGATGAGTTCCATATCGGTCAACCTTATACTTATGTTGTAGCCGCTGGTAAGTACTTCTCTATTATCTCTCAGGAGGATGCTGACAATAAGGCTAAGGCCGATCTTGAGGCTAACGCCCAGCAACAAGCCAACCTAGAAGGTGAGTGTAAGGAGAAGACGATCTACTACGGTAGGTATAATAAGGAGTTCACTCGTAATAACTGTGATGAGACCCAATACGGCACCAAGGTTGTCGTGGATGAGACTATGGTGACAGGAGATTTCAGGTCTACCGTATCTCAGGAAGACGCCAACAATAAGGCTAAGGCCGCCGTCGAGGCTCAAGGTCAGGATGTGGCTAACGTGAAAGGTAAGTGCGAGAAGGTGCCTGTATATACCGGTACTTATACACGTACGTTTACCCGTAACAATTGTGGTGCTGGCACTGGTGGTACTTATACGGTAAATGATAGGATGGTTGACGGTTATCCGTTCACGTCTACCGTATCACAGGAGGATGCAAACAACAAGGCCAAGACCGCCGTTGACGCCCAAGGACAGGCTCTTGCCAATATCCACGCCCTTTGTACGTACACCGGCCGTGCTTCCTTGGAGTTCACGAGAAACAACTGTGGTGAGTGTAAGATCGGATCTAAGGTGACGATTACCCAAGATATGGTAGAAGGACACCCATTCCAGTCTAACGACTCCCAGGCCGCCGCTGACGCTATGGCTATGACCGCCGTACAGGCTCAAGGACAGGCTTTGGCTAATACCAAGGGTACTTGTTCTGACGCTACTATGTATACCGGTAAGGCTAGCTTCGAGTTCACGAAGAGCAATTGTGGCGCTAATCAGGTAGGAGATCCGTTCACCGTGACACAAGATATGGTGGAAGGTCATCCGTTCCAGTCTTGTGTATCACAGGATGAGGCTAACTTAGTCGCTATGGCCGCTGTCATGAATCAAGGTCAGAAGATCGCCGATGAGCGTGGTACTTGCCATGAGGCTCCTAAGTACACCGGTCATTATAGCGAGGCGTTTGAGAAGAATAATTGTCCGTCTGGTCTTATCCCGTCTTCAGTTACCGTTACTGAGGCTGACGTGACCGGAGGTCCGTTCTACTCATACGAGAGCCAGTTCGCCGCCGATGAGCTTGCCAAGGCCGCTGTCAAGGCGCAAGGTCAGGCTATAGCCAACGATCGTGGTACTTGCGACGAACTGAAGATATATGTAGGTAATTATAGCAAGGAGTTCACTCCTAAGTGTCCTACTTGTCAGTATGCAGATCCTATCACCGTAACCCCGGATCTTATGGGTCAGTTCTTTACCTCAACCCGTTCTCAGGAAGAGGCAGACGCTTTGGCTAAGGCCTATATCGACAGAATGGGTCAGGCGTTCGTCAACAAGAACTATGATGATACGTGCCATACGAAGACCGAGCAACCGGTATGGGAGACTATAGAGACCGTATGTAAGGACTGTATCTCTCAATTACATCAACGTAACACCAATACCTGTTATACTGATCCTGATAATCAAGAGCGGTATATAGCTGGTGGTAATAATACATGTTTCTGGTTTGGTACGGCATCCAAGGCCTTTACCCGTCAATGTGCGGATGGTGGAGTTGGAAGCTCTGTTACCGTAACTCAGAATGATGTTACGGATCCAAGTCCTAGCTCTGATGGTAAGTTTAAGTCATGTGTATCCCAAGCTGACGCTAACGCCAAGGCATTGGCCGCCGTGAACTCTCAGGGTCAGGCCGTGGCCAACTCGAAGGGTACTTGTACTTGGACAGGAAGCTATACCGGTCAGGTTCAGAAGAACAATTGCGCTGATGGCGGCGTAGGCGACATGGTATCCGTAAGTAGCGACAGGCTGCCGGGACATCCGTATACCTCCAACATATCTTTGGCTGACGCTAATAAGAAGGCCGAGAATGCTGTTCGTGGAGCCGATGGACAGAACTACGCCAATAAGAACGGTGGATGTACTTGGACTTACGTGGCAAGCCGTGACTTCTATAAGAACAATTGCGCCGGAAGCGGGGTTGGTCAGAGAATAACGGTGACCTCTACGCAAGCCAACGGCGGTACGCCTATCACCAGCAAGGTTTCTTTGGCTGATGCCAGAAGCAAGGCCGAGCAGATCTTAGACCAGAAGGGACAGGATTACGCTAACCAACATGGAACTTGTGTATGGACCGGTACTGGAAGCGCTACATTTTATAAGGATAATTGTGGTACATGTAAACATGGTGTCGCTCTATCCGTTCCTTATAGCGCCTTAGGGTTGTCAGCGTTGACATCTACCGTATCTCAGGCGGATGCCGACAGCAAGGTTCAAAACGCTTTCAAGAATGATACGGCGACTAAGACCGCCGCTCAAGCTTACGCTAATAAGAATGGTGATTGCGCCGATGACGATGATACCCCATCTTATGATGATTGGAGTTACTATTGTAGTGGATGCGATTATCGTAGGAGTAGGAATCAGACCAATCCTTGCTCTTCAGCCCCAAATCAAGATGAGTTGGTTGAGTCCGATTCGAGATCTTGTGGATGCGGGTGTGATAATACATATCATATGGATAATAGCAGGTGTAATAATGGTAATAGCGAGGAGCATTATTCTAGCGAGTGCGATCCTACAGGATATTGGCAGAATGGTGGTAAACATTGCTGTAATCCATATGACTACACTGTCTATACCAATGAGGTATGTAAGGGATGTTCGGGCGAATGCGGTGATGTATGTGTTCCTGATAGCCCTATTAAGGTGGTTAGCGCTGGTGAATTTTGTGCTTCTTCATCGAATCTGGCTAGTGAACAAGCTTATAACAAGTATAAAGGGTACAAGGATGCATTACAAAATTTAGTTGATGCTAGGATATGTCCTTCTAAGGTTGGCAATGATGACCGATGGGGAAATGTCAAGGCTACGAACTGTCCTAGCAACTGTACTCCTAAGACTATCAGTTATAAGCAAATCGCTGGTAAATATGAGGCTTGTACCAAGGACGAGGCAAATAGGATAGCCGACAATAACCTACAATCCGATGGTATCTCTTACGCTAATGGCTTGGCGCAGGCCGATAGATGCGATTGCATGGAGCCAACAAAGACGTGGAGCGCCAACGCTATGCTGAGCGGTGATCCTTGTAATGGTCTGCCTGGTTCTACATCTGCATTAAGGTGCTCCTATGAAGTGTCTTACAATAATCAATGTGGATCATCTAAATCAATAACTGTAACTGTTACTGGCAGGAATGATAATGGGCAAACTGTTACGGCTGGAAGTACTTCCGTAAGTATACCTACTGGGTCTGGTAAAAAAACTGGTGTCATAGGTTTTGATTCAGGAGTACAATGTGGGTCTATAAGTGTTTCTGGGGGAGGATCTGGGAACTGTTAAGATCCTGATATGTAATGGAAAAGGAGAGGCTAATAAGTCTCTCCTTTTTATTAAAAACCATAACAGCAGTGATTGTCAACAATTACCTGAATCATGACCAGAGATTGTTACATCTCCACATACCACTTCTCGGCTAAAATATACACTTCCACTCTTGGTCCCGGATCCTGCGGGAATTGTAAAGCTAGCGCTATTGACCTGCTCTTCTCCGTTTTGTGTATATCCTATACCACTCACAGACCCAGATATAGATCTACCACATTGATTATTATACGTAATCGTAAATCCTCTTGATGTGACAAGTTGCTCATGACTCATGCAATCATTATTCATAGATACAGACCATGACCACGTCTTTGTTGGCTCCATGCAATCGCACTCCATAGCGTTGGCTTTTTCCTGCGCTAGTCTTTGTGTGTCAGCCTGTGCCGCGGCGGTAAGTTGGTAGTTTCATCAACCTTGTTTATTCTATTTTCGATAGAAATGACTAATATTGTATCACCAACATTAAAAAAGTAAGATTATGGTATGTGCTAAGAAAAAGAAGATGGCAGAAGGAGGCAAAGTCTCCGAGAAAAAGAAACCTCAACTGAAATGTGGAGGCAAGGTTAAGAAAAAGAAGTAATAACCGGAGGGGTATATCCCCTCCTTAGTATTTCATGCATGAAAAATTCAGAATTTGTATCTAGGATCATGAATGACATGAACTCCATCAATAAGGACGCTCATGTCAGTAGAAGATGGATATTGTCCATAGGCAGGCAAAAAGCAAGGTCTTATATAGCCCAGAAGTATGCTGATGGAACCTTGTTCGGCGAGGAATCGCTGTATACTCATATTAATTGCATGGAAATGGAGAGGGTTCGTAAGGTAGATTGTTGCTTTGATGAGTTTAAGTTATGCAGGATACTTATGAGATCCAAGAAAAGATTGCCCGATATGATATATACCCGTATAGGTCCGGCTATCATCAAAGTATCAAATATCATGGATGATATTATATTTACCTCCATATCGTTAAGAAAATACGCTAACAACAAGGAACGTAAATACGGGAATATAGATCAATACTATTATTATGTCAATGATGGATATATCTATATACCAGATATTAACATAGAGGCTATAAATGTTGATCTTATAACTCTCGACAGAAAAGCGGCGTTAGAGCTAGGGGGATGTGGAGCTGAAAAAGATAAGCCATGTACATCTCAATGGGATTATGATTTCATATGCCCAGACAAACTTCTTGAATATGTGGTTTCCGAAACATTAAGGGAAACTGTAACCAAATTGCAGATCCCTACGGATGAGAACCCGGATATGGATATTAATAAGAAAACACAAAAAATTCAATAACATGAATCTAATAAGATCAATAATCAATTTCTTTGGTTTCAATGACGCCATAGTTGACGGTATAGGCGAAAGAGGGATGAGAGACAGCTCTATTATAAGATATAATGAGGTGCACGATATGTATGACAAGATTATAAAAGATCTGGGAGATATGTCGGCTTACGTATCCAAGGGTTATATCTATGATAAGATAAAGGAAAGAACGGGATTAAGTACCAGACATATTAGTAGGATATTAAATCATACTAAGAGAAAAGATCTTAGGTTTATATAAAAAGGAGAGGATAATCAACCTCTCCTTTTTGTTTTTAACAGCCTCCACCTTGACTTGGATTAGATACATACATGCTTGTAGCATTGCTAACACAATCACTTCCGCCTGATACCGTTCCCGATCCGGATGGTATGGTGACTGTTTTAGTGGTAGAGAAATATTCTACATCTCCAGATGGTTCAGATCTAGTATAATACACATCAAATGATGCTGTTTTAGATTTACCACATGGATTATCATAGCTTACGGATATACTTAAGCATTTTCCATTAAAACTTCCGCTAGCGTAAGCGCTCCATGTTTCGAGGCAATCGCATCTATCGGCCTGCGCCAAGCCATTAGCGTAAGAGATACCGTCTGACTGTAGGTTGCTGTCGGCTATCCTGTTTGCCTCGTCCTTGGTGCAGGCGGTGTATTTTTGTGTATAAATTTCTTGTATTAGGATGAAATCGTTATATTTGTGATATGAAAACAAAGTCATTTAAAATACTTGATCAATACTTTCTTCGATTCTATAGATCTATTATGTCTAAGAACGGGAAAAGGAGGAAGCATACGATCGTGGATAAGAATGATATCCTTGAGTGCCAGTCGTTGATCTGGAAAGTCATACGTGATAGGTATCTGGAGGATGAGGGTGGGGTTTATATAAACAACATCGGTTATCTGTGCCATAAGATAAATCCTAATCGTAAGATATATCTGAATAAGCTTACCGGTACTATTAACAGACGTGGAACTGGTGGATATTCTTATGTACATACGTGTATTGATTTTATGCCTCGGAACAAGTATTTCCATCTCTATATTTCTCCGGCGTTGAACAGGGAGTGTAGGTTGGCTATGGAATCAGGTAGGAGGTATAAGTTCTTGTACCGGGAGGTTGAGTCGGAGAGTAAGGTATTTGGAGTTAAATGGGTTTATAAGCTGTAGAAGTTTTTGTGATCCAGTTAGCCCGTGAGGGTAGACTAGATTTTTTTTTGTATCAATGATTCAAATACATATCTTTGTGCAAAAGACTTGAATATGACTATAAAAGGGTTGTTGGCCGAGATCAAGGCCGATTTACATAAATACGATGATAGCGGGGCTATAGATACCTCGTCTGTTTATAGGTGGGCTGAGATCGCCTTGAAAAGGTTCGGGGGTGTTATAGCGGTCATGTCCGAGGCGGTTGTCAAGACCAGTAATAAACAGGCGGTATTGCCTTCCGATTTTTTCGACATGCTTGACGCCTATAGGTGTGAGCCTCTTGTCTGTGAGATTCCGGGGGGCGATAAGGCTAAGGCTGACCTCCAACACGAGATCGGCTGGGTCGAGCGCACCGAGCGTGGGTTCCGTTGGAGCTCCTGCACCGAGTGCTGTAAGGAGGAGTTTGAGAAGACGATCACGGAGAGGATATATATCGGGTCTCACGAGGTTCGATTTCATTACCATCATCCCGTAAGGCTGTCTATAGGTCGAGGACTGAGGCGTGATTGCGCCGCCGACAAATATCGGGATAAGTACGATTGGGATAATTATGATATAACTATATCCGGCAATACTATGTATACAGGGTTTGATGGATTTATTTATATCATATATCGTGCTACGCCTAAGGACGATGACGGTCTTCCGTATATACCAGAAACGGCGTTAGGATACCTTGAGGATTATGTCGAGACGTATATCAAGATGAAGATCTTCGAGAATGCCGCCGTGAATGGCTTGATACAAGGCGCTGGTGACGCTTATAAATTATATGCTCAGCAGGAGCCGGGTAAGTTCGCTAGGGCTATGAAGGAGCTTAAGATGTCGATGATCACGTTAAATGATTATCGGGAGTTGGCTGAGGATAATAGGAGAAGGATGTTGTCTTATGAGCGTATGTGGCCCAACGCTTTTGATAAGTATATTAAAATGGTTTAACAAAATACGATGATATGGCTGATTGGATACATTTAGATAAGACAAGTGGTACTGGCCCTGCTGAGGTTAAGGTTACAGCTGATATTAATGAGACCGGCGAGATACGTCAGGTAACATACAAGGTTATAAAAGAGGGAACCAAGGAAGAGAAGACGTTCGTGTGCAGGCAGGAGTCCGTCCCGGTGGTGATCATCCCGGAGTTCGATTACCTTGTTCTTAGGTATATCTGGGCTGACGAGGACGGCATTGACTTTGATACGGCAACTGGTTTCGATAACACCGGCCTCCCGGACGTGGACGGCAAGCTGGTTGGTTGGAGTAAACAGTACCAGACCACGCAGGAACGGGTAGGTGATTATCTTATCCACGGTGGTGATAATATGGAATCAGGTAATGAGGCCGCTTTGATCCAGATGGGGCCGTTGTTGGATGGCGATAATTACGATAAATTACCTCTTGAGATCAGGTGCAGTATATACGGTAACTGGTATGGTGGTCGTGAGAAAGGTAATGTCACTATCAGGTTCACGGCATATAAGGGAGGTACGATGGAGAAACGTGGATATGATTTTGTCAATATCGGAGGCGAGGAGGTTTATACTGGTGATGCCCCTACCAACGTATCCGCCCATGGTGAGGATAATTGGCAAAATATAAAGACCTTGTATTCTAAGGTAGGCACGATGATCTATAACAAGGAATCTCGTGACTGTATTGTAAGAATAGGTGAGTGATTGTTCTTTTTCATAATACAAATATTTATCAGCTCTCTCGTCCGTGAGGATGGGGGAGTTTTTTATTTTTTAGTCCTTTACTTATGACATATTTGATTTTTTATTGTGCAGGAATAATCTAGCTTTGCCGAAAACTAGTATTATGGTCACATTGAATGATGTAAATAACGAACTCCATGTCCGGTTATATATACTGGAGGTGCTTAAGGATTATATAAGAGATGATGATTTCGACGAGCTTTTAGATAAGGCGTTGGATTTTGTCATGGAAGGCGTTTCTATGCCTAAGGCTCCGGCCAAGGATACCACCATGAGTGACATATCAAAGAGCGTTTTGGCTTTGGTAGCGGGTGCCGGATTAGATGAGAGGCTAAGCAAAAGCTCTTTAGAGTTAGCTTACGATAGGTATAAGATGAGGTACGTATTCGATCCTCGAAATCGGGATATACACGGTGTAGTCGTAGGTTATTCCAATGACTTTAATAGTCTGGTAGCTGTGTGTGATGAGGGATCGAAGAAAGGAGTGGACAAAGGATCTACTGATTTTGTGGATGTCAATGAGAGATACGTGACTAACGGTTTCTTTTACATATCTGTAGAGGATGCCGATAAGCAATCGAACTACATGGGTGGAAATTCGTAATTATTATGTTTTTGTGCTTTACCACGAGACGTTTTAAGTGTTTAGTCTTCCTCCTGACTTGTGAAAGTTAGGAGGATTTTTTTATATTCGCGTGATTTGAATGTTTTAGCATAATACGTACAGTTTTTGTTAAGATCCGGCGTGTAAGTGATTATCCGCCGGATTTGTTATCTTTGCGAAAAACATAACATCGTGCAGAACAATTCTAACATAGCGGTTCCCGACTCCGGGATGAACAGGGATAAGCATCCACAGGATCTATCCCCGTCTGAATATAGTTTCGCCTTGAACGCTACCATAGAGGGTGACGATGGAAGCCAGCTAAAGATCCAGAACGAGCCTAGTACCCTTTTATGCAAGCGATTCGATGGCTATAAGGTTATTGGGTATAAGAATGATATAGCTGGTGATAATACTTATTTCTTTCTCGTGAATCCTGATAACAATACCTCTAAGATCACGTTCATGAGGTCATTGGATTATGTCAAGACCGTAGAGGATCAATTAGCAGGATCAGGGAAAGATATTCATCGTATCCTTGGCGAGAGACTTGAGGAGTCGGATGGTCGTTTCGATGAGATATGTGATTTGATGGAGGTGTTGATAGAGGATGGGACCGATGACCCTTGTCTTAACTTCTCCATTCATCACCCGATTTTCGATATAGAGATCAAGGATGAGAAATGCGGGAAGGTGATATACTGGACCGATGGATATAATCCCCAGAGATATGTTATGGTCGATAAGGCCCTTAACCCGGATGATGATGGTGACTTTTGGTATCATTACCATGGGTATAAGACATGTGGGGATGACAAGCCAATAGAGAGGTGTAGGCTGGCCTGCGAGAAGCTGCTGGTGTTCCCGTTGCTGACGGCCCCGTGCGTGGAGCCTGAGGTCGTGGAGTTCGGGGGGAGCCTGCGTGCCGGGACCTACCAGTTCTGCGTGGCGTTGTGCGATGAGTTCGGGATTGAGAAGACCGGATATTGCTCATTGACCAACCCAATCATGTTATTCGATCGTCAAGATATGGTTATCCGCGATGGTTTATGGGGTAAGTCAACCAACATGGGTATCCGCCTTACCGTGTCTAATATAGATAAGCAGGTATCTCATTATAAGATAGGTGTTATACAGAACACGGTTGGGTTTAATGGTGAGCAAAGCCCGGTTCTTGAGTATTTCATAGAAGGTATACATCCGATAACGGAAAGGACTATCTATTATCTTACGGATCAATATAGCGAGCGTACGACCATGGAGAAGTTATCCAAGGAAATACCGGTATATAAGACAGCCAGAGGCATGACGTCTGTCGGGAATCGTCTTCTTCAATACGGCTTGACCGTGGAGAACGAATGGAATCTTCAACCGGTCGTTAACTTCTTGGGTCATTTCGTTAAATGGCAGACATCTATAGCCACGGAGAATTTGTATAAAGACGGTGTGGCTTGCTCTAAATACGCCTCTTTCATGCGTGACGAGGTATATCCGTTGGGTATAAGATTCTTTACCAATACAGGATACAGGACGGCTAGATTCCCGCTTATCCCTCGTCCGGCCACAAGGGAGGAGATGGAGGTTATCGTTGATGAGGACGGTAACTCTGACGACCTGTCGGCTGCGTCGGTGCTGGAGAACAACCCGCAGTGTGCGGGGAACAGCCGCCGTCATCTTTGGCAGTTTAAGAATACGGCAAAGATCATAAACGACCCGTCTTGGGGATTTGATGATTTTGGAGGAGAATGCAAGAATCAGCTAGATGTCAAGCAGCTCAGATATGTAGAGCAGGAATATGCCACGGTAGGAGAGACCCAATTCGTTATCAACACGATGGGGGAAGATGTTACGGTAGATGATGCTATTGATTATATCGCTGATAATATAGAGAACCTGTGTGATATCATAGAATCTAATGTAGGTATTACTGACGAGTTATGCGCTGCTATATCATTGCCAGAGGATCAAGACGGTATAAAGGCTCCCGATTTTCCTAGTGGATGTGATGATATCGAGAGGATAGAGACCAGGACTATATTGGATAAAAACTCTTTGGTGGATTCTAGGATTGATTTTACGTATAAGCTGGCTAGTGATTATACGGAGACCGAGCCTACCACCTTAATACAAAGTAACGCCGAGTCACAAAGGAAATTCTCTGTATTGTGTGATTTCGATAATTACTCCAGTGGAGGTAAGAATATCATAGATCTGGTTCAGGAATGGCTGGATGGTCAGGATGAGGATAAATTCCCGTCTGATATAGACTCCTCCGCTTTGGTCTTGTGTCAGGATATGTCTAATGTCCGGCAGTTATATGATGAGGGTATATGTACTAATGGGTGCTCGGTAGATGATCCTCATGTCAATCCTACTATTAATGATGTTCAACTTCCTACATTCCAAGGAGGTAGGTCATTGGGTAAGTGCACGTATTTGTTTCAATATGACGGATGGGAAGGTAAGCATCATACAGAGACGATGCTTGATAAGTTGATGGATACGATGGAGGCTTATTTTCCCCAATACGAGAGTCAGTTTGGTATCGAGAACGCCATGTGTCTTTTTGGCGATGGTGATAATTCTAAGTTCAATACCGGTATAACTACTGACTGGGAAGGTCGTGTGTCTGTGCAGAATGATATTGACGCCAAGACCAATTGGTTCGGTAGAAGCAACTTGACTTATTTCAAGTTCTATCCACATGTATCCTCATACGCCAGATGGGTGGAGTTGGATTACGAGAAATACATAAGTGGTTTATCCGATCCTGATAACGGTATTATGTATATAGAGATGATGGGTAACTATAATTATCCGATCGGCGACTCATCATCATACAATAAGGTTCGTATAACGTTTTTCTCGGACAAGGAAGGTACCGTGGCTCCTAATCCTTTGGCTAATGATGCCAAGAAAGGTGTTATAGTGAATTACGTGGATCATAAGATATTTATGATGCCAAAGTACTTGTTCTGGAATGATGACAAGACTACTTTCCATAAGATATATGTTTGCATCGAGCCTGCGGTATGCGTGTTCTTCACCGGTTTCGCCATGAGGCAGGACATGAAGGAGCTTGCCGGATTCTATACGGCCGGCACCGCCATCTTCCCCGCCCCGTTCTGTTTTGGCATTCGGCCACTGGAGGTGAAATACGTGTTCTTCTTCACGAAAGAATTGAAATTAAGGAGATTTGTTACCTATGAGGCGAAATGTGTCTCATGTGGAGATAAACCCGCTGACTGCGCTCCCAGACCATATCAGTATGGTGATTTCGGATATTGGGAGTCTACCAATAAGTACCCGGCTAATTTTGAGTTGTATGATTCAAGTAAGATCGGGATATCATCGGGAGGATCAAAGAGGAAGGATATAATAGATTCTTTGACGAAATACTATGGGTCTCCTAAATCCGTTGGGGGTAAGTCTTATTTCACCGGTAATGGGGATAACGCTGAGTACCCCAATACGTCAACCACGTTTTGTCAGAAACCTATACGTCATTACAAGTTTCCGGATAACTCTGTCGCTCCTTTCATGGGTAATCCGTCTCAACTGACCGGTCAATATGGAGTTGACTCCTATATTTATCCTATGGGGGTGATGCTTGATGATGATATCGTTAATGAGTTTCTGGATATAGCGGTAGAGAACGGTCTTATAGATAAGGCTAGAAGGGATTCTATAATAGGATATGAGTTGTATAGGGGCGATAGGACGTTGGATAAGAGCGTTATCGGAACCGGTCTGGCTTATGATATGTTTAAGTACGATGATCCCGACGGATCGGCTAACCTTTATCCTAATTACCCTTACAACGATTTGTCTGATGATATGTATATCTATAAGGATATTAATCGTGAGAAATTTATAACGCATCCGTTTAACAGGAAGGGTAATATCTGGTATTCATTCTTAAGTCCTGATATTGCCTTTAACAAGCCTGACGCTCCCACCGAGTGCCTTGTTGATGGTTATCAATTAGGTAAATCCTCAGGTATATTCAGGGAGGTGGAGGATCACCCTAAATGGACGATATTAGGGAGTAAGGCTTACAGTATGGCAACATCATTGGCTACGGTGGAGGCTATGGCTAATTTAATATCCGCTATAGCTGAGTATACATATCAGTCGGCTTCACAGCAATATGTCGGTGGAGGTGTGTTCTTTTTAGCCAACCCTGTCGGCATAGCGCTGACGGCTATCCGTCTGGCTACAGGTATCGCCAAGGCCACAGCCCAGTCCGTGGTGGATATAGGCAAGTATAGGTATCAGTGGTTAACGGCATTGATAGATAGGGGACCTAGGCGGAACTATGCTTATTACTATACTTCTGTCGCTCATTATAATTTATTTTACCAAAAAATAGGGGAGTCAGAGTTACGTGGATTGTCAACGGCTAAATATATCAAGAGCGGGTTATATCCGGTAACAGATATCTCTTCGCAAGGGGAGACCGTAGGCGGTAAGCCTATTATCATAAACAACCTCGATCGTGAGCATTCATTGTTCATGTCATTTGGTATGGATAAGTATATGCTTGAATATCCGGAGTTGGTTTCAAGTTACGATACCAGCCGTATTCAGGATGAGTGTAATATTCGTAACGATGAGGTGGCTGGTATGACGCCTCATTTTATGACACGTGAATCTTTCGTATCCTGCCCCTATATGAGGATAAAGAAATATTCTCCGGCTCAATACGGGCAGATAGAGGATATCAGGTGGGTATCGTTAGGTGGTTGCGGGTTGATGGATAAGGATAAGCGTAAACCTGTTTTTGGAGGTGATGTGTTTATATCCAGATTCTCGCTTAAAAGGAAAATGCCTATGTTTTACTTGACCCAGTTTGGTCAGGGAGATATGATACCATTCCCTTATTATGATTATCGGAACATCGGGTATCCACGTTATTTCGTTAATTACGATACCGGGGAGGATTATCTTAATAAGACCGATACGGATACCGGATCGCTATACTCTTTCCCTAGCCGGAAGAGCGCTTATGAGATGGTTTGCAAGACCGGAGATATGTATCTTAGCGGTCGTTTCTTCCTATACTTCTATGGCATACCTCAGTTTCTTGTGGAGTCTGAGATCAATTGCAATTTCCGTATAGCCGGCCCTGAGCCTTACGAGGGGTTCTATCCGGAGGTGGGGGATTATATATCATGGACTCAGGAGCGTAATGTCCCTATATCAAGGAGTAATGTGTTTAAGATGAGTCCTGTGTATAAGAATCGATTTACGTTAGGTGGCAGGTCATTACCAGAGACGTATGATAGCAATTTTTGGGACTGCGCTTACCAAAGACCCAACGGCGTCATATGGAGCACCGCCGACGTGTCGGAGAACGGCATGACCGATCCTTGGCTGTCGTACAAGCCTATGGATTACCATGAGTTCAAGACCTCGTTCGGAAAGCTTATAAGCATGAAGGGAATAGAGTCGGATCAAATACTAGCTCGCTTCGAGAATCAGGTAGGACTATATAACGCTATAGACGTGCTGGCAGAAAGAATATCCCCGGAGAATAGCGAGCTAGGGACAGGTGGGCTTTTCGCCTCTCGTGGCATTGAGTATAATAATACGACGTTAGGATATTCCGGGACCCAGAGTCGGGATATGATCAGTTGCGAGTTTGGGCATTTTTGGGTCGATTTAAGGCGTGGTCAGGTGTTTAAGGTAGATTCTAATGGTAGGAATCTTACGGAGGTCACACCGGGGCTTAGAAACTGGTTTAAGGAGCATCTTCAGATGAAGATCATCCGTAGCCGGATATATAACGCTGATACGGACGCTGAGTTGTCTTATTATGATATCGATAACAAGTTCTTTGGTATAGGGCTATCCATGGGCTGGGATAATCGGTTCAAGAGGGTATTGATAACCAAGAAAGATTATATACCGGTAGGGAATCCGAGCGAGTACCAATTCCGTGGCGGCCGGTTCTACAGGAACGGGCAGGCGGTGGAGCTACAGGACGCCAGCCATTTCACGGACGTCTCGTTCACCGTTGGATATAACTGCCTGAAGGGTGAGTGGAAATCATATTTATCCTACACCCCTGATTATTATATCGGGCACCAGCATTATTTCCAGTCCGGAAAGAACTACTCAAGTGAAAGTCAGGAGATAGGTTTATGGTCTCATGGATTGACCAACCAATCGTATCAAGTATTTTACGGTAAGCTATATCCGTTCGTTATAGAGGTACCGGTACGTGAGCAGTATGTGAATAAGATCCTCACGAACTACCAATATAGGATGGATGCCAGAAGGTATCAGGATGAGGTTAATTACCAAATTCTTAGGACTACCGGATTCAATAAGGCATGGTTTTATAACGATACCAACAACAGCGGTGAGCTTCGGATGGTTATCGCCGACAAGAACGATATGAGCCAGCGGTTAAGGTATCCTGTAACCAATGACGATAGCCGTGAGATACTGGTGACGGAGGTTGATCAGAAGATAAATATAAATGACTATTTTAACGAGGTCAAAGACGATACTAATAACCTCCCGGTATGGATCAAGGATGTGAATGACATTGATCGGAAGATCGACCCTAGGGCTGTCGATTATCATCGGAGGTGGCGGGATCGTCTTCGTGGCGATTGGTTCTTGGCTAGGTTCGTGAATGACATTGAGAGCCGGTTCAAGATGATAGTACGTTGGTTTAGCAACGATGAGAAAGTTTATTGAGGTGATTATATACCTTTAAATATTTGATGTTATGGCAGCAGGGAAAACTAGCAGTAAAAAGAAGGGCAAATGCCCGAAATCAGGATGTATCAAGAAAGTAGGGAGTGATTGGCGAGTGGTCAGTAACAAGACCGGTAAATTATGGCCGGCTAAGTACAAGTCTAAGGAGAAAGCTAAAGGAGCCTTGGCTGCTTATCACATGCATTAGCGTATAAACGGGTACATGATTTATTATGTGCCCGTTTCGTGTTTTTAGGCTTATGAGATTATAGTTATCTTTGTGAAAAATGTAGTATATGTCTAAGAAGAATAAACCGGAGGAAATCCCATCGTGGATAAAGGATTTATATAAGGAGGATCTTGATCGTGTCGTAAGAGGCGAGCGTCCTATGTATTTCAGGGGTATGGATGATAGTCCTTTGAGAAACGTGTCCCCGGAGTTTGATATCCTTAGCGGAGGAGCCGCAGTTAAAGGCATGAATGGGATAAGAGGTGCGTTGTCCCCGTTGAATAATGGCATGGGTAATTATAATTTCAGTATCAGGGGTATAAATAAGAAGATAGGTGAGTTGGTTGATGAGGCGGGGCTATATTTACCTGAGAAATTAAGACCTGTATATCGGACTGTGGTGGATGCTATGTCGAGTTCCAAGGATAAGGGGTTGGGTCATATCACGCAGCCGTTGGCCAACGCCCTGTACCCAGCGGACGAGCGACGGGACCGGCGTCTGGACGGGGAGCACCCCGTTGGTTATGTGGATGCCATAGACGGTATATGGCCTAGGGGGAAATATGGGCTATGGGGAGAGAAGATGGATAAGAAACAAGGGGGTGGATATGTGGCTTCAAGGGATAACACCTCCGTTGGATCTAGTGGCATAAATCTTAATACTGAATATGGCAAGAAGATAAACGATGGAGTTGACATTACCGAGATTATAGCTGGAGGTATCCCTATTATTGGGGATGTTATGGATGTGAGAGATTTTGTGGAGTCATCGAAGGCTGGGGATGGTTTAGGAATGACATTATCAGCTTTAGGGCTATTCCCGGTATTAGGTGAATTTTTTTCTTTCGCTAATAAAGTAAAGAAGATTCCTCTGCCAGAAGATAAACGTAAATTGTATGATTTTCTTGTAGATAATGATCTTGTAGATAAATATGTTCATGATGAACCTTTGGTTAGGGATTTTTTTAACAAGGATGTCCATGAGAGAATTTCAAGGAATTATAATGATCTTCCTGATTCTTATAAGGCGGCTGTGGATTTGATGATTGATAATGGTGTTGATCTCCAAAATATAAATGATGTGTCTAACAAGCATATTAAGGATAAGATAGATTCTATGCTTGATGATAATGGGAAACGGTTGGAAGAAGCTTACAATCTAAGGGTATCAGCGGATTCTGATTTTGATGATTTTAGATATGAGGTATCCTCCGCTTTGGATAATAGTAATGCTAAAGGGTTTTATACTAGTAAATACAATAAGGTTGTTACTAGGAGTGATGAGAGTTTATCTAACCTATCTCATGAGTTTAGACATAAATATGATTCAAGTAATAATTATAATAAGATTTATTTATCCGAAAATGATAAGTCATTATTAAAAGACGCTTATAGGGCTAAACCAAACTCATCAAGTGATGAGATATCAGAGAAAATAGCTTTTAATACTCAAGCTAGATTTCGCTTGTGGAATAAATTTTATAATACATATGGAAGGACTCCATCTGTTGATGACCTTGATAAGTATATCGATAGTATGGATGAGATTGATGTGTATAACCTTGTGAGTGGTATAGGTAGCAATTATGCTGGTGATTATTCTAATAATATGCTTGGAGCTACTGGAGAGGTATTGAAAGAATCATCGGATAAAATAAAAAAAGCCATTAAAAACGTTCCTGCTATTTTGCCGGCGGCTATAGTTGGTAAGATGTTGATGGATGATGATAAGGAGAAGAAAGATAAGGGCGGGTCTGTAAGCACAGGTAGGGCTTATGGAGATGGTAAATATGTAATTGATCCTGACAGATCAGAGGATAATAAGATGGTTGTGTATGATGAGATATGGGATTATCTGACCGATAAGAAGGGGATACCACAAACGCAAGCTATCGGCATCCTATCGAACATCGCCGCCGAGTCCGGAGGGGACACCGAAGCCCTAGGAGCCGCCGGTGATTTTGGCATCCAACAATGGCTTGGACCGAGGAAGAAGGAGCTACAGCGCAGGTATGGGAAGAAACCGACATTGACACAGCAGTTGGATTATCTCGTGGATGAGTATCAAGGCAAGGTCCCGGGGTTAGGTTGGAATTACATCAATCAAGGAAAGTTTTTTGACAAGGACGCTCAAGGTAATGTATATAATTACTATATGTATTCTAAATCCGATTTCGATAACGCCGTCAACTACAAGGACGCTACCGTGGCATGGAATCAAGGATACGGTAGGCCTCTTGGATCGACCTTAAGAAATGAGAAGAGATTTGAGTTCGCTGATATGTTCGCTAATAGGTATGGTGTCCCGGAGAACGAGCCAATGAGATACGAGTTCGGACAGCGGGATTCGGGCACGGGGGACGGAGGTCAGCAGCCCGTACCTGAGACGGTAGCCCCTGCCGATCCTTCTTTGGCTTCCCGCTCTTCCATGGATAGCTGGTGGGAGAAGGAAGGCCAAGACCTGTTATATAAGATGCTAGCTCAATCCGGCGCTAACAAGAAAGCTATAGAGGACATCGCCAATAATATTAAGAATGATCCTCAATCGGAGGCGCAGATAGCGGAGGCCGAGCGTATGCGTAGGGAGCAGGCGAAAAGGCGGTTGGTGCTTAATATGATACCGGGGTTGATGCTGAATATAAAGGGTGTGAGTAGAAATAATAGTTAGTATTTTAATGATAAATAATTTGTTATGAATAAGTTATTGTTTTTATTTGATGTGTTATTTAAGGGGACTTGTTTTACCCCCCCCCCCTCTAGTAGTTTAGGATGGGAGAATAGATGGGTAGATGCTATGGCTGATGATAGGAGGATGGTTATAGCATTGTTAGTAAAATATCTAAGGGGAGGTATGTTATGAGAAGACGTGTAATGATAGGTCCCAAAAGCTTGGATGTATTGTATACATACACTTATAATAGTAATAATTACCATACATTTGTAGCTCCAAAGTCGGCGTATTATTATGTTGAGTGCTGGGGTGGTCAAGGTAATTATGGTTACAATGATAGCGAAGATAGGTTTACCAGATCTAATGACCCTGGGTATGGTGGATATGTGGCTGGATTTATCAAGTTAGTTGGTGGTGATATCATTTATGTGTATTGTGGAAATGGTGGACTTAAGCAGACGAGTAATGTTGTAAAATATAATTATAATGGAGGAGGTTCAGGGCATTCAATGACTAATGAGAGTTCTGGAAGGTATATCTATGAGGGAGCCGGGGGCGGAGCTACAGATTTGAGGTTGTCCAACAATAGCGATCCTCTAAACGTAGATTCTTTAAAGACCCGTATTATGGTAGCCGGGGGAGGCGGTGGAGGATGTGAGTATTATTTTATTGGGCATGGAGGATCAGCGGGAGGGTTGAAGGCGTATCTGGGGGGCTATGCCAATGGAACTCCTGCATCCCAAGTGGCGGGAGGATCTAACTCCGGCAATAATTTAACTAACGGAAATGGGGGTCTATTAGGAGTGGGAGGAGGATGTGGTTTTGATGGCGGTTCGTATTCCTCTGGTGGAGGAGGAGGCTTTTATGGAGGACCAAGCGGCGGGATATCGTCGAACGCTATTCAAGCTGGTGGTGGAGGGTCCTCGTATATATCCGGTCATCCGGGATGCGTGAAATATGATAAATATGTATTTACTAACACTAAAATGATAGATGGGAACGGGTTCGTATGGACAGATGTGAAAGGGGAATTAGAAAAAATGCCTAATCCTTTGGGTGGATTATATGATTTAGGAAAGGGACATATAGGTTCTGGATATTGTCGTATATCTATATTCCAATAAATATTTATATATTTAATCAGTTTAGTGTTATATTTGCGAAGTAATTAAACGTTTTAGATATGAAAAGATTGTTATTTTTATTTGCTATGTTATTGACGCCGTTCGTTTTGATGGCGCAAGAGGTAATCCCATCAGAAGGGGCTATCACTATTGATTTAACTACCTTCACCGGCATCATGGCTTTCGTCACGATGTCAGCTACGCAGTTAGCCAAGGTTGTGCCGTATATTGACACCCATAAGTGGGCTAAAGTCCTATCCGCCGTAGTCATAGGTATGCTGGTTTGTATATTAGCGTGGCTACTAAAGGTGTCTCCATTGCTTATAGGGAGTGAATGGTGGGAGGCTCTATTATATGGAGTGGCTGTAGGTCTAAGTTCTGCCGGTTTCTATGATTTGGTTAAGGCTATAGGATCATTATTCATAAAAAGAATTTAATTCTGTACATAATAATAGCATTTGCTGAGAGACTCATCGTTGTGAAATGATGAGTCTCTGTTTTTTTAAATTATCTTTGTGTCAGAACGAAATTAATTAGACATGAGCAAATACGTAATCAAGAGAAAGATACCTAAATATCAAGAGGCCGGGGAAGTCGGGTCGTATATGCTTGGTAATATGGACGGTATACAAGGGTTAGGTATAGAACCTTTGGTGAATACCAACCAAGGATTACCCGCGCCGGTCAATCCGCTAGGGATATATTCTTTGGATACTCCAGATCAGTTGAGGACTAAATATGCTAATGCTTTTGATCAGGATAATGTGTTTCCGGCTAGCTTCAAGGGTAGTTTGCAACGTATAGCTGAGAATTATCAGGACAATGGTATTACGCTTAATAACATAACTGTTAACGATGTTGATAAGTCTAAGACCGGTTCAGGCGAGACGGATGTTTTTGATTTTACTACCATCCCTTACTATGGCGCTGATGATATAGGGTCTAGATTCACTCAGATGGGTCGTGGTATAGGGCGTATGAGAAGCGAGGGATATGGAGATTTATCCACCGGGGCTAAAACAGCTAATACGATAACCACCATAGCCTCAGGAATTAGTGGTATCATGGGGTTGGCTCGTAACGTGGTTTCCGGGATAGCGTCTGAGAAAGGTACTCGTACCAATATAAGGTTGGCTCAGGAACGTGAGGCTAGGCAAAGAAGACAATCCCAGATGCAGTATAAGGATGGTGGGGGTGTTTATCTAGGACCTAATAATAGGTTCGATAGCGGAAGCCTTACCGGTGAGTATCTGTATCCGTTACCTAAGTCGATGGAAGATCAAGCCAACGTAGAGGTTGAGAAGGGCGAATATGTGGAGCAGCCCGGAGAGGCGCCGATGGAGGCCATGGGGCAGAAGCATGCCGATGGGGGAACCCCCGTTTCCTTGGAGCAGGGAACGGAGGTTATTACTGACGACACAACCATAGAGCCGGATTTCGCCAAATACATCAGGGATATGTATGGGATTAAGGCTACTCCTAAGGATACGTACGCTACGTTAATGGACAGGTATAAGGCTAAGATCGGTCTTAAATCGGCTTACGATGATCAGAAGAAAGCGCTGGAGAAGCTGAAGAAAAACGATAAGATAGATGACGAGAATACAAGGCGTTTAAACGCCTCCGTATTATCTAAGGCTATAAATGATAGCAACGATACCGTTAATGGCTTAGAGGGAAGATTTACGGACTTCGCTAATGTCATATACAAGGAGCAGGAAGACCGGAAGATGAAGAAGGATGAGGATACGTATTTCGCTAAGGGTGGTGAGATAGATAACATCATATCCAGATCCATGAAAGAATACGGTCTTACGGAGGAGGATATAGCTGAGGCTAAGAAAGAGTTGCTTAAGAAAGTGGCTGGTATTCGTCAGAAGATGGAGATAGGAGGCACGTCTTTGTTCGGTCGTAAATTAACTTTCCGTCCGATCGAGAATAGGTTCAACAATGATCCTAACTATTTCGGTTATCAGCGCCAAGGGAACGATGGCTCTTATGGAGGTATTAATACGGATGAAAGGTTGAATTATTATAAGACATTCAATCCGGTCGCTTACGATGCTTATATGGGAGCTTCAGAGGGCGCTAGGGCTAGGGCATTGCAAGACGCTATCTACGGTCAGACAAGTAGCTGGATGGGCTTGGCTACGGCGGAGAACCCGATCATCGCCAACGCCGAGGCGCTTCGGGATTACACGACGCTCGTTTCCTTTGGCGGTGAGGATAGTCAAGGTAATTACCCGGAAGACAAGAAAGCCGCATATCATGATAGGATGAGAGATAATAAATTAGGCTTGTTTACCACATCTCGTCCTATGATCGGTTTGGATGTCGTTACAGAGGAACAACATAAGGCTCTTAATGATGCTGGTATCACTCATTTTAGCCAACTATTCTCTGACAAGAACAAGGATGTCGTTAATAAGATACTTGGGGAGGATATGCTTAAGATGCAGGCATTGAGATCCATGAAAGGAATGGAAGGTCTTGATTTTATACTTGACCCTCATAAGGTGGCTCCCGGTCCTATGGATATAGGTGATGTGGAGGATCCTGATGTTAAGTTGGATATGCCTGAGCTGATTGATCCCAATACACTCCCTAAGACCAATACAAATGCCGGTAAGTCGAACAGCGGCAATGGAGGCAGGAATATAGTGAGTGGCGGTCTTGACTTCCCCGAGGTATTTAGGATGACCCCGGGAGCCGTGACAACGGAAGGTCTGGAAAGGCATTACGCTCCTACCGTGGATCCGGTGTTGAGATCGGCTGATCAGTATATGGTTGAGGCTAATCGTGCTTTCCAATCACAATTGGATCAGATGGGTAATGTCCCGGATTCCCAGAGAGGGGCTTTATCATCCAACTTACAGGCTATCATGAGTTCCAATATAGGTAGATACATTAATGAGGTAGAACAAGGGAACGTGGCTCAAAGGACTTGGGCTGATAATGTAAACGCCCGTACTTGGTCTGATACGTATGATAAGAATATAGCCCAACGTCAAGCTTACCAGCAACGTATATTGCAGGGATTGGCTATAAATGACGAGAACTGGGCTAGGTATTTCGATAGCGTAAATGACGAGATCCAGCAGAAGTGGAATACGGCTACGACCATGAATACATTAAGGTCTATATTCGGGGATGTAAAGATTGGTCCCAATGGACAATTAATCGCTGATCCTCAAGGAGATATATTGAGTTATAGGAGATTATATCCTGCTCAGGAAGTAACTAAAGGCAAGAAAGGATAAAGGATGGCTTCACAATATAGTATATTAAGGAATTACGGCAAGTATGTATCGCCCTACAACATGGATGTCATGATGCAGGGGATGGGGTACATGCAGCAGAAGATAGATACCAATCGGCAGGCTATAAACGAGTATGCTGATTATATTATCAATTCTGACATTATAAAACCTCAGGATAGGGAATATCTTCAGAATAGGTTAAATGGGCTGATACAGGACGTGAATAACGTGTATCGTAAATCTAATTTGGCTTCCGACGGTATAGCCAGAAGCATACAGGCTCGTCTTGGAGAAGCTCTGGATACCCGTGTGTTGAACGCTATTGCCGGCACTAGGGAATATAGATCTTTCTCGCAGAAGATCGAGGATATGAAACTCAATAATCCAAAGCAATATAGCGCTATAAATGAGGCTGTCGCTTTGTTGCCATTTTATGAATGGGCTAATGACGGTCAGGTTGGGACAAGGATGAATCCTATTCATTATACTCCTTATACGGATTATAATGAGGAAATGAATAAGATGATGAAAGATTTCGTTAGTCTTAATAAAGGAAAGAAGTTTTCTGTTCCTGAAATAGTGGATGGTAAACCTACAGGGAGGATGAGGGATATTACTGTTGATGAGATGAGTCGATCTCAAATTAGATCAATAGCGGCTAGGTCTATATCTCAGAATGCTAAAGCTCAGATGCAGATAGAGGGACAGTATTTAGCCATGACCAATCCTAGCATGTTTAGTGGTATGACTACTGAACAGTTTGTTAATAAATATGTTTCTGGGTTTGACGCTGAAGAGAGCGTTCTTTTAGCCAAGCTCAAAGGGGCGGAGGCCAGTCCTTCCGCTAAGGCGGCTATCGAGGCTTCGTTGCAGGAGGTTCGGGAGCAGCGCCGTGCGTTAGTGGAGGAAGCTACATCCTTTATTGGCAACAACATGAATCCCGCTAGGGCAGGGGAGTTTATTGTCCGTAACGAGTTTCTTGATGGTGTATCTGCTAGATGGTCATACAATAATTCATCAGAAAGTTATAGTGCGGATGATTATTATTTTAAAGTAAGAGATCTTGATTTCAAGGAGCGGGAGTTCTCATGGAGACAAAAATCCAAGGAAATAGATCAGAATCTTAAGCTTAGGGAGATAATGACTAAAGAAGGTGGTAACAGTCCCGGCGCTTCTTCAGGTGTTATGATTGAGCTAGAAAAAGTTCAGCCTAATGTCACTCCTGAAAATATATTTGACAATCAGTATATTCAGAATGAAAACAATATATCAACAGGAGAGAAGGATTTAATATCGTCTTTAAACCCTGTTGATTTACGAGGTATAGAGAACGATATACAAAACAATCCCTCTATATATCCAGGTGGTGTTAATAGTGAGAATATTATGGCATGGATTACCAATAACGGTGGCGGGTCTAGTTCTGTGTTATCATCACCAGAAATGGTAGGTAGGTATGAGGCTCTTATGGCGGCGAATGATAACAGGAAGAAATATAGTAAGATAATGGACGAGGAAGTTGATTATCTTACGAATGCTTTTGATGTCGCTACGAAGAATATCCTTAATGATGCTATCAAAGATCAAGACTATGTTACTGGTGGTATTGATACATATACCGATAATGGTATGGTTAACGCAAGGGATGTTGGTAAGAATGGAGCGGTTATTGGAGGAAGGGAGTATTCTCCGGAAGACGCTTTGAAAGTTTCTTCTATAGTTGGATTGATAAGCGAAAACATCAACTACACGGATAGGTCTATAGCTAATATGGAGTTGATGAGATCTTATATAAATCTGTTAAATAGATATTCGGGAGAAAATTTCACTTTGGATGATATAGATAATATAGCCAAAACTTATAGTCGTGTAGATAATCCAATAATGAATAGTGATGATGCCAATATGACTAATAGGGATAAAATGATCAAGATCATAGGTAAGAATATGTCTAGAGCTGATGGCCCTACGCTTAGAAGGGAATGGTCTTCTTCCAATGTAGGTCGTAATATAGCTAAGGCTGTTCAGGATTCTAAAACAGTCTATGAAAGAAGATATGATGAGTTTGCTCCAAGATCATGGTCATTTTCCAATTCTACCAACGCTTCTAAAGAGGATAGGCGTATGCATGCTAAATTAGAGAGTCTGCTTTTGGCGAGAGCCGGTTTCTTGAATAAAGATAAAGATAGTAGACTTAATAATTATATATTGTATGCTCGTCCTACAGATAATCCTAATACATTTGATTTGGTAGCTATGGCTGGTGGAAAGAATATCGCTACGGTTCAAGTTACTAAAGAAGAATTAGATAGTATGGGGTATAGTTTGTATGAAAGGGAAAGAAATGTGAGATCGGAAGATTATGAATCCAAGATCATTCCTGTGTCTTTTTCTGCTACAACCAATAGACCTTACCAGAAATGGGCACAGGCTAATTCGCTTGGTGCTTTCGCTACTGTCGAGAATGCGGCGGAGGAGGCTTCTAGGATGGTTGATAAGTATGATATTCAAAGTAATGATCTAGCTACATCTGAGCTTAATAAGAGGGCTATTAGGATAATTAATACGGTTTTGAGGAATTACAAGTTGTATGATGTCAAAGCTAAGGGATTCCCCGGAGGGGTTGAAGTTGGTATTTATTTCCATGGTCAAGCAAAGACTGGGACACCGCTTAAGGTATTAGAGTATAATACTGATTATGCTGATAATATCATGAAAATCATAAATATGTGTCCTCAGATGTATCTTACTCAAGCTGTAGTTGAGGCTATTAATAAGGATGTTATTGTAAAGGGTAGGGATATTAATGAACAGCATTCTGACCTTAGCAATCTTCTTTCGGTGTTGGATAAAGAGACCATAGATAAAATAGATGGTAAAAATGAACAGCAATAATAATAATGATATGGGGAATGTGATGAGGGATCAGGGATATTATGTTCCGACTCCATCCATTCCATCCCCTATGATTTCTGGGGACAATATTTCTTCTATCCCTATTCCTGTCGGGATGAGTAGTTCATCGGATATGGATAATGATGTTTTATCCAGGGAAGGAAGTAGAAGCATACCGTCATTGGTTGAGGGTATAAAAAAATCTGTAGAGACATCTTATCATGATGACGTAAGAGCCAGAAACTCGCTTTTCCAGATGATAAATGAGGTAGGTATACCTAAGGGTAATTATGATATAACTGGGAGCAGGATCAATCTTCGTGATTCAAGATATAGGTTATCAACAGGTGAGTGGATTCCTAAATATGAGAATTATATCAATAATATAGATAATGACGATCGTCTATCGAGAAGTCAAAGTGGTTGGGAGAAAACTTATAGAGGATTAGGTAAGTTTATTTATAAGTCTGCTTTGTATGGAATAGGTGGAGTAGGTCAGTCTGTTTATGGATTAAAGGAGCTTGTTACAAAAGGGACGTTATCAGCTATGTATGATAACAGTTTTGCCAGATGGTTGGATGATATGGATAAGCGTGGTGATTATACGCTTAATCATTATTACAGTAAGGAGGAGCGAGACGCCGGATTTTTTAAAAGTATGTTTACAACCAATTTCTGGACAAATGATCTTTTGTCGGGGGCTGCATTTACGGCTGGGGCTATCTTGTCGTCTTATGCTTTCGCTGGCGCTGGTCTTATGAATGCCGCCCGTATGGGGGCTAGGATAGGAGCGACTGTCGCTGGATTAGGTAGGGCTGCTTCCGCCACGAAGAGCGGGTTTAACTCCATGCTGAGGGCCGCCCGCATAGGACGAGGCATAGGCAAGGGTTTGGACAACCTAACCTTTATTGGCACGTCAACGCTTTGGGAGGCTTCGGTAGAGTCAAGGAGTGGGTTGATGGAGTCTGAGGAAAACTTCAAGCAGGCTTACAGAAATGCCTATGGTAGAGAAGCCTCGTATGAGGAGCTTATGAGGTTCAGAAATGACAACGTCGATGCCGCCAATACTATATTTGCCGCTAATATCGGTATTCTTACATTGTCTAACATAGCTATGTTCGGTGATATGTTTGGTATGGATCTTGGCGTGGATAAGTTCATAAAACGCAATATATTTGGCGTAGGGGCTGAGAGGATGGATAACGGTATGTTAAGAGCCATAACACCAAAGAAATGGCAGAAGGTAGCCGGGAATACGTTCAATATCATTAAACGTCCGGTATCCGAGGGTCTGTATGAGGAGGGTCTTCAGGGAGTGGCTAGTAAGTCCGCCGAGGATTGGGTAGAATCAAGATACAATCCTATGGCTATCCGGCAGAATATAGGCTATATGGAGGCTATAAAGAACGGGTTCAAGGAAACATACGGGTCTAGTCAAGGCTGGAAGGAGATCGGTATCGGTATGATTATCGGATCGGTTATGGGTGGAAAGACCTTTGGAGGTATAAAGGAATGGAGCCAAGACATGTCCCGGAACAAGGGGATGGTGGAGGCCTACAACGCCAATGCCGGCGCTTTGACTACCGCCGCTGTCCGTGCTATTCGTGGCAGTATGGCTCTTAACGCTCAATTATCCGGCATAGACACATCGTACGAGAGTGATGGTAGGATCATAAATAAGGATTTCAGTGACGCCGTATTCAATCGTCTTCGTTATGATTCGGAGATGGGGATGCTGGATGATACGAAGGAGAATTTCAGGACGGTAGTCGAATCTATACCTAATAGCGATATAGCGTCCGATATGAATATGACGGATGAGCAGGTCAATGAGTATAAAGCCGATCTTGTCAATGAGTTTAATAAGAAGGTGGATAATTTCACTATGGCCAACAGGTTCGCCGATTCTCTTACCGAGGGTATATCCAATAGATCGTTCAATACCTATATTTCTAACATGGTATATAATGGTCTTGAGGCTAAGGATAATTTGGACGATATTGCCAGCCAATTAAATAGGTTGTATAAAAATGATATAGGTGAGGCTCTTGATGTTTATTCTCATCTTAACCCTGATTCCTACAAAGCTATTAGCGAGCTTATGGAGCTTACGTCAAGAATGCAGGCACTTGAAAAAGGCATATTAAGGCTTCAGCGGATGGCGATGGGTGAGGAACGGTTTGAGAGGAACAAGGATAAATTGGCTAAAAAGACCGATGAGTTAGCTAAGCTGACAGAGGATAAAATAGTCCTTGAGAGGAAATTGGCCACGATGGTTAACTCGGAGGCCGATCTATCCTCCTTATTATTTTCTGATCGATCTAATAGACAGATTAGTGCTTCTGATTTAATGGCTGCGTACAACACTATAACTGATCTTGAGAATGTAGTATCTATCCGTGGTGTCGATAACCATAAGGAGGCAATGGCATTGCTTAGTGAGTATCGTCATAATCTAGTGGCTTATAAGAATATCAATGAATCTCTTCGTCGTATGCGTGATAAGAGATTTATACGGTCGCAGGAACGGGGATTTATGAAGATCTTGTCAAACGCATGGGGAAAGACTTATGAGGAGGATGATAGCAAATACGATTTCAGGAATACCGATAATTCTGACGCTAACGCCCTTTATGCCAATGATCAGGCTATAGATAAGGCTTTTAATGATGGTCTTATTGGCGAGGACGAGGCGTTTATGTTCAAGACTTATAATCATATGATCGCCAGATCCATGGAAACGGATATCCAATCTGGTGACAATATCGTTGAGAATGTCCCTGATGACGAGGATCTCCTAAATCCTTCGGACGATAGGTCTACTGATATCGCTATAAAGATCTGGAACGGCAATGAGGATATCCTGTCTCCTAGGGAGCGTCAGATATATGATAATAATAAGGATCGTATTGATGATATCATTAAAGGGTTTGGGGATAATCCTATCGCCAGACTCAATAAGATCAGGTCGATGATAGATAGGTTAAATATCAATGGTGATGTCTCGAATAATATCAAGGATGCTATTGATAATATTATAGATATAAATATTAATGGTCTTGATCAGGATCAGGTTAAGGAGGCGATAAAGACCTACAACGATCTTATGAATGAAGCTGACAATGGCAATGAGTTTGATCAGGATAAGCTTAATGAGACTATTGATATTATCAATAATTATTCCGATGGTCCTCTTCTTCAATTCGTGGAATGGATGAGGTTGTATGATAACGGAAGTATAGCTGTCAAGGATTATGATAAATCCATACCTATGGGTGATGTCCTCACAGAGAGCGAACCCGGGACATCCACCGGCAGGACGGAAGTTAACGCCGCCCAGAACCCAGTGGTGTTGATGGCCCAAAAGAGAGAGATCGGTGGGGTTATGTATTATGAGGTTGGCGGAATGAGGCTTGACAGGTTTATGGACAGTCTTGGGCTTAAAAGATCTGATGCCACTGATACTGATAATGGAAGGGTGATGGATTTCACCAACGGAACCGACATATTTACTGTTATAGAGTCGAATAACCACTCAAGATGGATGATTAGCGAGGATGACGCTCAGGCTTTCGAGAACGCTACCGGTGTCATATTGGGGCGGCAAACCGCCTTGTCGACCTCCATCTGGTTTATGGTGTATCGCAAGGGGCAGGATGGATCTATTGTCCCTTATTATACGGGTGATACGTTTGGATCTAACAACGAGTCGGTGAATCAGGAAGCAGCGGCTAGCCTTCGCAAGGGTGATATGGTAAGGTTTAAGATGGATATGTTAGATCCATATACCAAGGAATTGTATGATAAATACAATAGTCTTAACGCCGTTGATCCTAATTCTGATGAGACTAAGTCGGCTTACCGAGAATTGGTTGATAATATGGTTATTAAGATCGTGGATGGTGATGGTAATTTTGTCTCGGTGCTAAAAGCCAATGATCCAGACTCAAAAGGGAGTAACGCTGATTTAAGGAGTATGGCCTTTGAGTTGTATAGGGATAATGTAGGATCCGTCGCGGGTGAGATTGATATACCGTTCGTAGGCACAGTCACCAGTGTTTTGCCGGGAAGACCTAATTTTAGCATAAGTGATGATAATGGGACGTTGATGGTATCCGAGAATGACTTTACCAACGAGACGGCTGGTAAGGTCGAGAGCGTAGGATATATAGAGAATGGGGAGGTTACGATGAGGGATAATATTAAGTATAATATATTCCCGTTCTGTACGGCTATCGTCAGGGATAAGTATGGTGATTATAAAAATTCACGTATTCCGGTCGTAGCTATAAAGACAGGAAATGGAAGAAATTACCTGTACCCCGTAAGATTGAAAAATCAGGATATATCGTCATTTTCATCCATGATCGAATCGATGGCTGATAGGATTACGGAGGGTCTAGGCGGAGGCGTAAGTATTGATGATATAATGGATCTTAATAACGCTATAGCCAGATCCGGTTTGGATAATAAGACGCATATGATCCCGCTGGCGGGAGACGTGGATGATATCAAGAACCGGCTTGAAGCTGTCAAGGAAGCGGCTAGCAGGATGCCTATGACCGCTGACGTAAGAGGATGGATAGGTGATTCTAGGACTAAGGATGATATTTTGATGAATGATGTTACGATCAATATCGATCTTAACAACGATCCTTTCATAGCTCCTAAGTTTAGGATGAGTATCAAGGAGAACAAGGTATCCAAGGAGGAGACGGAAGTCTCGTTCCCTAACCTGCCGGATCTGCCATCGGAGTTCGCCTCGCCTACGAAGGCTGCCGAGGACAAGTCTTTGGTTTCCGACGGTAACGTAGTATCCGGAGAAAATGAGGCGGAAAATCCTTGCTAGATAAAATATCTTGACTTATCTTTGCGGCGTCAGTCCATCACCTGACGAGTAAGATATTTAAAAGTTGGTCCCTGTCGGGTGTGTGATGGCCCCGGTGGGGACTCTTTATATTATGCAATTAGATGCCTTTTTACATCGGAAGATCATGCAAGACCTACGCATCCAGCGAGTGAAGGTCTTGATGATGTTATACACCAGTAACTATTTTGTCAATGTCAGACAAAAGCAGTTACTTGATCATACATACTCATTAAGCAGGGATCAGGCTTTTGATTATATGACTGAGTTCAATAAAAGGCTTAGTGATAAGGTTGGTATAAAATGTACGATGGATATCCTTTTACCTACCGATGATGATAATGCTAACATCATAATCGAGCACAATGGTATTATCAAGAAGTTGATGAAGGAAGCCGAGAAGCTGGAACTTGATACTGATGCTATCAAAGCCATGATGTGTGATCTTCTTGATGAGTTGAAGGATGATATTGATCTTAATATCCTGATATTTGACGTAAGCCAGTTACTTATAAAATACAATCTATTTAGGTTGGATGCTATAACCGAGCAGGAGTTCAAGAACTCTTTTGTCAGAATGGATAGTAGGAATATGGAGATAAAGAAACTAACTTTATCTGATATCAAGAAGGTGGTGATGATGATAGAGACCAGATATAATCGCTTTGTATGGTGATGGAATATTATAGATTACAATTTTTGTAAAAATATATCCTATTTGTTTGTTGTTTTAAAATAAGTGTCTATATTTGCGGTGTCTATCCGTTGCTAGACCAGAAGAAGATATTAATATCGCTTAGGCGTAGGCGATAAATGAGAGCTATCAGTGGGGTAACGGACGCTGGTGGCTCTCGTTGTTTTATATTATGGATGATAATTTAAAATTATTTGAGAATCCTGATTTTGGGGATGTGAGAGTATTGTTGGATGAGAAACATGAACCATGGTTTGTCGGTAATGATGTAGCTAAATGTTTAGGGTATGCAGATCCTAGGGATGCTGTAAGAAGGTTGGTAGATGACGAGGATTGTAAAATGCTGAGATTGTCAGAAGATAGGGAGGCCTACGATTCCACCCCTATTCACAATCAATATGTTAGCCAGATAAAGATTATTAATGAGTCTGGTATGTATACTTTAATTATGTCATCTAAGAAGGAGTTTGCTAAGAAATTCAAAAGATGGGTAACATCGGAGGTTCTCCCTTTTATTAGGAAAACAGGTTCCTATTCTATGCCATCTAACAATATGCCATCAAAGAATGAACTTCCATCTGATTATATAGAGGCATTAGAGGCTTTGCTTAAATCGGAAAAGGAGAAGCGTGCGTTAGCTGAGGCGAAGAAAGCGGCAGAGGAAGCCAAAAGGATATCCGATAATATCATTAAAGAACAGGCTCCTATGGTTGAGTTTGCTAAGACAGCCGAAATAGCCCAAGAGACAGATATGTTGATCAGAGAGGTTCGGGAAAAGCTAGAGGCTCATGGATATGATATAGCGGAGAAGAATCTTCGAATATTGCTTGAGGATAAGAAGTTCTTCGCTAAGACCGGTAAGAGGTGGTTGCTTTCCCAAAGGATGATAGACAGCGGTTATGCTCGTTACAGATATCGTAATGATGACGAGTTCTACGGCACTAATACTGTCTATGTGACTCCTAAGGGATTCCAGTGGATCGTGTCTAAGATATCCAGGGAATGGATGCCTAGGTTCTTGGAATTGAAAGGCAGGGTTCTGAGTAGATCAGATAAAGATATTTTCGCTAAACGATAAACTCCATTTTTTATAATTTAGGATTGAGTTTTTGCCTGTTCGTGAGGATCGGCAAAAAGATTTGCACTTTTCGGAGAAACATAAGGTTTGTTATTATGTTGTTATTTTGGTGTCCCGTCCGCTCGTGAGAGTAGGCGGGATTTTCTATCTTTGTGTCAAAACGATTTAGTAATGGGACGATCTTGTTATGTTATAAAAAATAAGGAGGGTGGGATAGATAATGTCCTTGCCCCGAACGACCAACCATCCGGATTATACCAAAGGGCGATGGAGGTGCTGGGCGACCAGAAGCAGGCCTTATCGGTCTGGGGTACGGCCTACTCCCCCGACTTCGTGTCCTTCTTTGGCGACTGGATGTCCATGCCATCAGAATATGATTTGGATAGTAACGGGGAACCTAGGTATGATGATGTTATGTCATTTATCAAGCGGAAGAACTATTTCGCCGGCAATTTCATGGCCGATGAGGTTAAGGATATTAATAATACTCTTACTTCCTTGGGTGTTGATAATATCAATGATCTTAATGATATGATCGTATCTAACTTCCTTTCCGGCGGTGATATATTCCTCAATAGGTACAATCTTGAGCGATCTGGGATGTATGACGCTGATGAGATTGATAATATCATGACTAACCGATCGGAGTATGAGCGGGTAAGGGATATGATGAGGAGGATTGTCGATTTTATGTCTGAGGGGAATCTTAATGAGAAGGATATGTATTTCCTGTCCTCCGAGTCAGGCCTTGGTGATGATTATATGATATATGAGGATACATATGACTCGTTAGGAAAGAGAAGGGGCTTGAATCCAATAGAGGTAAGGGATACGATCATGAAGGCGGTAGGCGGTATCAGCGACCGCCGGGAGTTCGATCAGGCTTTCGCCTCCATCCCATACCCTTCCTTGGCACTCCGGTATCAGGAGGATCAGGATTACGCAGATCGGATGTATGACACGTATCGTAATATGACCCGTATGGAGGTTCGGAGTCAGGACGGAAATACGATTACCGACTCGTACTTCAATAGTACCACACCGTATATCAGTATGCCTAAGGATATGAAGGGTCTAAGGGATAAGGTTGGGGAGATAATCGATATGGATGATTTTAAGGACATCAAGGACGTTGCCGGACGTCTGCATGACATAGCCATGGATCTTGCCGACATGGGTGTGGATATAAGCGAGGCGATCAGCGATGAGATGATTATATCCAGACCGGAGGATATCCGTGATCTTATGGCGTCGCTGGACGTCATGCTGTCCTCCATACAGGCCGGCAATTCGGTATACGATAGCTTTATCTCCGATCTTGATAGGATAACAGGAAAAGGGAACCCGATATACGAGGTTCAGGATACTTATTCTACTGGGGATAGGATGGTGTATGTAAGGTCCGGGAATACATCCCCTTCCGATATGTATGATAGGAGCATGTTGTATATTAGTAGGAATACGTACCATAACACGGCTCCGATAACCGACACCGATCAGGCCTATGAGATGTTGGCCGATATCGGGATAGAGCGGCCCTCGTACTTGCCGGCTGGCGTGGTCCCCGCCGGGGCTTCCCGTTCCGATATTGGCGTGGTCAAGGATAACATAAAGAAGCTAGTTATGTCCAACATCTCATCCTCGAATACCGAGAACATGATCCTTACCAGATTAATATACCAACATCCCGTGACTCCTGAGATGGATGATGTCGATATTGATCGGGAGTTCAGGAGATACGAGGCTAGGCAGGGAAAGGATCGGGATTTTATCAAATCCTGTACCTCGTTGAGGAAAATCCAGATCAAGGAAAGGTTAAAAAAATCGGATTTATATAATAATGTCTTACGTTTCCTTGATTTTAATGGATTTTATAACGTATCTTTGAACCACCATGACAGAGGTACGTTAAAAAGCATGGAGATGTCGTTGCCGGAAGGTCAGGTAAGGGATCTTCTGTTTGACGTGGCTATCGAGTCCGGTGACAGTAGCATGAGAAACCTTTTCTATCTGGATAGTCAGGACAGGATGATGGATGCCGGGTTTTACAGGTATCTGTACCAAAGGAATCCGGGCCTGCTCCGGGAGGTCAACGGCGGCGTCGAGGCGAGACCGGACGGTTCGTTCTTGGCTCGTGGGAGGTATGATGATTTCGTGTCATTCCAATCCGGTTTATATGAGAAGGTAGGTGAGACGGTTGATGGTGCGATATACAGGTTCGTTGATGATCTTATATACTCCGATCCATCATCATATCAAGAAAATATGGTACGAAGGATGGGTGATGTTACGGTAAGGAGTGACGATAACCGCCTGTCAAGGATAGAGGATAATCCCTCATCCAGTAAGATAGTTAATGAATACACTGCTAATACAAATAAGTTGATGCGAGATTTTTCGTGTAGTTAATCTCTCTTTGACGTCGTGAGACGTTTTCTTTCGAGCATTGAAACATTGGATTTTATAGATTTGCGATGAATCCGGGTCGTAGTGATACGCTCCGGATTTTTTTGTCTTGTATCGGTTCTTATTAATCCCATTTACAAGACATGACGTACTTTGATGATGACACATATCACGATTTTAGGGCTGTTAATTTTTGAACTTTGTAACGCCCGCCATCAGGTGGGGTTATTATTAATTCAAAAATAAATAGACATGGGTACAAGTGGAGACAAAATCGTTTTGTTAGACGGTATGGGTTCCGGTAGTGGAAGCGCCACTAACGGTTTATTATCTATGATTCCGGGGATGTTCGCCAATTTGATAGGCGGAAATAAGATGGATCCGAACTTGGTAGCGGCTTTGATGAACGGTCGTAACAACCAAGACGGTTTCGGCGGGGCTAACGGTTGGTGGTTGTGGATCATCGTCCTGTTCTGGTTATGGGGCGGCCGTGGCTTTGGCAATGGTTTTGGCAATGGTAATGAGTGTTGCGCTAATGGTCTTCCCGCTCAATTGAATAACGACTATGGTCGTGAGTTGTTGATGCAGGCCATCCAGGGTAACAGAAGCGCTATCGATCAGATCGCTAACGCCTTGAACTGTACTACCACTCAATTGCAAAGCGCTATCTGTAACGTACAAGGCGCTATCGATAAGGTAGCTGGTCAGGTAGGTATGACCTCTCAGGCTGTTATTAACGCCGTACAGCAACAAGGTTGTGAGATCGGTAATCAAATTAGCTCTTGCTGCTGCAATTTGAGTTCTTTGATCAACCAAAGCACTTGCTAGACTCAGCAGATGATCAACAATCAAGGTTATGAGAATCGTCTTGAGACATTGAATCAGACTAACACGTTACAAAACACTATTAATCAAGGATTGACGAACAATCGTGAGCAAGCCACGAGTCGGTTCAATATCTTGAGCGCTAAGATTGATGCTCAAACAACCTTGATTAATGATAAATTCTGTCAATTGGAAATGCGTGAGATGCAGAATACGATCAATCAGTTGCGTGATGAAAGGTCGGCTTACCAAGCCTCCGCGTTGACTCAGCAACAGACTCAGAATTTGATCAACCAGTTGAGACCTACCCCTGTGCCGGCTTATCCTTCATGCTCTCCTTACCAGACTTATGGATGGGGTCAAGCATTTTATGGAGGTAATTACGGATGTGGGTGCAACAATGGATGCTGCAACAACGGAAACGCCGCTATTTAACTCTATAAAGGAAGGAGGCTATTATGGCTTGTGTTTCTAAAATAGGGTCTCTTTATGAGTTGGTCACGAAGAACGTGGTAGTGACTACTACCAACACCATCTTCGGCATCAACCCAAGGATATGGCTGTCCTTGCCATGCGAGGGCCTTCTGCTGCTGAAAATTCGGCAGGTGGTTCCGACAACAGGCGAGACATTGCCAGTACAGATAGCTATCCCAGCGAACAGCACCGTATCCACGGTAGGTGATGACACATGCTGCCCGGTAACCGGCGTGGCTGTGGTGAATCCGATCAACGTGGCTGTGACCGGAGCGGCTATGGTTAACAACACCGAACGCCTTGTTTATTTCAACAAGGTAAGGGGTGTATTGAGGCTCATGGATTGCTGTGTGCCTACAACCGCCGCATCAGCGTCGGAAACGGATGTTGATGAGGAATAGGTTAGATTGGATGTCTAATGGGAGGGTATTCCCTCCCGCTTAAAAATCGAGATATGTTTAGAGACTTAAAGAAAGGATTTCAAGTATATACGCTGGATACGTCCGATGTCCCGGTGTTCAGGATGGGGAATGTGGTCAACGTGTCCGAGCCTAGGTTCCAGCAACCCCAGATGGGTCAGATGGGGCAATATCAGCAACTACAGGATAGGGTGATAGATCTTACCGTGGAGATAAACGGGTCTTCCATGACCTATGTCGTACCGGAGAGCAGGGATGTCGCTATGTCCAATAACATAACTTTGGCCTGCTCGGTCGATCCGATCATGAACCAGCTTAACGCCGCTAAGAGAACCAGCTCCGATATTCTCGATAGTATCGATAAGCATAGGAGGACACTAGAGGCTTGTGATTCGATCCTTGAGGAAATCAATCCGGCTTTTAAGCAGACTAAGGATCAAGACCGGAAGATCAAGAATCTTGAGGAGAAAGTCGATAGGATGGGATCCTCTTTCGATGAGCTAAAAGAGTTGTTAATTAAAAAATTAGGTTAAGATGAGAGTTATAGATTTAGGCGGCGGTCACGATGAGGACTACAATGACGAGATCTACGATCGTAGAGGCGGCCGTGGACGTAGCAGACGTTCGGATGGGACTTACATGGGTTATGGTGGTGGAATATATGACCATTATGGCAAGGAGCATGACGGTAGGATGGATGAGCTAGAACGCCGTGAGCGTGATCTTGAAAGACGTGAGAGGGAGCTGGAACGTGACGAGCGTGAGCTTGAGAAACGTGAGAGACTCCATGAACGTGAGGACGAGATGTATCGCAGGGGATGGTTCGGTGAGCGCGGCATCCGTGACGAGTACGAAGGTACCGAACCGTATATGCGCAGGGGACGCAGGAGTCGTTACTACTGAGGAGCAGACGCCGATGACCCGGATTATAAGCGGTATATAGACACCCATGGATATCACTTTTCCAAGGAGCTGGCTAGGGAAGCCGCTGACAAGATGCTTAACGCCGACGGGTCCAAGAGAAGATGGACGATGGAGGACGCTAAGCAGATGTTCGATAAATGCGGGGCCAAGAAACCTGATAACGCCACTTGGGGAGATATCCAATATCTGTTCGCTATGTTCTATAGCGACTACTTTCCTAAGGTATTGGATTGCGACCAGAAAATAGTCAAGGCTGTCTTGGCTTATCTGGAAGACCCTGACGCCCCGGAAGGGACGGCGTTCGTAAGGTATCTGGCGGTGCGGTGCTTCGTCGGTGACACAATCAAATGGAGTGATATGATTTAGGTTTGATACAACGTTGGAGAACCCTGTCGGCAATAGAATACCGATAGGGTTTCTTTTTGATCGTAGCCTTATTATGATTACATTTGTTCGAGGTAGATCTTTTGTTCATAGGAAGGGTGGGCGGGAATGAAAAAAGGCATCCTCACGGACACCCTTCCCCTTTGGTTGAAAATCACTTAAAACATTATGAGTTACTACACCGCAAATATAGATAATTAAATACAAACTGCAATGGGTAAGGGGTATTATTGGATAGAGCCAGTGGATCAGACGTTAAATGATTTCCAATTTTATAAGGCACGTATCGTAGGCGATCCTGAATATGACGAGAAACATCATCGTGTTATATTGAGGACTGATAAGTATTTCCCTGTCGGAAGTATCTTCCATGTCTTAAAAGACCCAGAGATGTTTGTTATAGAGAGGAAGTTTAAGACATGGGGGAATAAGTATGTCGTTAAGCCTTGTGAGGGTGAATGGGAATGGGAATCTGTCCAGAAACTTAAAGACAAGGCTATTATATTCCGTAGCGGATTCCTGCACGGGGACGGCAGTTTTTGACACTTACCCGTATCTCCCCCCCCCTCGATTTCTTGGTATTTATGTATATAACTATATTTGAGCAAAAAATAAGTTTGATATGGAAGATTTTCAAGGTAAATACAATGGTAAGCAGATAGATCAGCTTTTGGATAAGGCTAATGATATTGATCTTACCAAATATGCTCTTAAGACGGATAATGCCCCTACCGCCACGAAATTACAGGCGGCTAGGACCATAGCGCTGTCCGGGGCTGTTACCGGTAGTGTCTCATCGGACTTCGGAGGCAACGTAACTATCTCCACGACATTGGCCAATTTTGATGCCTCTAAGATCGCATCCGGAACCATCAGCATAGATAGGTTACCTAAGGCGGCTTTGGAGAGATTGGTCGTGGTAGCTGATGATACGGCTAGATTCGCCCTTACCACCGCTACGGCTCAAAGCGGTGATACGGTAAAGGTCACGTCTACAGGTAAGATGTATCTGATAAAAGACGAGTCTAAATTGAACAGTGAGGATGGGTATGAGCCTTACACGGCCAGTCAGGCTTCCTCCGTGCCTTGGTCCGGGGTTACGGGCAAACCAAGTACCTTCACCCCTCCCACGTCCTCCGCTACCGTTCTTGGCGGTATTAAGGTAGGATATACGACTTCCGGGAAGAACTATAAGGTACAGCTGGATTCGTCCGGCAACGCTTACGTTAACGTTCCGTGGACGGATAATAACACAACGTATAATGAAGCCACGGCCGACACCTTAGGATTGGTTAAGATCGGCTATGCTTCTAATGGAAAGAACTACGCTGTGCTATTGGCTAATGGCAAGATGTACGTCAATGTCCCTTGGACTGACAGTAACACGACTTATACCCAAGCTACAAGCGATAATCTGGGTCTTGTTAAGATCGGGTATTCAGCTAACGGAAAGAATTACCCGGTAGCTCTTGACGGAAATGGTAAGATGTATGTGAATGTTCCGTGGACGGATACCAACACGACATACACCAATATGGGAGCCGCTTCTGCCTCAGCGGCGGGAAAGGCAGGTTTGGTCCCCGCACCTGCCGCCGGAGCGCAAGCCAAGTATCTTCGTGGTGATGGGACATGGCAAACTCCTCCTAACACCACATATAGTAACATGGGAGGAGCAACGTCCTCAGCCGCAGGATCGGCGGGATTGGTACCCGCTCCGGCCGCCGGCAAGCAAGCCTCCTTCCTTCGTGGCGATGGTACGTGGGTGATTCCGACAAATACCACATACGCCAAGGCCAATACCACAACCTTAGGATTGGTGATGATCGGATATGCTGAGAATGGTAAGAATTATCCGGTAGAGCTGGATAGTAGTGGTAAGATGTATGTCAACGTGCCTTGGACGGATACTAATACAACGTATGGTGTTGTAGGAGCTAACGGGTCCACGGGGTTGGTCAAGAACGGCAGTACCGTGACAAGCGCCTCTGGATATACGGCTTGTCCTATCGTGGGTGGTATCCCCTATTATAAGGATACGAATACTACCTACGCCAATATGAAGGCGGCTACGGCTTCTGCCGCCGGTGCTGCGGGATTAGTTCCGGCTCCCGCCGCTGGTAAGCAGACGTCCTTTCTTCGTGGTGACGGGACATGGGTCGTACCTACTAATACCACATACGGATTGGCCTCTACTACAGCTAACGGCTTGTTGAGACAGCTTAATGGCAGTACATCCAGTTTCATGCGTGGAGATGGCACTTGGGCTACACCTCCTAACACGACATATGCCGTGGCCAATGAGTCTACTAACGGTTTGATGGCGGCCGCCGATAAGAAGACCATGAACAGGCTTATAGGGGTTAATACGGTCACGACATTAGCTAACCTGCCTATTAGCAAGAGAAGTATCACGGCTACGTTATCAGCCGCTACCACCCTATCCGTGCAGTCAGGGATGCAGATAGGGGAGGAGCTGATGATCAGGTGCGTCCCGTCGGCGGCCTTCACGCAGGCTATACCCAACTCCGGGGCTTATGTAAGCATGAGTGGTACTTCTATAACCACTACGGCTAACAAGCCTTTCGAGATAAATATCTGGTGTTACGCTTCAGGTGAGTATAGTATCGCCGTTAAAGAACAAGATTAATGATATAAGATATGAGCTACGTATATATAAACAGGGAAATATATCCCAATCAATTAGTTCAGGACGATCCGCTTGATGATAATTACGCCAAGGGCTATAGTTATGATGATTACATTAACGGGAATCCCGCCCCATGGATAGAGTTTGGGGAGGAGCAATTGGCGTTCAAGGAGGCTAATCCTAAAGCTACGGTTAAGGAGATTATCGAGGCTAAATTGGATGACTCAAGGCTTCTTAATGAGGAGAAATCGGCTAAGTATGAGGAGATCAGGACTTATGAGAATGAGAATCTTCATGAGTTTTTCTTGGATGACCAAAATATCTATATCCCTGAATATGATAGGCGTAACGCTTTGGCTGATGGGGCTATAGCTGGTAAGATAACGATCATAGGTCTGGAGTTCGATATGACGGAAGGCAAGATCTTGATCGGGATGATGGATAAGTATGATAATGATCTGATGTCGGCGTTAGGAGCCAAACAGAGGGAAGTAAGCTTAGCCACTACCATAGAGCAGGTGAGGGCTATTGACGCTCAGTCCGGCTATCCAGATAAGGTAAATATCACCATGACTTATGTCCGGCAACAGGCAAAGGAGAAAGATGTCTCCGATCCTCAGAAAGTGGCTGTCAGATTCTCCAGAATGATGGTTAATAACAAGACTATATCTTTATCCCCTAATGAGAAACTGGATGTTAAGGTTCTATTCCCTATATGGGGACAAGAAGGGGCGGAGTTCGGGTTGTCGGTGGATGCCGGATTCTGTTTCAGGGTGGTGAAGGACGATACGGATATCCTTTATGAGGTTATTCAACAACATACATTATCAAAGGAATGGGAACCCGGATTAAATACGGCTTCCTTATACAAGGTCATTGATAAGGAGCATGCCGGGACCATAGGGGATCCTATCCCGTATTTCCCTCCAATGGAGATATTCAAGGATAAATATTACATCCAGAACGCTGATGTATATAAGTGCACTAGGGATAGCGGAACTCCTCTTAGTCATAATCTAAAGGACTTAGTAGGGTTGTATGTTGAGGTTGTACAGGGCTAGTCGTATCTACCCCCCCCTATATTTGGCTTGTGATATGATACAAGTTATTTTTGGCATAATAAAATGACATTTGTAAATATATTTAAGTATGGCATCACAAAAATTCGGTTTCGTAACCGTCGACCCGGTATCAGGATCAGGAGATCAGGCGGTTAATTTCTCCGGTGAGAAACACACCGGTCGTCTTCAACGCACTATCAACCTTACGGTCACCACGAACGGCGGGGCTAAGAAGGCGTTGGTAGTTAATCAGGCAGCGGCTGCTGAGGTGGTAAGACCAGACAGCCCTAACGCTTCCGTACAAAAGACAGGCGGTAATGTTACCATCACCGGTAAGTCTAACAGTACTAAGCTTACGTTCGCGGTCACGCCGGCTGAGGATAACGGGCTTACGTTACAGCTCCCGGCTAACTACACGGCGGCTGGAAAGACTACGGCTAACGGAGCGGTTATCGCCGACGATCCCGGAGCCGCTGGCGAGTTCGTTTGGAGCATCACGATCTCGGACGTACCGGCCAACGTCACGATCGAGGAACTGACAGCTACATTGAAGGTAACTGCCGCTGGTGGCCAGATAGCCAACGTGACGGTAACGCAAGCCGCTGGAGACTCTACTATCGAGCTTGACAAGGAGACTATTAACTTGGATGTAAATGGTACTCAACAGACGGTTAACGTAACATCTAATGACAGCTGGACATGGGCGCAAGCTGCGGCTAGAACCGTATTGAGAATGATGGGACGATAATCAGTTTCTTTTCTCTTACTCAGACCCCGATCGACTAAAGCCGGTTGGGGTTTATTTGTTTTGCTATCTTTGCAATAGAACAAAAATAATACAACTATGGCTAATGATTTGAATATTAATTGGAAGGACGGGGTAGGCGAGGTAACGGACCAGCCTCTGACCGTCAGTCCGGGGTCCGGGGCCGGAAGCGCCCCCGTTTCCTTTGGCTCGGTGATGAACAACGGTCTTGATCGGACTCTTGAGCTGGAGATAACAACTCCAAAAGGTATTAAGAAGACGCTCACGGTGAATCAGGAGGGATGCCGGCAGGCTTATATTACGAGTGACGGCAAACGATGGCTGACTAGCGACAATCGGGTGTATGGGGTTTTGAAAAGCGATGCTCCGTGCGAATGCATAGGTGATTGTCCTTGATATTTTGTTTTTACGAATTTTGTAATTACATTTGTGGCGCATGTCCATCACCATGCTTTTCGTCGCTAATTTATTATAAGGGATACCGGTCTGTGATGGGATCGGCATCCCTCTGTTTTTTAATATGGAGAAGATAAATGTTTTCGATGTTCAGGTTCCTGATGGGAGACAAGATCCGTTGTATGTCGTATAATAAGGTTACTTATTTTGATCTTGACGATATATGTAAGTTATGTTTTGACTCATACGATCTACATGATGTGGCTGACACTAAGGTAATGAGTGAGTTCCTGCACCGAGAGGGTGGTCGTTATTGGACTACGATAGATGGCGTAAGGCAGTTGTATCGTAGGATTGAGTGTAAGATGTGTTTTGAGGTTATAGAAAAATTAAAGGGATTATGAGAGAAAAGAAATTTGATTTCGTGATATATCCGTTGGATTTGATTATCACGGTTGGATTAGATTATAAGACGTTGTGTGATCGTTTCGAGAATATGGAACCTGAACACGAGGGGAAATGGGGAGATGAGGATGATATGGACAAGGAGGCGTCTTTCGCAAATTTGGTAAGGGATAGGGACGATGATGATAAATTTGCCATACTTTGGAATTTTTCGAGCGACGATGATTTAATAATGAGAAATATATGTCACGAGTCATTCCATATAGCAATGAGCGTATGCCAATTTTGCAACATGTCTCTTGGATTTAAGGTTGGAGAGGATGAACACGCAGCGTATATAGCCGGCTTCGCTGGTGATTGCGTTAGTGAGTTCATCAATAGCAAGAATACGGATTAAGTCATAAATTCTATAAGGAATATAAGAATATCAGCCTCCGCTTATTTGTGGGGGCTTTTTGTTTATCTTTGTCAAAAACATGAAGTTATGTCGAGTTGCGTAATTAAAAGGAATAAGGAAGGTAAGATAACCCGTGTCTTGACCCCTTCCGGCGAGGTATCCACCTTGTTCGATAAGATAGCGGGTATAGCCGCCGTAAGTGACCTTAATAAGGCCGCTGAAGCTTATATGACTATTTATAACGATAAGTTTAGGTCTAAGTTCGGGAACTGGACGAGATCCGTACCAAGGAATAAGGAGGCCGCCAGATCCATAAGCGCCAAACTTAACGCTAGCGAGTGGGGGCAACTTATGTCAGCCAAGGTCCTGTCCGTCATAAGCGACATGGATGCCCCAGCGTTGGCCAGAAGTCTTGGGAATAGCGACAATGTCGTGGCTTATCTTACTTCCGGAGAGGTAGGTGATGTCAATGATATGGCGGTGGTAGATACATCTACGGTACAGGAGGTGGATTTGGATTCCATAAACGAGGATAATATTGGCGATACGATACTGAAAGAGGCGTCATGGGATGATATAAGGGCTATCAGGGAGAATATAGATATTAAGGAGACAGCTCGTATGTTATGGAAGGCCGTGGGAAGCGCTTTTACCGGGCAACGACCTAATATTAGGGTGAAAGGCGGAAGTATAGACGGGGAGATCATATTTTCTGGCAATGTCTTGCCTTTAAATGATATTGAGAATTATACTCCTCCATCTTCAAGATTGGTATATGATTCCGGTGAGCCTCGCCTGTTCTTTAGATCGGATGACGGCAAGATATACGACTCTTACGCCAACGCCATAAAAGGATCGTCCGGTGGGCGGGTCGAGGCCGGGTTCTTGGCCGGCAGTGTCGAGGAGAGCGACATCCCGTCTGGCACGACTGACATCTCCTTTGGCTCTTCCTCAATAACCCTTAATAACAGCGAGTCATTCATCCCGATCCTTGGTATTAGCTCAGACTCTAATATAAGCACCCGTGGAGGGTTCGTCAATTACCTTATCAAGAAAGGTATGTTGAGCGGGGAACGTATAAGGTTAGGGGATAGATATTATCTTACCGGAGCCGGCAACTCTGATGGTCTTAAGATCTATAACGCTATGGATGCCTTGTCTAGGCTAAGGAATAGATTTGGTAGTATGTCCTCTGAGATGAACGTATTAGGCTCCATCGGTTTTGATACGGAGATAGATAATGATCTTGATCTTATCACGACATCAGGGGAGAAGGTTACGGTAAGCAGATCGGAGATCAAGGGCATGTTAAGGCAAGGCAAGTTCGAGGAACTTAATAATAAGTATGATGGGTTCATGGAGCTAGCCTTGTCGTTGATGATGGAGGATAACGCCTTGTACGGAAGTAATGTCCGTGGGGTTATTGAGAATGAGAAGGCGGAGGATCTTCAGAACAGGACTGATATCACCAACATCTTATCCACGTTAGGTATCCGGGTGATGGGTATGTCTGAGTATATGGATAAGTATAAGATGCGTAATGGTATTGAGCCTTCGGCTAGGGCCTTATCCGATATGGCCAATGGGGTTATCGCCTTGGCTGAGGGAGCTACGGTAGAGGATCTTAATGAGGAGGTAGCCCATTTCTTGATCGATACTTACCGTAACCAACAGGAGATTGACGAGGTGCTGGATTCTGTTGTCGGCACGTCGTTATGGAATCAGTTCGCTGGTCGTTACTATGAGGTGTATGGGAAGGAATACCAAGGAGAGGAGCTGGATCGGATGGTGAAGCGGGAGATCCTAGGTAAGACATTGGCCCAGCGGTTCGTGCCGGGCATGGAACAGGCGGTAGAGGATCTGACCTCGTCCGAGGACGCCCAGCTCTCCTTGTTTGGCAGGATGGTACGAGCTATACGTAATTTCTTCTCCAGCCAAAGATCGGATTTAAATAAGGTACTTGACAGGATAAAGGAGTCGGCGTTAGCTGATGATCCAAGCGCATTTGACGTGCTTCTGTTAAAGGATAGCGACCATCTCATGTACTCATTATCGGATGTTGACGTGGCTAATAAGCTGATCAAGAATGGCAGGTCATTAGAAAGGCTGTATACTAGATTGCAGAGGATGAGATCAAGCCAAAGCCAGAGGATCGGTGAGAGTATCTCCCTTCTACGTGATATAGGCGAGAAGGTAAGACAAGTCGGGGGTGAGCTAAATAAGAATAACAACCTATTATCCACCAAGAGCGTCATAGCGACCGCCAAGGCTGAGGTGGAGTATTTGGTCACTGTCGCCAGTAGCCTACGTAAGAGCGGAAAAGGATTGGATTATGAGACGATACAGGTTATCGATAACGTATATGGGGAGATAGTTCCTCTGATCAGGAACCTTCGTGGATTCGTCAATAATCAGGCGGCGGATTATTATGGCAACAACAAGGTTGGCATGGTAGAGGATATGGATGATATATTACGTATGGCTGAGACATCCATGTCTGATATAAATGCTCTTCGAAGTGATCGTAATGAGGACTGGCTGGATGGACAGCTCAGGATGTTTAATATCCCGGAAAGATATTGGAATGGGATAAAGAAGTTGATAAATAACATCCATAAGGATATCAATGTCATGTCCAGGTTTTTCGGGACGTTAGAACATAGCGGGAACGCTATCTTGGGCATGTTAGGGCAACGTCTTGCCAAGGCTTATAACGACGCTCATGTTGAGGGCGTGGCTAATATCAATAAGATGACGAAGATGATGAAAGAGCGTGGATGGGGGATAAAGGATAATGAGGATCTTATACAGAAGATAAATGGGAAGAACTCGGATTACCTTGACTCGTCCCGTGATTTCGCTAAATACGATTTGCTATACAGGACCGAGCAGGCTAAGGCTATTATCGATATATATGATCTTAAGAATGTTACGGGTAAGACCGAGAAACAGCTTATCGACCTTCTTCTATCCGATAGAGGCCTTAAGGTGAAGACCCGTGACGACATAGTAGGATATGACGGGGATAAGCCTATCACTAAGGAGGTATATCATATATTCAAGCCTACCATCCAGAATTTCGATATCTCGGACATGACGTTCGAGGATCAGCAACGGTATCTGGATACGATAAATAAGTGGTTGGATGAGAACCGGGAGAAACCTATGGTGCAGGCTTATTACGATAAGATCGAGAAAGTCAATAAGAAGGTCGAGGAAAGACTGGGTCGTAGGGTATCGCAAGCTACGTCCGATTTCATGACCCGTATCCGCAGGAGCCGGTATGTGGCTATGGATAAGTTCGTGAGGAACGGGAAGGTCGATTGGAAGGCGTTTCAATCCGATCCTATAGCTTGGAGATCTTATCTGGATATTTTACGTGATAGGGCTATAGCCAAGGGCGAGTGGTATTCCGATGGGACACCAAAGGAAGAGGGATCCGAGGCTCTGATGATGTCCGAGGAGATCAAGGCATGGGACGAGGCGTGGGCCGAGGAGTTCGGGAATACCAACGAGGGTCGTAAGGCTTCCGCCGAGTTCAAGGAGATACTTCGTGGGATAGAGCGGTCCGAGGGCGGCAAGGCTGCGTTTGAGTTCCTGCTAGCTGGCGGTCATCTTGGTTTCTCTAAGGATATGTGGGGATCCGAGGAGGGTGATTATTACGAGAATCTTGTTGATAAGATCACGGAGCAATCTGTATCATCATCAAGGATAGAGAAGGTAGAGGAGGCGATGGCAACAATAAACGAGATCAATGACCAGCTAAGGCCTTTGCTTATCCAGTACCGGGATAGCACGAGATACGGGGAATATGATTTCGATAGGTTACGTGGATCCGCCTCATTAAGAAAGATAAACGAGTTATATGATCGTCTGGCTGAGGCTAAGAGCGTTATTAACGCCGCCGCTTCCGCTGAGGCTATTGAGATGGATATGCCTGATACGGTGGAGAGTGGAGTCACGGATTCTTACCGTAACGCTTTAAGGGATGCCATGGCATACGACAAGGGTATGGATGAGATTAAATTCGCCAAGGAACATATGTCTGCCCGCTCCCGGAGTCAGGTGGATAGGATGGCCGCTAAGCTATCTAGGAAGAACCCGTCATGGACGACCGTGGAGGTATCGTTTTTGAGAAGGAAATACGGTCCTGACTTCAATAATAAGCTAGCTAACGACATAGCGATGGGTAAGGCTAATGAGGTTCTTGTTGAGTACGCCAGAACCCGACTGTATCCTTATATGAGAAAATACTCTCCCAAAGGGTATTCTGATTTCATCAGCAAGATAAATAACGGTACGTATAAGGTATCCGAGTTCTTTGATGCCATGGAAAATGGTATATCAAAGGAAGAGAGCGTATCCCGTTTCGGGTTCGATATTAATATGATCGATCTGACGATCAATAACCAGTGGCTTGATGAGGCCGACGCCGAGAGTTCTTTCCGTAATCCTAATTATAATCCCGATCTGGGTTATGGATATCATACGCCTAGGTTCGATAAGTACAAGAACGAGGCTTTTTTCAAGAAATACGGTATTACCAACGAAGGGGAGGAAGCTACGATCAATAAGGATAAGTGGGAGATGAGGAAGGAGTTGCTTAACATAAGCCGTAAGGCTATGGAGGACTATGATGAGCGATTCCGGAACATCTACCAAATACCACAGATATCCAAGGGCGGCGTGGAGAGGATGGTGCAGGCCGGGGTTGACCCGAAGGCGGCTATCGGCAACGCCGTACGTGATATCGTTGGCGAGAGGGTGGATGACCCTATACATGGTCAGGGACAAGACCTAGGAGGGCTTGATGAGAACGATAACAAATATCGTATGATCCCCAAATACTATCTTAATAAATTGGAGAACGCCGATGACGTGTCCCATGACTTCGCCTACTCCTATTCCATGTTATCCTTACAAGCGACCTCTTACAAGTATAAGAGGGCGGCCTTGGATGATGTCATGGGATACAGGAACATGATGCTGGAGACGCAATACGACGGCGGTAAGAACCCAGAGGCCACTCACGCCTATAGAATGTTTCAGGACTGGGTTAACGCCAGTATCTATGATGTTAGGATAAATAATAAGCGGGCAGAATGGAATATAGGTAATTATAAGGTCGATCTTAATAAGCTGGCTCTTATGTTTACCAAATTCGTATCCAAATCCAACTTAGGCTTCTCCCCATTCGTCGCGGCTACCGGCGCCCTTACCGGGCAGGCCAACTTCCTTTTGGAGGGTATGGTAGGGCAGTATATAAGCAAGGACTCCATGAAATACGCCTATGGGGAAGCCCAGAAGCAGTTAAGTACGTACGTGTCGGAGATCGGGGATATAAACCGCACCAACAAGCTATATGTCGTTGGAGAGGCTCTAGGCGTGTTCAATGTCCGTAACCGTGTACGATCGGCAGCGTATAACAAAATCTGGAGAACCTTATTCCGGGACCTGCCGTTTAAGATGATGGAGGTTCTTAACTCCCCGTTGGATCCGCAGGTCATTATCTCGGTCATGGATGATACCCGCCTATACGAGGGTCAGTTCTGGTCATACTCCAATTTCAAGGAGATGATGATGAAAGACAGAAATATGTCCGCTAACGAGGCTAAACGCGATTGGGAGCGTTTAAGGGATTATTCTATGTGGAACATGGTAGATGTCAAGGACGGAAAGATCGTGGCTAAGAACGAGGCTAACAAGGATATTATAGACCGATATATACCCACCTTGTCCAGTAGGGTAAGGAGTATGGTGCAGATCTGTGACGGCGCCTTGAACGAGCAGAACCGGGTGGGGGCTAGCCGGAACGCTATCCTTAATATGGTGCTGCCTCATCGTGGATGGTTTATATTGGCCGTGCAGCGGGCGTATAAGAAAGCCGGTTTCAATTTCCAGACCAACCAGTTCGAGGAAGGATACATGAGAACGTTATGGAGATTTGCCGGGGATATTTATAATATGATGTCAGAAGGCAGGATGAGGGAAATACATGACGTGCTGAAAGAATATCATAGTCTTAATCCTTATGAGCAGACCAACATCAAGCGATCGCTTGTTAATATGGCGGTATTCGCTACCATGATAGCCATAGGACGGGCGTTGATGGGATACAGGGAGGATAATGAGGATAGTTGGTTCGGGCAGTTCATTACCTATATAGGATTCAGGACGATCAATGAGATCGCTTCCCAGACATCCCCGTTCATGGAGCTTAACGCTATAGATATGTTACAAGACCCGCTGGTCACGGCCCGGAAGCTAGGTGATCTCACCGATCCTCGGAATTGGGATCCGTTCGCTACCGTCCAGACCGGCGTGTATAAGGGCGAGAGCAAGCTATGGAGGCAGCTCATGAAGTTCTCGTTTGGTAAGCAATGGTATAATATCAAGACGGCTAGGGATATTAAACAGACGTCCGACTACTGGCTGATGACCAACGGCATGACGATGGGATTCTTTCTAGGCGGTAGGAATAAGGACGAGTCTGGGGAGGACGCTAATTGGTACTTTGACAGGGGAAGATAACTGATATAGTATGACGAAAAAAATAGCCAGTCAATTGTTTAAGACAATTTGATTGGCTATATTTGCATTATGAAACAATGAATGACGGGATCTCACTTCAAGGTCATTCAATGTGTAAGATATTTTTGGCTCATTAGGATTTGTCGAGGTGAGATCCGACATCTCCTTTTGGGCCTATTTTTTATATCATGTGTAATATTGTTTTGAATGATGATTTATCTATCAGATCGTATTTCGAGAAGGTTCTTGAGTTAGTTAAATCCGGAGAGGATTTCCCTGTTAACCTAGATGAGGTTTGGCCTTTGATATATTCTGATAAGGGTAAGGCTGTTAGGGTTCTTACTGGTGATAATGGGTTTATTAAAGATATTGATTATAAAGTTTTTACCAAAAATGGTAAAAACCCTACCGGGGGAAGACCAACAATTGTATATATGATATCTGTATCTTGCATGGAATATTTAATAGCAAGGAAAGAAAGACGAGTATTTGATGTATATAGAAGCGTATTTCACGGCACAGCAAATGCTTTAAATAAAACGGAAGCATCTGTAGAAAAGAACCTTCCACATAATTATATAGAAGCATTAGAAGCGTTATTAGCATCTGAGAAAGAAAAACAGACATTAGCTGAAGCCAAGAAAGCAGCGGAGGAGGCTAAGATGATATCCGATAACATTATTAAAGAACAAGCCCCTAAGGTAGGATTCGCCGAAACAGCTATTATGGCCAATGACAAAGGTGATGACATGTTGATTCGTGATGTTAGGAGAGAACTTGAGTCTCATGGATGTGATATAGCGGAAAGATCTCTAAGAGAGTTTTTACAAGAGCAAGGTTTCTTTTACAAGAATAAGAGAGAATGGATATTGACAGAGAATGTTATGAAGAAGGGTTACGCGCATTACAGATACAATACGGATACCGGGATCAGGAATACGGTTTATATGACTAGGAAGGGATTTGAGAAAACGTTATATAATATCAAGAACAAACCTCAATCAAGAGAGTCTTTCATCTCTTTCGGGGGTAAGATATTTGATTAAGATAGTAGAAGGATAGGAAATTATCATCCTATCCTTCTTATTTTCGTTATCGGTTATTATATTTATACACAAAATCATCCACATCCATATACTCACATCCGAAGTTCTCCGCCGTCTTCTTATCGGAGTCGGAGAACTGTCCTTCTTTTCCGGAAGCGTCCCCGATCATCAAGATAGTATCGTATACGATCTTTTCTTCCTCATCTTCATCGTTATTCATGTATTCGATGAAATCCATATACTCTTTTATCATCCCTATATTCGGCTTCCTATTGACGTTGCGTTTATTATTGCTTTCGCAGTAATAAGCACTTACGGATATATCCGTGTAATCTTCCAAGGCGTTTGATATGTAATCGAATTTATATTCAAACATCTCTTTGTCCACGAATCCTTTTTCTATACCTCCCTGATTTGATATGATTAGTATATCATCAGGAGCGTAATTTTTGATAGCCTCAAATACGTAGAGTTTGAGTTTCATATCCCATATACCTTTAGGGAATGTATCCCCTGACAATGTCTCAATCAGTGTCCCGTCTAAATCTGTTATTAACAATTTACACTTTTTCATGATTCAAAATTTAAATGATATGTGATTATTTAGCCATTTTATCAAGGCGAATATTAAAAGAGAGCGTAGTAGGAGGAGACTTTGGCAACTCATTGCCAATTCTTACCATCTCATCATGTTCCTCTTTCGTTAAGAAAGGTTTATCTATTAAATAAGCTAACCTTTCTTCCAGTTCTTTTTGTTTCTTATTACTTTTCATAAATATAATTTATTATATAATTACCCATCATTAAATTACAGATCCATCTTTTGTAACTATAGGAGTTCCGGCTGGTAATATCCTGAAATTAACACCAACTATTATAAAACTCCCTTCTGGATCAGGATCTTTATATATTAAATATTCTTTTCCATGGAAGCATGTACGTTTAGGATCATTTAAGAACTCATCGAATTGAGCTAACTCATCATCCTTTAATCTAAACTCTTGTTGATAATCTTTTGCTGTCTTCATATTTATGGTTTTACGATTCTTAGACGATGAGGTTCTGCTTATTCCACAAATTTTCCTCATCTTCTGATTTGACAATTTTTATTCCATCAATGAATGATTTAATAGATATAGGATCGTCCTCCCACTTCAAGTACCTATCTGTTAATCTAAGGTAAATCTCTATGATTTATAGGGATTATACGCAAGTAATATATCCTCATTGTCTACCCAGCTTCCATTAAGGTTGCCGTTTGGATGAAAAATCATTTCAAACACCACATCATTGGCAATTTGTTTTTGCTCATACAGTTTTACGAGATTTGCGCTTTCGCTTACCATATCTATACCTTGATATTTATATACCTCTACATAGTAATAGTATCCAAGTAATTGTTTTACAGGGGTAAATCTATTGTCTTTATCAATACATTTCCATATATCATTCAGATATACTTTGTTCTTCTTGAGATAAGCCATTTTATCATGATTTTTCATTGCCTGCTCATCATAATCCATCGTCTCACGGAATATAACATTGTCAATATAAAGACTATTATAATAGTCAAGATAACGTATAATTCCATTCATGTCATTTATTCCCTCTTTTAGCAGTAAACAGCTCATGCGTGGACGGAGATTGTTGGCTTTAGCGAATATAGCTATACGGGCAATATCATCGTTGCTACAATATCCGTTCTCATATTGCATAATGCGTTTGTTTATCTCCTCGTCAAAATGAGCTTTACTAATATTGAGATGCTGGAAATGGTTATCCGTGATATGTTGCAGTATCGGCTTACCCTCCACGATATCGAACAGGCCTGACCCGTTTGTCGTTAATGTCCTTTTCCTGTAGCCATATTTTTCGATAAGCCTCAGGATTGGCACGAGTCTTCTTGATTTTGTAGGCTCCCCTCCTGTGATTGATATCGAAGGATTAAGCGGTCTAAGTCTGTTAAGTATATCATCAAGTCTGGACAGATACTCATCATCAGACGCTATCTTGCTTTTCTTATACATTTTTCCCTTGTTCTCGAACCTAAGTTGGGCAACACAGAACCTACAGTTGGCGTTGCAGTAATCGTCGGTGAATATGCTTAGGTTAACGTTCGAATACACCCTGCGTCTTTTCCCGTCAAAGTCAAAATCATTAAACGTATATTCGTCAACATTGAAGCATTCTTGCCTCTTCTCTCGTATATTTTGAAATTTCAATGTATTCATTTTATTATAATTTAGATTCATGTTTTGCCCTATCTTCCAGATCACGTCCAAAACACTCGCCATCAGAAGCGTAACAACGCCATTCGTCATACACGTCGTTTATTCTCAAAGGTGGAAGAGATTTGTCATTTTCAGCCCTGCCGTAGGAGTTGAACAGATGGAAGCTTGATATGTCTACCATCTCTTGCGGTAATTCGTCCTTAAGCGTATCTAGCTCCTTATCGGTATATCCTCTTACGTTTATGGCAAAATTCACATATGGTATAAACTCACAAGCCGAGATGATGTTCTTGAGATAATTGGCGAATTTAATGACAAACCTATGGCTGAATACCGTTTTAAGGTAGGTGTTGTAAGATAACTTCACGGTTATCCTCTTCTTGTTCCTTACCGCTATTTCGACGATCTTGTCGATGTGCCTGTCGATCGTGAAGGCATTGGTGTCTATCACGACCTCTTCCACCTTTTCGAGCGTGGAGATATATTCCATGAATAAATAGAATTGCGGATGCGTGGTAGGCTCTCCTCCTTCTAGTTGCACGATATATGGTACATCCATATCTTTCATGATTTTATGGATAGTATCAAAGTTCATGAATGATTGCTTTTCGCTGTCTGATTTCATACAGCAAAATGGGCAACATACATCACAATAATTTGTGATATTTATGTATAACTTATTTCCACGTATCATTACCAATCTCCTCCATCATTACCTATTCCTGAGATTGTAGTTATAATATTATCTGGATTTGTACCTGCGTTAGGAAGCATCTCAGGTATAGGATTGTCTTCCCTATCACCATGCATCATGACGGTAAGAACCCCACTAGCGGAATACAACCAGAGACGTTTGCCGTCCTTCTCCCATTTCTTCGCTAATCTATTTAATGATTCAATCAGCTTACATTCTTCCGGGGTACATTCGATCCCTGCATCAGTAAAATATTTCATTCCCATATTATTGATTTGTTTAATTTACGAGCCTCTGATAAGGCTCGTGTTAGTATATCCTTTTTTCTTATAATCTCCTTATATCTTTTGATATTCATTTTTATTATCTTCATAGCAATAAATACTCCTCTATTTTCTTGGCCATGTCAATAAGCATCTCACATCTGAGGTCGTTAAACTCCCTACAAAATCTCATCTCCTCCTCATGCTTTTCCTCCGGCGATCTGTTATCACTTATACTATAGCATGATGATGAGCATACTGGTATGGGCTTCATGGCCTCTATAGCCAATTTAATAGCCTTTTCTTTGATATCGCTCATACCATTTTCTTCTTTTACCCAGATCATACCGCTATGAAGGCAATCAGGATCATCAGAATGATTTATTGAACAAATTCCTTTGTCGTAAAAACAACATCCCGTACAACTCTCTTCTTCTATCTCAGGAATAGCCACGTATGCCTTTCCTTCGTATATTTTGACTTGACCTTTTTTCATCTTATCAAATTTTTGCATCCTACTTTCTTCAACTGCTCTTCGGTAGCTTTCTTCTTCGGGAACTTCCCGTGCCATTTTCCGGGCACCACGACATCACGGCCGTCCGGGGAGGTAGTAAGCCTCCCGCATTCGCTGCACAGTCCCATGCCCTTGTACGGCTGTAGTTCCTTGGCATACTCGAATTTGTCCACCATATACTCGTTTGTCAACATCCAGTAACTAGACGTGGCGGTATTATCGACACAACCGCATTTAGCGCATACAAATAAGCTCATAGTAAATTATTTAATATCATTATCCTTCTTATCATCGTCAATCCTCTCCACCTTAATCGTCCCCATATCGCCTGAAGGTAACGTAATACCGCTATACACGTTATTCCAGTCCTCATCAATGGCCAACTGATGTAATATCGACCTATATATCTGGTAGGTGTTGCCGATAAGTCTCTTCCTGTTTATCTTATCCTTACTACCCCCATCATATCCTATATGCTCATAATCCCCAAGATCAGGGAACAACCTTCTTCTTATCGCTCGTGAGTTATTGATTATAAAGCTTCTTATCCCTAGCGTTTCCGCTCCATCCATATCATTTATCAACGTATCTGTCGTATGTTGTAGGTCCATGTCGCCAGCGGCGAATCTACTGATGTCTTCCACGCATTGGGATATCAGCATTAGCTGTTCCCTTGTCAACGTTATTTTATAAAGTTGTTTGCTATTCATATCTTTCTATTTTATTTATCATCTCGAATATCTTCACCGCTATCAACGGCACTATGGCATTACCATAAGCCTTTATTGATTCTTTTCTCCATTTCCCGTAAGGAATGGTAAGGTTGTCCACATTAAAGGGTAGCCCATCATTTCCTCTACAAATAGGGGACTGAGTTGGAAAACTCTTCCATTGAGTCGATCCCCGTCCATCCCAATCACGGCAGGCATATTTCTTAAAGAGTCTGTTCTCGGTGCTCCGTTGCTTTTTGTCATCTTCCTTATCGTACAAGAACCTGTGTGATCTGAGGCCACTGGTGTCGGTAATAAGTCTCCGTATTTTATCCCTTGTTTGGGAAGTGAACTCAAATCCATGAATCTTGTCTTCCCGTCCTTGTCGCAAACCTTCAACCCTTGCGTCTGAACAGTCGGAAGCAATGAACCATATCCTATACCGTTTATGTGGCGCTCCGACACCGCAAGCTGGAACAATGATCGGTTGGACGGAATATCCTTCACGTTCAAGATCGTCGCAGATGGTATTGATGATATATTCTTGCTCAAGTATCGTTTCCTTGTAATTTTCTTCATCTTGATCACTTTTCGTTTCCACGTCAGTTTCACTACCGGGTTGAACCATATTGGTGATTCCAGCAACATTCTCGCCAATAACCCAGAGCGGTCTTGTCTCTCGTATGACTCTAAGCATTTCCGGCCAGAGATAACGGTTATCATCCGCTCCCTTTCGTTGTCCAGCGACGCTAAATGGTTGACAAGGGAAACCTCCGGTGAGTACGTCGATTTTCCCTTTCCATGAAGTGAAATCAGTTCTTTTAATATCTTCATATAATACTGTTTTTGGAAAATAATATTTTAATACACTTTGACAGAATGGATCTATCTCGCATTGAAAGACATTGTTCCATCCTACCTCTCTAGCGGCTAAATCAAAGCCTCCTATACCTGAGAAAAGACTAGCGTGATTCATTCCATCTTATTTGATATTAATTTTTCTTTTATATGTTTAGATATATCAATTATCTCATCTTTTATATTGCAGTCATCTTTTAATAATGAACCAAATATACATGATATGGCGCCCTTTAGGCCTAGCGCTATCCCTATCTCCAATATTTTTTTATCGGTATTAGAGATTTCTACAGGTTCATATAATATTGATGATATGTTGTTAACGACGTATATTATATCATCTTCATTCATTGATGTAGATTTATCGACAATAGCTATAAAATCTTTTATAATCATAATATAAGCTATTTTTATTTCTTTTATCGTATCATCGCTTAGATGTCTATCTCTTATATGCCTTTCAACATACTTGTTTGCTAGATTCTCTATTTTGTTTGATTTGTCCATTTGTACTATCAATTATTTAGTTAATAATAGATCATAGTCCTCTTCATCTATACTCCCATTATTGTTGACATATATAATGAAATCATTTAAAAGCACGGACTTATCCTTGGATAAGGCTTTTATAATAAGCTCTCCATCATCTTTCAACATCACATGCACAGTATCCCAGATAACATATTTTTGACATTCTTTCTCAATCTTCTTGATTGTTTTAAGTATTATCTTATACGTCTCCTCATATCTTTTTACTATTCCGCACAGTTCAGTCGTATTATATTTACGTATAGCCGTGAATATATATTCCTTTTTACAATCCCAGCATTTTATCAGTCTTTCTGATCCGCACGCCTTATCCTCGTAGAAGAAACAACCCTTACATGGTTCATTATGGTCGTAGCTTAATACCACAAGCAGCTCCACACCATTCTTGTATATCACGTCTCCTTGTTTCATCTTGTCTATTTTATTAATCTCATTATCAATATAGTAAAGTTGGATATTATCCATACTATAGATATCCAGAACGTTGTACTTAACATAAGACCTATATTCCTAGGTATAGGATCTACTCTCCTGAATGTCAGGATCATGAATATAAATGTCTTGAAGTTCATAATTTACGATATTTTTCTATATAGCTAACTATCAAGTCTTTAACTCCTTTTGGGACATCTACCAGTTTGAGATTACCTTGGAATATGTCCTTGCCGTACTCATCCATAATCTCCCCGAATGAGGGATTCATGACTCTTGTTGACATAGATATCGGTTGATCAGTGTCAAATTTGATAACGATCTTCTTTCCGCCGTTTATCGCCTTTTTAAAAGCCACGTAAAGCTTTCGACCTTTTATTATATCACAATTCCCTTTCAGGATATTAGACATATGTATGACATATTCTTTCTTCGCATCTCCTGGGTTGTTCATAAGCTTAAGATCTCCTCCGGTATCTCTCCATTTCCTGAAGCACGGGAAACATAGACCGTGATTTGCCTTAGCGTGTCTAGGTATCATCCTGCTGCTGCCGGCTGGGATCGTATCGCCACAGCAGATACACGTCCTATCCTTGTTGGTGCGCATCGGCACATAGCTCTTTATTGGGTATTCTTTTCTTTTATACATCTTCTTCTGTTTTCAAAATTATCATCACCATACTCATAATTAGGACAAGCCTTATTGCTTGGCCGTCTCGCATAAGTCTTTTGCTCCCTATTATATTTTCTATTAGGGTTTATATAATGGTCGCACACTTGCCAAATAGAGCAACATACCTTCCCGTATCTTTTCGCCCAATCATTATCATGCAGATGTACGCATGTAGAACAAGTCGGATTCTTAAGCTTATCCTTGTTATCATCTATGATCTTATTAACCCGATCAAGAATAACGGACATATGCTCAGTGTACATAACATTGAATACGTCCGGTTCTGGAAGATATGTCATCGAGCTTATATCTATGTCCATTTCCTTGGATTTGTTGTAAGCCGATTTGTATTTCCTTACCATCAAATCTTTTAACTGATTTACCTTCTTCTCATATGTTCCCATGTCTCATTCGGTTTTCCATCCCTGTTTCCTTAATAAATCCACCATCATCCCTTTTATCTTAGGGCTAATGGCTTCGGTAAGTATATCAGCGGCCAAGTTAATAGAGAAGCTAGTCATCCTAGATTCTCCTATATACTTCTCGCTGGTAACTTCTTTCACATAGTCGTGAATATCCTTGATCATTTCATTTTGAGATCTTAGGAGATCCAGTATCTTATCGAGTTTATCATTCATCTTTTTTTCTCGAATATACCTGACAATAACCAGACGATCACTATCAAAAAGAAGAATAGCCCAAGAGCCTCAGCTGGATAATCGTGCATCGCCTCTAAAATATCTCTCATAACTTAATGTCCATTTTGTTGATTATCTTATAAAATATATCCCTAGTCAGCTCAATATCATAAGTAGCGTCATGGAGTTTATCCTCATCAATCTCAATACCCATAGCCTTAGCCACGGTCATCAACTTAAAGTTCTCCATATCGTTTCTTACGTCCATCAGGAACGGTGTCACCATAACATATACATCCATACAGTTAGGATAGAACCATGATCCGAAATACTTATCCCCACATTGCTGGAATAAAGCCCGTAGGAAGTTGTTATCGAATCCAGCGTTGTTATACCCCACTAAATACATTTTATCCCTCTTGTCGAACTTATTCACGTATTTGGATAATATACCAACTAACTGCCTGTACCCTTCTTCCATAGGTTGATACGACTGTATCTGCTCCAAGGTAACGCCAGCCACGTCCAGCGCCTCTTGCTCTATCGTGGCGGCAGGGTTCGGGGCTAGGCGAATGTCAAACCTCTCGGCCTCCTGCCCGTCGATATCCACGATCCCTCCTATTTGGTGTATCCCGTTTCTCCAGAACTTAACCCCGGTTGTCTCTAAATCAAAAAATAGTAATTTGCTCATGTCTATTTATTTTGTTAATTTATCATTATCTAAGAACTAGTCGTGAAATGCTTTTATAATATATACTCCCATCAACTCTTTTACCTTCAAAGAAGTATATCCAATATTCTAATGAAGAACATCCAAAAGCAAGACATAGATTATTTATCGCATATCTAAAGTATTTCTTGCCTGAACGAAATAAGGTTTGAAATTCTTTATTATTTAAATGGAGTCTTTTTTTGATTTTTCTTTTATTCATGTTTATAATTTTATTTTAAATGTTCCATGATTTTATTCAATGCCTTATAAGACAGATAGCTGTCTATAGTATTATCGCTATCTATTTCCAGCAGCTTATTAAACAGGTCTTTAGCCAGTACTTTCCACTGCTCTCCCCAATCACGGAGATTCTCTACCTTTGACCGTATATCCTCGAAATAAGAATCTACGTCTGATTTGATTGATTTTGAATAGTATTTAACATCCTCCTCATCCCCATCCATAATATAATCACATTGTGTCTCGATATCTTTTATATGACTGTCTATATCACTGCACATATAATCAACAGGTTTACGTATATTGAATATAGCTTCTGACGTAAGACCGGTTATATCTTGTATGTCTTTTAAATTACCCATGATTTAATCAATTAAATACCAACCATCCACCTGCAAATCCCATTGCGAAAATAGATAAGATTATAGATGTGAATAATATCCAATCTTTTGCGCTTAGCTCATTATTATCTCTCTTTATTTTCTCAAAATAATCATATATAGCTGTATAAACAGCATGGTGAATATTCTCGTCTCTAGCCCTTACGATATTATCATATTCATTATATCCTAGATTATGGGTGGCGCTTTCGATCCTCATATTCCCCGTAACTTTTTTGTTTACATCGAAATCGAAGCTAAATACCATATCGGTGGTTAGAGCGTTGGCGATTCTGCTTTTTATCTCATCATTACTGAGATTAGCATCGTGCACTAATCGCTCATAGTCTTTATCGTCAAGAATTATCTGTTTTTTAATGTTCATATCCCTAATATTTCTGCTACATAAACAAATCCATAGCATATATAATCATCATGTTCCTCATGCCATACGACGGCGCATGGGAAATATAATGGCATATCCTCAGCCATAGGGTCCTCTTTGAAGTCATCAATGTTTATCTTCTCCCTCCACCTCCACAGGTCTTGGATGTCGTTCAAAATTAATTTCTCCATAACTATGACGGATGTTAGATGTTAGTAATTCAATAGCTAAGCTGATCATGGCTCCCGCTTCCGTAAGTTTATTCATTTGGGCGTACACCCTGTGCTCTGCGCTACGATAAGTCTCCCTGCTGCTTATGGTATCCAGTAAATCATCTATAGCGTTTCTAAGAAGATCGGTCATCCCATGCCCTCCCATGCCCTTGAAATAATAAATATCACGACCAGCGTAAAACATGTCTTGATATCTTTTAGCTACGTACTCTATTCCGGATAGATGATATTTTTCGTTGTCTATCTCCACCTCCCCTTTTTCTATAGCCCTTAATAGTTTCCAGTCTATCTTTACATCAGCTTGACGATTTTTTACCTTTACATAGGCATATCCGCCATAATGAGAACCCAGCGTCCTCATCGTAAGTTCATTGACTTTTTGTTTGTCTCCATCCATAATAATCTGGTTTTTAATGTTGATACAAAAGTAAGATTTAAACAAAAATAAAAGCATGAATAATATAAAAATAATATTAATCATGCTTAAATATAAATATATCCCTTCTAGTTCTCACGGATATACGTATTCGTACTCATCTGGAGGAGATGTCTTATATTCAACATCGCACTCCATATTGGTGTAATAGTTATCCCCTTTTCTGTATACTAACGCTACCCAACAGTCATATTTTTTGCTGTATCCTATAAGAGGGACATTGGCCATAGGCGGATTATCCTCAGTTTTGTACCTTATTCTTGTTACTTGCTTCATGTTCTCATGGATATAAATATTCATATTCTTCCGGTGGATATGTTTCAAATTCAGCATCATACTTCATGCAGGTGTAGTACTTATCCCCTCTCCTGTACATTACTTCCCACGGACAGTCATATCTTTTGTTGTATCCTAAAAGAGGAACACCTTCCATAGGAGGCTTATCTTTCGTTTTGTACCTTAATTTTGTTATTTGCTTTATGCTCATATAATCTTATGTTTAAGTAATTCCATCATCATCGAAAACAATGTGTCTACAAGAAGTTTCTCGCTACTCCAATACATAGGAATCTCATCTATATCTCTATACGTTACAGACCATGCATGTTCTAGCTTATAACATTCGAATGTAGAACCCTCTATCTCATATGGGAGTAAATTCAGTAACGTCCCTACATCCCAAACAGGATTGGATACATCAGGGGTAACGGTCTCGATCAGTCCTATACGACCAGCGTCATCCTCCATAGAATGTAATTGATCCAGATACTTGTCTCTGAAGCCGCTGGCGGTGGAGATAGGAAGGCCGGCCTCGACCAATACCCTCCCCTGTTCTTTTGTGGTAAAAATCCGTTCCTTCATGGTTTTTGCTTTTTCGGTGACATATCATCCAGTTTCTTTATTCCCATCAATATCGGGATACTATCATGCATACCATCCATCATCTTCCTCTCTACCGTAACGATCGTATCATTATGCCATCCCCCATGAGCCACAAGAAGAATCTCCTGCTGCTCGAAGCCAAGCCCGGCCCCTATACCGCCGGAGTTCCACGCGCAGGTAATGACCACCCCGCCTTTCTTGGTGATCCTAGCTATCTCCTTCTTCTGCTTAGCCCAATAACTAGATTGTGTTGTTTGCATATCAACAGCACCCCCAAGTCTTTTATACGACTCGGATACCTGTCTCGTGGAATATGGTGGATCATATAGTACCATATCAGCCATATTATCCTTAAGACCACGCAGGAAGTCTGTGGCGTCTTTATGATACATAGCTTTAGTATCAGGGTCAAGATCGTTGGTGATTGTCCCTATATCGCTGTTTCTGGCGAATGGATCCACTATAACCATCCCCTCTTCTCGATATTTATCTATAAGTTCCCTTATCGGTTTTATGCTGAATGTCTCGCTGTTCGGCATTGACCATTTCTTGTTTATAATCATCTCTTAACTCTGTTTTAAATTTAAGCTTCATAGTACTTCTAGGTACAGGATCGCATATGTCATCCCACCAATTCTTGTGCCCTTTCGGTGGATGTATATCCTTTTTCCATAAAGATCCCTTAACTGTCTTGATTCTTCCGTATGGTCTCATTTTGCTCGTGTTTACCTTCACATGTCACATTATATCCGTTTCTAATGACCCGAACATAAGCTCATCAGTAATCTTGCGAAATTCCTTTACAATATCATTTATCTGCTTACGTTCGATGCTCCTTAGCAAATGGGCTATCACATCCACTGTCCATCCATTGCCCGCTAAAGACATGGCCGTATTTGGGGCTATCCCGTCAAGGTAATCATCCGGCAATGTCTGTAGCCTACACATCTCCACCGGGGTCAGGTATCTGAATTTGTCTTTCATGTCAAAGGCGTTAGGATATCTTCCGGGAGGTAGTGATGAGATCACGTTATCTTTCATGACTGTTGTCAGGCAATTACTTTTCTTGATGGGAGTGGTATTCTTATCTTTTCTTATCTCCAGACATTGCGTTATTTTTATGCCCATGTCACAATCCTTTCGATACCCGTCCTCTCCTATCCTTCTACCGACAATGGTCCCTATATATCTCCCTCTTATGGCTCCCGGATTCCAACCCTTGTCATGCTCTAGAATATCATCCAATGATATATGCTTGTCTTTCGGCATTTCTACCGGCCAATTACACCAATAAAGGCGATGCCGGGTCTGTGCCGATACCAAGGCGCTATCGATCTCCACCGGCTCCACGCCAAGCTCCTCGGTGATCACCCAGCGGTGCTCGTCCCGCATCCGGACGTTCTCGCCCAAGAACAGGGCCTTACCTTTGGTCTCCTTCCTTAAATGCTTTACGATGTCCGAGAAGCAAAAGAAAAGCCTTCCACGAGCGTCCATGAATCCTTTACCCTTACCTGAGCTAGAGAAGCTCTGGCAACAGAACCCTCCCATGACCAGATCTATGTCTTTCCAAGGGATATCCCATGTTCTCCAGTTATTAACATCCCCTAATTGAATAATATTAGGAAAATGTTTTTGACTTACCTTTATGCATGTCTTGTCTATCTCTGAGGCATAGTAAGTCCCAATAGGTATACCGGCTCTTTGTAATGCTAGATATCCACATGATATCCCATCAAATAATGATAATACTTTCATATTGTTCATTTATTCTCAGACCTAAAAATATCCTTTGCGATCATATCAAGGGATATTTTATGTATCTTAGGTAAGACCTTAACCAATTTTATACCAAAATTTTCTCCCCTCTTAACAAAAGTCCATTTCCCGTATATGATCCCATGCATCATATTTTGTATTATCTCCTTGCTATCCGTCAAGAACACTTGATAATAGATACTATTGACATAATTGAAATCCTTTCCATGATCATTTGCCGGTCTTAATATCATTACAGCCGAAGAGCATCCACGAACGAATCCGTGTATCTCAAGACATTCCTCGAACTCATAATTATCGCGTTCCTCATCATGAACATCCTTAACCCATTTACATGGTCTCCCGTCTTTAAACGGGATCTTTAACTGTTTCTTTGCCATCTTTTAAATTATATTATAATGTTATTACCTGCTCATAGGTGAGCGTGCCTTTGTAACCTCTAGCTTTTAGTTCTTCGATAAGTTCTCTAGGTTTGAATTTTGCTAGATCTGGATTGGTAAACACTTTCGTTAATTTACCCCCCCCCATCTGCATTGGCTTTTTTGGACGATTTGTAGGCATTTACACAATCCTTACAGTAGTATCCAAACCCATCCTTTTGTGATTTGTTCTTATAGAATTTATCTACTGGTAATTCTTTACCACATTTCTTGCATATTTTAGTCTCCATGTCTATTAAATTAAATTATGATTCAATGTTTTCAATCTTAAATTCCCAGTCCATAGCGTCATGCGTTGCTTTAAATCTGTTTCTTTATGACAATTTGGTTCCCGTATTGAGGTATAATGCATAAACCTTCATTCAATCCATTTATTTCCAGTTCCCCAAAATTATTTAGATTGATAATAAACTCATTCCCAACCCAATCAAAAACTCGTATGCCATTTTTAACTTCTATTTCATCGTCACCGCAGCGATGATTAATAATATGCACTTTCATTACCTTCGTCCCTGTTGTCCTATATTTATAACTCTCAATTTATCATATCCCTCTGAAAGAATCCCATGATCAAACAATTTGTTAGCGTCTATCTTAAGACTTCTATAATTGTCAGTTATGTTGATATCACTCCACAAGTTCAATCTTCCCTTATCATCTAATTGCATATGGATAAATCCTTTTGTTATCTTCTTCCCGGCTTTAAGGCGCTCTACGTCTTTATCAGTAATCTTTTTCATACTTTCGATATTTTATCGTTACAATTAAATTCATCTTTCATCCTGATCTTTATGCCTCCATATGATAATTCCTTATGAGCTGTGACAAAATAATCAACCGCATCTTCATCTAATAAACTATGCGGGCACCTTTCCCATACAGGACTTTGATCTAGATGATCCCATGTGGCTACAAGTAACCTATTCTTGTCATCATCAATAGCTATTTTGTATGTCCCTGTAGTAGCCTTACGTTTAATGATAGCTCCATTTAACATCTGTTTCTTAGCCCAGCTCCATGAGCCTCTCAACCCAAATGTTCTTATAACCCAGTTATTTATCTTCTTCATTTCAAATTATTTGTTAAAAGTGTAATATAAATATAAATACATAAATTGAATAGGGCTATTCACCATGCCCTTATCAGTAGGATCATCGTATTTGTCAAGCCAAAGACGAAGCGCCTCCCAATCGATATCCTTACGGTCACATACCATGCAGGCTAGGTTAGCCCCGAACGGCTCCCCGCCGCCGCTCAGCGACCTGTTAAACCTTTTGGCTAGTCTTTCCTTGAATCCCTTATCATACCATATCCCGGAGGTAGCTGCATAGCAATAATAAGCGTTGTACTTCATTTTCACGCCCATCTTCTCAAACAATGGCGTATGCCATATCCGATCCAGAAAGAACACTATTCCACGATAGATAAAGGTTCGGAGATTCTTCCTGTATTTCTTCCCTAAGAAGCTATCTACACAAGATATAGTCCCGCCTGAATAGTACCAGTTATTGGCGCCTCTCTTGACCTTATCCGTCATCTTGAATTTATTCTTTCTGTCTTCCACCCTATCCCAAGGTTTCAGCTTATCCTCATTAAATGTCGGGCAATAATGATAGTAATGATTAATCCACGAGAGGTAGGGGTTGTATATCGTGTATCCATTATCGCTGACATATGAGTTCATATCATACCCAAGTTCCTTGGCTAGAATAGATCCCTCATCAGCTAATACCTTCAATATCGGGTTCAAGTTCCATATCTGATCTTGACTGACGAACATCGAGTAACATGGGTCTTCATCCTCTCCATACCATCCTCCCATCCCGCTCACTATTTTATCCAAATCAAGTGAATAATCTTTCCCGGATAAAAAGTCATCTCTAAGGAAAAACCCTCTATATGGAATCATGTCATACACACCCGGTTGATCCTCAAACATATGTTTAGCGTTCTCGGTCAATCTAATCAATGTTTGCAAGACAGAGGATATATCTATGGGTGCATATTCACACCCATAGACCTTATTATTTATCCAAAGATATTGAAGAAGCTCGGCTATATTAATAGTCCCGTCCTCCACATATCCTGTCTTGTTATCGAAGTTTATTTTGGCTAGAGGTATATTACTTCCTTGTGGTTGGTCACTTTTTTCATTACAACAATGCACGAACCTGTCAAAGAATATATCTTTCCAGCCAAAATATTTATCCCTTATCGTCATAAGCCTATTTCTTGTCATATAACGACATGATGTTAATAAGATCAGCTTTTCTGGCCATCCCCTCAAGTTTATTAAAGCCATCCATATTATCTCCACTGACGATAATAGTAGGATATACCTCTATACCGTACTTGGATATCTCCTCCTCCGTGGCTTTGTTCTCCGGGATCTGGTTTAACGTAACCTCACCCTCATACTCCTGTAATGTGTTGGCGATAATATACCGCATGTAGTCGCTGTACTCAGCGTCTTTCTTCGTGAAAAAATCAATTCTTACCATCTCAAATAGTTGTTAATCTGTTAATAATCAAATCAGCGGTAAATATAGCATTATCTACCTCATCTATACTCATCTTTCTCCCATCGAAATTGTTAGATAATAAATCCTTAACAATCTGATATCTACGCTGCTCCCAATTTACGTTTACATCAAAATTCAGATTCTTTACATAATCATAATTTAATTCATTATAACTGTAACTGAGATACTTAACTATCGGGAATAGGCTATCATTAATAGTGCGCTTGATTACATTAACGTATTTACCTGTTCTTTTGTCGATAGCTCTTAATCCCTCATCTACTACTCTTTTTCCTGACTCTTCCATTCTATAAGCCCTTTGTTATGTTTATCGTAATATAATAACGCTATGGCGTTCCAGCATACGGCGGATAGATGCATGAATCCCTCCTTATCATATCTCTCCCCTTTCGTATAAGCGACTAAGTGCCTCATGAGTGCACCTAGATAACGACTAAATCCATCAGGTATATCTTGCCATGAGTTATCAGCGTACTTCTTGGCTCCTTCCGTATATACCCTCACGATATCCTCTATCTCAGCCAAAGGAAGAAGATCCCACCGGAGTTTACCGTCGGCCCGGTCGTCCTTCCCGCTGCCGTCTTTCCCTACAAGCGGCCCGCTTTCCACCACTGCGTCTCCTATTTTTGGCTTCCCGAAATTAATCGCCTCATCCGCCGTCTCATCATCAATAAGCCTTAACTTGATAGCTCTATTTAACGAAACAACCATCTCCTCATCAGCCCAAATGGATTTATATGTCTCATCAAATAACGGTTCTATTTTCATCATTCCCGTATTGTCGGCGGTTTCAAGTACCTCAAATACCTCACCATCATAAACGACTTTGTCGTATTTGCTAAATTCCTCTTTCATTTCAAACTCCTTTTTGTTTTATTATTAGGTAATTATATACTTTTTAGATTAATAAAATTCACTAAGATCCCTGCATTCTGGTGTTTCTCCTGTCATAGAATAAAGCTCACCAGATGATAGATATACGCAATGCGAGGTCTTCCCGTCCCTCCACTCGCTTTGCTTCGTAATTCCGCAAATAGCGCAGCGTTGGATCCCCGGTCCCGCCTTTACCCACGAGTGCCGTACGTTTTTCTTTCTTGTCCTGTTGGTGTCGTCAAGTTTTCTCATGATCAATCCTCCAAGGCCGTTACAATTTTATCTTTCCCGATAATAGCCTCATTCCCGCTCCTTACATCAAAGCATCTCCCTTCATCTGCCTCCTTGAAATAAAGAGCACCATTGTACTCGAATAAACCGAAGCCGTAATCATCTAGCTTCATTTCGTTAAGTCTCTTTAATTTGTATATTTCCCCCATATTTTCTGTATTTTTTATATTTTGTATTACTAAACACATCAAAAAGATAGATAAGATCGTCGCTATTAGTCCTCCATAAAATTCGGCAGAATCATCCTTCTTATTCCCTTCTATTATCAAATAAATAGAACCGGTCATTATTATGAGGGTAAATACCAATCCTATCATAACATCTTTCTACTTTTTAAGAACTCCATCATATCCTCCACGCTAAGCTGGAAGCCGGCAGCCATCTTATGGCCTCCTCCGCCGGGATAGGCTTTACGTGCCAGTGCCGAGACATTCACCTCCTCTTTGGTGGTATAGAACGAGCATCTAAAGAATCTTCCGTTCCAGCAAAATGGCATCATCAGATCATGTCTTTTAGGGTCATACATAGATTCAAATGTAGTAGAGTTAAACTCCGTGGTATTCATACATATAGCCTTGTACCCAAATACATCAGCCTCGAATGAGAACATATTTATCTCGCCCCTGTTTTTCTCAACGATATACTCCAGTATCGCCTCCCCGTTCCTTATCATGTCATATATGAAGTCATGATCGCCATCCATGGCCTTTGCCGCCATATCCACGTCAAGACCACAATATCCTCTCATCCCGTATTGGAACGCCATGACATCACTCCATTCGAACCGGTCGTGATCCCATACATCATAAGCACTCAATAATTCTACCACATCAGGGGTCTCGATATCATCGAAAAGATATTCCCACGTAAGCTCACAAGCCGCCGTTCCGATACGTCTTTTGCCTTTGACATTATAGTCCTTCACAGCTTCTATCGCCGTCTTATGGTGGTCTATCCATGTGACATCTATCCCCTTGTCTTCCCATTCGTCGAATAAGAATCTCGTTCTATCGCCAAATGATACGTCAACTACAAATACCTTATCATATTTATTCACGTCAGGTATTTCCTTGCCGTAATTGTAAGGAAGAAGATCAATGTCCCCTTTGAAATACTTTTTTACTATAGCCGCTGACATTACTCCGTCAAGGTCAGCCTCATGATATATACATCCTGTCATAATCTATTGTTTTTGATTAAAAAATCTATGTATTCTTTTATATCCTTGTTCCTATCATTATCCCAGTCAAATGTCTCGTTTATGAATTTGAAGTACGATACCGGAATTGAATGCAACATCCATCCACAATACTTGCCGAATGTCATTAACGTAGAGCCAAGGGGATGATCCGGTCTCCCGGGAACAGGGGCGGCGGTTACGCCCTGCGCCAGCCCCCTCCTACGATCTTTCTTGGCGGCTTTGATATCCAGATCTGTTTTCGTTACCTTATCCCCCATCGGGATATTGGTAATTAGTTTATCGCCGATAAACATCCCCCATCCATATCCTTTGTAGTTCTCTATACTAAGTTTCCTTATATCACCGAACCTTGACGAGTTGTTACAACAATCAACGACCAATGCGCTATCCTTACCGTCCTTTATCCTAACCGCCCTGCCAAGCCACTGATAAAACGATGAGAATGAGAATGTCGGTCTCCCTACTATCACGCAATCCAGACCCGGATGATCGAATCCCGTACCGAGGGCGGAATAGTTGAACACTACCCTCGTCCCACCTGACTTGAATCTCTCGACTATAGCCTCCCGCTGCTTCTTTGGCGTGCCTCCGTGAACTACCTCCGCCATGCCAGCGCATATCTTTGCGTTCATCCATTCGGCGGCGGTATTGCAGCTCTCAACAGAATCCATAAACACCAGTATAGATCTGCATACGTCTTTTAATACCATCAACCGACGTAAAATAAGGTTGTTTAAGCCATTTTTTCTCACCGCCTCACTAATAGACCCAGCCGTATATTCGGAGCCGTTAGAATTGAGTTTAAGGGCATCTCCATTGAAATCCCATGTCTCATATTTAAGAGGTGTCCAAAATCCTTGCCTTATCATCTCCTCCACCTGTATGACATGGATTAGGTTCTTGAAATATACCGGTCTCATTCTGGTTATGAAGTTAAGTTGAGAGTATGATACTTGTCCTATCGACATAGTTTTAAGTCTACATGGCGTGGCGGTAAACCCTATTACCTTGCTAGGCTTTAATTCGTTCATGAATTTCATGAACTCACTGTCTTCCTCTGGGCTGTATCCGGCATGAGCCTCATCTATCAATACGTTCCTGATCCCCATCTCCTTAAGCTGACCAATAACTTTCTTGACAGATCCTAACGTGGCGTATATCATGTTAGATAGTTCTTTCTTGCCACAGGAGGCGGAGTAGATGGTAGCCGGTATGCCATATGATGTAAGCTTATCATAATTCTGCTGTAGCAATTCTTTTGATGGTTGCAAGACCAGTGTCTTATCTCCCATCAATCTGGCCGCTTCCGCTATCAACAAGGATTTCCCGCAACCTACTGGGCCTATAACCAATACCGGATCATTCCTATCGGAATTTATATAACTTGAAATGCTTTTAACGCATTCCTCTTGATATGATCTTAATTTATATGCCATCTTGATATGTGTTTATTCATGAGCCAGACTTTTGTTAAACTCCTCGATCTTGTCCCTATCCGTCTCATTAACCATCTCTGCCTCCTTACTGAACACGTCATACCCCTCACGGATATTATCCCCTACCATATTCTCTATCATCTCTCTCATTTCATCGCTCCTTACGGCGAAGGATATCTGGAACGATTTACTTGTGCATTTCATCAGGTAATCAATCTCCTTCTTACATTCTGCCATTAACCGATCCAGATTATCGAACTTAACGAACTTGGAGTTGCCATTGGCTTTTCTTACCCCATCCTTGAAATCCTCCAATATCCCGTTAAATACATCCGCCATACACATCATGGAATGTAGCCATACCAGCATATTGAATTTATATTCATTATCAGCGTTATTCATCAAACTCACCAAAGACTCGCTTTTTGTCAACATGATCTTCGATTCCCGGTCTACGATATCCTTTATCTCCTGCCGGCATTTCATGGCACCAACGAAATCCATTTTAGAATAACATTCATTTGATTTCTCTACCAATTTCCTAATATCCTTTCTAGACATCAGAAGATCCAATACCTGTTTTTCTCTTTCGTTTTTATCCATAATCATTTATTTATTGACACAAATATAATTAAAGCCTAGATATTTACCTAGGCTTTTTAATAAAGTTAATCTTTTTTATTCTTTCTTTTTGACTCATCCCAATCCGATGAGTACCTGCATGTCCCTTGTTTGTGGATCGAGAAATCGCACCAAAAACACAAGGGCTTGGGGCGGGGTTCAAGGCAGGCCGGCTGGCGTCCCATGAGGTAGCGCTTCTCGTACTTATACCCCTGTTTGGCGGCGTCCCAAACGTGAGCTTGATAGCTATCTATTTTATTTGTCTCGAAATCATACATGTCAAGGAGAATATCGTTAAGTTCCTTGACCGATCTCTCTACTTTCTCCTTATCTACCTTCACGTTCTGATTGTCCAGCATGCGGGTAAAGAAATAGCTGCACATATCCGGCAATACCTTGTACTTTCTCAGTATGTAGAAGGCGTATATCGGATGCTGGAGATTGTGAAGCAGCTTATCCTCATCGAATAACTTTCTCCCGGACTTCCAGTCTATCGTATACATGGCTATCCTGTCCTTTGTCTTATACTCTCCACGCCAGTCCACCGATCCTATGATATGTACCTTATCGTACGTCACGCCATCCAAAGTAAGGGGCTTGGGTAGCTTATAGGGCAGGACGAAGCCCTCCTCCACGCCGGCCGGTCTCGACCCCCGGATCACCTTCTCCATTGGCGTAAGATCCGACCACATTTTCTTATAGTTGCCAGCAGCATCCTTCTCAAACAACCCCACAATCCATCTTATTAACCTAGCCGCATGTTGCATGGACTCGATCTGAGATTTTACGCTATCAAAAGGTATCTTCTCTATATCGGCGTAATAGTTAAATGCCTTACTCATGTCCTCATAAGAAGGTCTGCATCCGTTCTTGAAGAAATACTCCATCGTCTGGTGGATAACCGTACCATATGACGTAGCCTCATGCTTCTCCGTGGATCTGTGACCCTCCACGTAAGTCTTATACCACTTATACGGACACTGAACAAACGTGTCTATCTGTGAGTAGGATGCGGCAAGCACCTTCTCACCGCCTATCGTCTTGCATAGCAAGTTATTCTCCGGAACGATCATAAAGCCTCTCCGTATTTATGTCACGCTCATATAAATCCATCGAAATATTCTGTAGGTTATGCAAATACCTTATCTGGATAAGCTCGCTCAGGTTATCCTCCATATCCCTAAGTCCGAGATAATACTCGTCGCCAAAAACCTCCATGGTCATCCCGTGTCCACGATATACGTCCCTATTCTTGTCACTCTTGAAACCGATAGCGTCAAGAAGGTTATCGTCTATCTCAATAGGCATGACATCATCTTCCCCTGAATACCATTTCATTATCCCATCATCAACCTCACGTTCAAGGATTAATGATCCACTTTCATTACGCATACCGGTAACGCACCCTACTCTCCATATATCACCAGCTTTGTCTTTTACAAGATTGCCCGGTCTTAACTCCTTAACTGAAATCATATTCTTCCTCCTCATGATCGTCATCACAATCATCGACAAGAGGGGTCTCTAGCCCCTCTTCCCAATCATCATATCCGAAATCCATTTATTTGTCTTTTAGATAATCATACAACATACCCATAAGCTCTCCTACCGTCAATTCGTGATAAGGCTTGACGTTAAGTGCCTCATCGGGTATACATTTACCCGTTTTCTTTTCCACTTCCATTATGACTTCTACAAAATCAAGGGAATCCATAGCCATATCCGTATCCAGCTTATCCTCGTTCATTATCTGAGCGGCATGATCAAGACCATTAAATTCACCCATCTTCTCGAATATCGCCTCCTTGACTACTTTTTCAACTTCTTTTCTTTCCATACTAAATCGACATTTTTAATCTTCTACCTAATTCTTTTTTTATATCCGATATCCTTTCGATATCCATCTTAACATCGCCTGTGATAGCGTATTCCTTATCCATTCTCTTTGGGGGATCCGGAAGCCGGCTTATGGCGAACAACCATGCCAGCTCCTTGTTCTTGTTCTCCCTAAGATACAAGTCAGACGTCATGCCATACATTTTTATGATCGTATCGAATAACGTTGATTCCGATAAACTCATATGCACGCTATACACATTTGATGGTTTCCAGATCAAGTTATCCAATCTCATCGTATACTCACGTTTAAGATCTATGTGGGATATTACGGCTCTTACTATAGGTTCTTCCTTGAAGTTGGTATTAGCCACGAACCATACGAGCCGTTTCTCTACCTCCTTAATAGCCCCTGTATCCTTCCCCATATCGTTATATACCCCAACGATACGGTCCCGGATCCCCTCGACCTCCGGTGTCAGACCGGGTGTCTCTATCAGCATCAGCAGCGACCCTCCCCTTGGCGTTATCTTCCACTTCCCATTCTTCTGAAGCTCGATATAACCAGATGCTTTATAACTATCTATTTTCTCCTTTGGAATGACGCTAGCCATCTCCTCTTTCTGCCGGATCATCAAAAGATACCCGACATCAGACATCGTTAATCCTGATGTCATCATCTGTTCAAAATTTATATACATAAGCTAATGAGTTAAAATATTGACCTAATCTTTCTGGCTACCCTCTCGACTATATCGGGATGATCATTTCCGTTATATATATCTATTAGCGTATCTATTATATGTAACCTTATGTTTTTCTTTGATGAATTAAACCAAAAATCTCCATTTTTTCTGTTTACAGGTTTGAACATCTTCAGTTCTGGTATAAGATAATACGCCACACATGATCTTTCAGCAAGTGATAATTCAACCGCTGCCTTTTCTATTGCTCTGCACATAAATGTATAATTATCATTCTTTATTAGATCGTAAGCTCTTCTCAACACCCTAAGGGCGTCTGCTTTCGATAATCTCTTTCCCTTTTTCATACTGTTTTACCGTATAAGATTCATTAGCCATACCAACTCTACCAACTGATATAGATTGATTTATAGATTGGTTAAGATGCCCTACAACCGACATCTTAGCCCTAACCGTATTGGCGCATCTTAGAAGGATTCGATAATCCTCTAACGCCCTCTCGTATCTTACGTCCACCCTAGCCCTTTTATCAGCATCAGTCATGCTCTTACATGTTCCGTCCTCCCTCAGGCTTATAGCGATCTTGTCCCGTATGATTCTGATATCATCCTCGGCTATCACCAGTTCGGCGTCAAGAACCCCCTTGTATGAGCTAAGAAGATCCTCCACCGCCACAACTTCCCTTTTTAGGTTCTCCAATTCCAATATCATTGAGTTGTCATTTATCCTTTTATACTCCTGTACTTTATTGGATACCTCATCACAGATACTCATGATCTCCTTTTCCCGTTCCCGGTTTATGATATATCTGATGCTGTATTTAGCCATTTCCTTTAACGAGGATATAATTTCCTTTATCCCCATCTTATCCTCAACCGACAATACGGTCTTCAAGAACATTTCCAGCACCTTTATCACTACAAGCAAGTAATTATGTCTCAATCTCATGTCAATAAGGTGTTTCGTCATGTACTATATTGAAATCATCACTAGGCGGTATATATTGTTGCTCCAACGGGATACTGGGAGGCGGGGGCGGCAGCGTCACCACGGTCGTGTCCGGCTTGCCGCTACCCACGGGGGCATCCGAGCCTCCCGGTCTTTCTTGGCGCACCACCCCTCCATCAGGATAATATCGCTCATATCCTTTCATGATATCTACATGTATCGCATCAATCTCCTCTAATGACCGTTGACGGACCTTTACGATATGATGGAATAATAATCCATCCACACGGAAGGATCGTCTTGACTCGCTCTTGAAACGTTCCAGATTAGGATACCATCCTTGCGGAAATTGCATGTATGAGGAGTATCCATATCTCCTTGGGATATTCAACACTACCATGGCCGTACATAACTGCCCCAATGAGTCAGACTGATAGAAATCAGACTGCCTTGGCATATGATCCTTCGGATCACGTCTGCCCTCTATTTCTCGATTGAGTTGCGATACGATAAGGAAGAAGATGTTTGGGAACGTTCTTTTGGCTATATTGCACATATTCATCAAACTATCTATATTCCTCTTGGCATCACCCGAACCTTGTACAAGAGCTGTATGGTCTATGGATACAAATACAATTTTCTTATCCTTGTTCGCCGGCATATATACATTCCATAGAAAATCTTTAAGCTCATCAACTGTTGTAGGTATGGGTATATACGTTATTCTGTTTGAATTTTCTTGTTTAAGACATTTTTGCATTTCCAGCATCTCTTCTTCATCCATTTTACGAAGGAGGATATCTTCTATGTCTTTGTTCATTTTTTTTGATAGTGAACGTAATACCAAGTCTTCCGGATTCATCTCGAACTCACATCTTAACCATACATAATCATCCGCTTGTGGGTTGATATTAACATTCATCACATTGTTCATGATTTTTTGCGCCAGATAAGATTTGCCAACTCCGGGCCTAGCGCCTATAGCCACCGCATGTTGTGGGTAGAACCCGCCCAGTAACGCCTTGTCAAGATAAGCGTATCCAGTACGAGCCGGGAGAAGTTCTCCCGACTGGTATTTCATTATCCTCTCATAGGCATCCATGATAATTTCCTTGGATGTCTTCCATATCCTATTATCGTTCATCCTCGTGCGTTTCTATCGCCAGCCGTATCGGATTTAGATCCTCTGTTAGCTGATCTTGATTTATATCTTAATCCCTTAGCCGTATGGCATAGGTCCTTCCCTTTCCGATAAGCCTTACCCTTCAGCTTATCGGTCTTGTAATTCTTACGACCCAACTCCCGTCTCTTGGCTTTTTGCTCAGGTCTGGCGTTGATCTTCTTGTCCGTCTCAGCCTTCTTCTTTCTGGCCTCCGGATGTGTCCTATAGTATTCAGTCGATCTCCCCATTCTCGCCCTCCTCGTCATAATCATAATCTTCTACGATAATATCCTCTCCATCTAAATATGAGGCTTTATCTCCGAGTCTGCTTCTCATGCTCTCGTAAGGATCATCCCCATCTTTTATTTCCCACACACATAAGTGCGGACCTATTATATCAATAAGCATGTTGGCCTTATCCTCGCTTATGCCTTTTTCTATCATCTTATCTCTGCATTTGTAAAAACCACATGTCTTGTTAAACACTGATCCTCCTACATAAAACCCTGTCTGTTTGTGAATGAAAATTACTTTCATGTTCTGTCAATTTTTATTAATAATTATTTTTTGTAATCACCGTAACTCATGTCAGCGTCACACACCACCAAGTCAGTTACCTTATCCACTACATGGAATAGATGCTCCGGACATCCGTGGCATGCGCTACCTCCTATCGCTATCGCCTTATGCCTAGGGCAGTTATTCCCCCTCCCTCCATCATATATCTGTATCCGATTATCACTATATGCCTTGATATGTCTCATGATTTTAAGTAATGATGGCAAAGACATCTTGTAAGGGGATATATGCTCCTCCGGTATCATAAGCTCACCGGATAATTCTTTGTAAAGATCATGTCTATCCTGTCCTGTTTTTATTAAGAATACGTTGATCTCGGTCATTACCATATCCATAGACCTAAGGAGATCCGGCTTGGCTAACCTACCTACAGGTTTACCCGTAGAATCGGATCTCATCCAAGCCCCACACTTCTCGCACCCAACTTGCTTTCCCTCCACCGTATTTATCATAGTGGATGGGGCCTTGCAATACGGGCATACGGATCCGTTTAACATAGCTTTCTGGGCTAAAGATAGCTCTCTCATGCCTTTTCTTGTATTTTGACATTAAATAGATCACAGAATCTATTAAAATTCCTGTTCTCTATTCTCATATCCTCCTCATACCTGTCAACTGATTTGATGAAATCATTATAACAGTCCTCGCACATCCATTGATTGATTACTGCTACATAATAGCCCACGGATGTAGGTCTGTTACACATATCGCAAATACCTAAGCACCCATATCTGGTGAGCTTATCCATCATCTCCTGTCTTGTTATTTCAAGCACCTTGAATTTCTTGTAATTGTCAACTACCTTTGCCATTGTAAATTTGTTTAATAATAAAATAATCCGCTATATCCATTCCCTCATTTATATTGGGTTTTGATTCTAGAAAATTACTTATCTCTATATTCATCCCCCTCATATCCTTGTCTACCTTCTTTCTCCATTCGTTGAAAGCGTCGCCCTTATCCGGGTACAGGACTATCCGCCTCCTACCCAATGTCTCTATCATCTCCCTTTTCAGCATATGGATACCGCCACAGGCCATAAACAACCTACTAGGGTACACGATGTTACAGATAACAGCCGTCTTCTCTGACTCTACTATATACACCGGAGCGTCATTGGGATAGAAGTTGATAAGAAACTCCCCGAACAGGCATTGCCTAAGCAGGTAATCCTGACCGTCCAGTATATGCACCCAACATACATGATCCATGGGAACCTTTACCCTCTTCCCGTCAGGCCCGTAGTCCATTATCTTCCCGGTCCGCACTACCCAATTCTTATCCAGTTGCCAGAACACACAGCACTTACCCCAGTCCCCGAATCTCATCATCCCCACCTTATACAAGCTAAATGCCCTATTGGTATGATACGATCCGAAGATATTGGATAGATAATCCTGAAGATCGGATGTCTCGAAAGGATTAAGCGTCTCAAACATCTTGCTTACCGGAATGCAGTTGGCTATATCCGGATCCATAGGAGGTCTGTACCTCCTTAATACTTTGTTTGAATCGGTAAAAAGATCATTGTTCCCAAGTTCGCTCCCTGTTGGATATTTAAAGTAACCACATTTATTTTTATGATCACACACCCCAAACTGCTCTCCAACGATCTGACCGGTGGTTACGTCCACGTACGGCGTAAAACACTTATCCTTGCCGCATTGCGGGCACGTCAGCTTCCTCCTTGGTTTGCTATGATCCAGCTCATACCGATGAACGCTCTTATTGAACTCCCTAAATTCCATCACCCTCTCCTCTCATTCATGACTCTATATATATAGTCCCTCAGCGGCTCTTTCCTTACCAACTTATTAACATCAAACTCGCCTTCTATATCTAAGGATCCGATTCTTGATGTAACCGTATAATTAGTTTTCTCGAACTTATACTTTCCTTGAAGATATACTACGGTAGCCATATTCAATATAGGGTTGTCGGTCTGTCTTTTCAGCTTATATTGGCTGGTCTTTGCAGTAGGATCACCCGGAGCGAAGTTATATATCTCCTCTATCTCCAATATCTTTCCGTAGTTCTCCAGTATCATTCTTCTATATAGCTCAAGCTGGAAAGCGTACTCGTCATAGAAATTGCCCTTCCTGTTTGATTTGAAGTCCAATATAGCGAATATCCTCCTGCATCTCTTTATCTTCTTTTTCTCCGTCTTAGGCTGACCTTTCTTGGCTCCCGTCTTATAGAACTCTCCTGTCTCGACCTCTATCTCCACTGTCTCCGGCTCGCTATCCATCTCCACCACGGCGTCCACCGAAGAAGCTACCTTTAACCTGCTTGACCTCAACATCTTCTCGATCAATACAGGTTTTACATGTCTTTCCTTGCAGAATATGGCAAATGATATTAGATCCTCTATTAGCTCATCAATGTTATCCACTAATATCCGCTCCATCCTATACTTGTCTATTCTTAGCTTGGCTTCCTTGACCACCTTCCTGATCCATGTCGGGATCAGCTTTATGTTAACCCCGGTCAGATACAACCCAAATAGATAATGCATGATAGTACCTAAGTCAGCCCTATAGTTAGCGTAATCATCAGGGTCCTTGCCCTTGAGTCTCATCTCATTCTTCCATTTCTCCAAGGCTCCGGACGTATCACAATACCCATTGGCGATATTGTTAGTGGCTCCATCGTATATGATAGGATACCCATCAACATCCATCTCATAATACACGCGTTTGCCGGCGACAGTCATTCTATATAACACAGGTGTCGGGATATCCTTTATCCATTCAGCGGCATAATACTGTTGCTCTGTCTCCAGATCATACTCAACCTCCATCTCCTCATTAGGCTCGTTTTTAGGCTCTTCAACAGGCTTTTCCTCCTCGACCATATCTTTCTTCGGGACCGTTGATAAAACGTCTAATATGCCAAAGAAAGCGGTAAATTTAGGATCTGTATGATATGATCTTAATACTGGTAATGATGATCGCCAATAATATGACGACGCATTCTCGTCCTTTATCTTGCCTAAAATCTTGCCTAAAGCCGAACATCCTATCTCTCCATCATCCGCAATAGCCACATTGTGTCTCTCGGATAAACGAACTTTCATCTCATCAAACAATTCTTGATCGCTTATGACTTCTATGATCGTCCCATAACTATATACTGTGTCACTTATAGCCTTATATCCTAGGTCTAAAAGTAATCTTTGTTTTCTTCTATCCATGATAATAATCTGGTTTTTAATTTACCATCCTCCTCGACTTTAGGTGCGAGATCCCTCATCCGTCTGGCTGCCAACAGCCATACGTTGCCAAACTCGTCCAAGAGCCGGCTGAAATCCATCGCATCTAACAGATAATCGAATTTTGCATGCTCATCAACCGTCAAGTAGATAATGTTATCATTATCCTCGGCAACTGATTTATATTTCCGTTTAGGGTATAAGTGGCATATGTTGCTTACCCCCGGGCATGGTATGTATGCGCCGGTAGCAGATCTCCTTGTCATACTCAATCTAGCCACATGGGCGCCAAAGAAAACGGCTAGGTTCTTCCCCTTTGGCTTGGCCTTCACCCGTATCGCCGCCCTTTCCTTTGGCGGTAGCTCCTTGGCTCTGCACGCGGGACACAACCCCTTACTCCTTATGGTTACCATCCTCCCACATCTCTCACACGGTAACATCCTACCTCTCATGCCTTTTTCTTTTTATAACTTTTGTTGAACTCCATAAGGCTCATAGCCCTATACCTCTTAAGCCTATTAATCTTACCCTCAGTCCAATCTTGATCCTTGAAGTTGATGATCGTATCGAATATCTGAGCTAGTTCCCGGATATTAAAACTCCTGTTTTGTATCTTCTTATAGAACCCCGATCTGCTATATCCTAATTTAGAAGCTAGATAAGTTTTGTTAGACAATGTGAGGATACGATAAATCGTACCCTCCATTTTACTTATCTCCATCAACTTCTCGGCTATGGACGACGTGGTTTCGTAGCTAGCTTTACTGTCTACTATCCTCATTTTTCTCCGGATTCCTGATCTTACCATCAAACTCGTAGAAGTCCATCAGTTTCTTCTCTTCCTTGATACAAGTGACAACGAAATCTGATATGGTTCCTTTCATGCCTTCCTCGAAATTCTTTTTGGCATGATCAAGGTCATTGGCCCGAACGATGTAGTTAAACGCCTTGCGTTTCTCATTGTTCGATTTCTCGTCTATCGTAATATAATCAGCCGTGACCTTATAGAACCGGTCTCCATCCATGGCAAACAATTCCGCTATCCTGAATCGTTTGATATCAACGCTAAACTCACCGGATATGAATGGCTTCATCTCCTCTATGATTCTAGCCTCACATTCGGTATAAGAAAAGGCATCTACTAAATACTCTTCCTTTACCTTCTTCTTCATGCCGTTCTCGGCATCGGTCTCATAAGAAACCGTACATTTAAACCAATTGTGCATTTTAATCTATATTATTGTTAAACAAAGGATAATCTTTTATTCCTTCACGAATATATCTTTCCGTATCATCATCCACGCCATAAGCCTTCTTGAAAAATATCATAGCCTTATCCGTATCATTATCCACCAGTGGTAGATATTCCCTTGCAAAAAGCGACCTAAGATAGTTCATATTATCAATCCTATGTCTTATATCGGCTACTTTATCCCATATCTCGACCCGAATTTTACTCATTTTCTTCATATTTCTCTCATATCTCTCTAGCTGGTCTTTATATTCCGCCTCAATCTTATCGTTCTTATCCTTGATAGACTTATAGGTCTCCTCGTCTTTCGTATCAAACATCGGAGTATGTTTGATATTAATTATATCCAATTTGCTGTATAGCTTTTCATTGGATACGGTGAAATCATATCTAGTCCTGTACAGATCAAAGTCACTTAAGAACTTAGCTATTTTAATAGCATCATCCTGATCAAGAACGGCTATATTCAATCCTTCTAAATAGTAGAAGAAATGGGATGGAGAAATAGGTTTACAGTCATATGTCCTCATGATTGGAGGCTCATCCATAAACCTGACACCTTCCTCCGCACATCTTATTACGATCAATTTCTCTACCTGCTCATCAGTAAGATCATATATCTCCTGATCGGTCATCTTATCAATTGTCTTCATCATCCTCATCCTCCGACATCATTATAGCCTTTGTAAACTTTTGTTTATAGACCTCACCCATAAGACAAGCGAAAGTCTTATCATCCATACTAGCCATAGCATTGGCCTCTACCATCATATCCATCTCAATGTTCTTTGCCCAGATTTCATAGCTATCATCATCTTCTTTATAGAAGACAACTTTACCACCATACTCGAAACCATCATCCTCGGCCTTAACCCTATCGATGATCTTCTCTAACTCCTTTACAAATTTACCCTTTTTCATATGTGTAATTTTTATGTGTCTACAAAAGTAGACATTTTGTTTTTGAATTAAATTAAATAAACATTATTAATAGTTAATATGCTTCTTTTGTTTTATCAACCATATTTTACCCCTTGATAAACTCAACACAACATTTATCCACTCTGGTTATCTCCCGATAATCATCGGTACGAATACCATATCCTTTATAACTCTTGGTTATAGTACATATCTCCCCTTTTTCTATGACTGTACCTCCTTTGCTCTTCAAGGGACAAAGAGTTTTTACTTTCGCTCCTATTATCTTTCCCATATACTTATGTTTTTAAGTTCCTCCATCTCCATATTATTATCCTCCATATATCTTAAGCCCTTTTATGTTGTATTTGCTTATATCTGCGCACAAATTACACCCTCCACAACAACAATACCACGAGCAAAAGGCTAGTCGCTCCTGCTCCGGCCTACCTTGAAACTCCACCGCCGCCCTATACCATGCCGGGGACAATACCCTGACCTTATCCGGTACGGGCGGCGTCATGAGCACAGATCGCCGCCTTCCTTTGGCATCTTCCCTATTTCTCATTTGGGTTGTCCTTTAACAGTTCAGCTATCTTATCTTCCTTCAACATATTTTGCTTTCTCATGTTATCTACGACAAAGGCAGCGAACGCCATATCATATCTCTTCCTTAACTCATTGACAAAAGACTTGGCTTTTGATTCTATCATTGTCTCGATGTTGCTGTCTACAACTTTGTTCATCCTGTATCTTATAAACTCATCTACTGTCAACTCCTCATCCATATAATTTAATCTGAATCTATATTTCTTCTCGCTGGCGTTCTCGATGAGATCGTTCATTGATTCTCTCGCTATATTCTCAATCTTCTCTGATATCGGATTGGATATTTCCCTCATCAACTCATTCTTGAACCTTTCTTTAAGCTCACGTACTACAGCCGACCTGACCGAGCTTGTAAACTCCTCTTTCAACGTCGCCTCGTTGTTTATAGCCTCCTCGAATACATCTTCCAAATTTAATTCTACTTGTATTTTCATATCATTATCTTTTAATAAATTATAAATCCTTTATATAATCACCTTATTTATTCATGAAATCAACGACTTTATTCAAATACCCTCTTGTCATCTCAATAAAGTTCACGCAATCCAGCTTGCTCAACTTGTAAATCAAAGCCGGGTTATGAATTACGGCTATAATTTGTGTTTGCGGTTTATGAAATGACAATACTTTGTACAGATCCATGATATTGTCAATATCTAAATTCCTGTCCGGCTCATCCATAATGATTGTATACTCAAAATCCTTCTCCATTAATACCACATGATTGTCTTTGTAGTATTTTAAAAGATTGTCGATCCTGTTTGCCCAGAACTCATTTGACTTTTTCTTAAATTCCATAAGTTTCTGTATCGGAAACGCATACTCATCTTGGTTAAACACAAAATCAAAAAGCGAGTTCATGGCATGAAGGTTCTTCTCCCCAGAGGACCTAGATGCTCCATTCATATACAAACTTAAATTATTGATATTATCCAATATATCATCCTTTCTCATTTCAGTTTGCTGTAGGAGATGGAATACCTTCCCGATATAATCCGACTTAATACTGATCCCGTCAAGCACCTTGTCATCATCAAATATATCCGGGAAATACAATGCTTCTGACGGTAATTCAGAACACATCTTTTTCTCGCACAACATGTACTTCGATATCATATTCAGGAGGGTTGATTTCCCGCTCCCGTTCTTGCCTACAATCACATTCACGCCGGGCTTGAATATAAACTCAGAGCCATTTTTGAACGCTTTTATCTTTTGGATATATTTAAATGGAGTCTTCTTGTTGTCGTCTATCCTTATAGAAGTTATCATCTTATATGATTTTGTGTTGAATTATTTAAGCCTTTCATTAATTGCCAAATCAAATATCTTATCAAGACATTTCCTCATCTCCGCCGCCCCGATGATCGCCTTTCGATTCCCGAACGAGAGCCACGAAGTAATGAACCCACTGACCTCCGCGTCCCGCCCGGAATACCGCCTTGGGAACTGGACGGGATCGCTGGCAATAAAGTCGGCGTTTTCGTATTTGTCCGCCATGCATTTCGGCATGTCTACAAATTTGTCATTCATTGTTTATCCCTTCATTTGTTCGCATGCCAATCTTTCAAGTTCCGGTGTAACGTTGGTATTCATTATGCCTTTCAAGCAAGGGCATTGTCGCCAGACTATATCATAAATCTTTGACAATTCAATCAAAGCCTCATTGTTTGATTCAACTGTCATAATCCAATTGTCCGGCGATATCTCTATCTCCCTGCATGGTATTTCTTTCTTGCCTTTTGGCATATATCCGTTCTGATAGTCTTTTACATTACATCTACCAAAATATCTTCCAGTGAGTATTCCGTTTTCGTCCGTCTCAAACAACCCTCCTGTCCATCCTATCTTATGGATGTTCTCCGTCCACGTTCGAGTGGCGAATAAAAACTTTTTTACAGGAACTTTTGAAAATGCATCAACATCACGGATACTCCCGTCCGGCTCTTTGAATATCGATGATTTTCTTTTATTCTGGCAACTCCCGTCTAAGCCTATTTTTCCCCATTCGCCATCGTCAAATCTCAAAGGAGAGATTATATCAAAACTGCAAAGTTTCTTGACGAGATTGATTTCAAATGGTGCCGAGAATCCGCTGTTACCATGAGAAGAGAACAGCGCGACAGCTTCTATTACCTGTTCGCGCATCCATTTGTTAGGACCGTCCTCTTCTTTGCTATATCCGGCTAATTCCAATTCTCTTATCGCATGTTTACATAAATTACTGTTTGCGATAATATACCGAAGAGCCTTCTTGTTGATAAGGCTCTTCTTGCTCATTTTCTTTACAATTCTTCTACTCTTTTTCATGTTTAATGTTATTTAATGTTTTAATCACCAATCTCCTCTATCATTCGTATTGTGCCATGACCATCTGTTTCGCGAAATCTTTGTACGCCACTATTTTTCGCAGGTTTGCTCGCATTCGTATTTCCCCGATACCGCCGACCGGAGACAAGGCGCCTGTATTAACACCTCTTCCCATGTTTATTCCTCCTTGTTATATAATTGCTTGTTTTTATATTCCAACATCCTTCCCATCCTCTTTAACCCAATTAACTGTATCGCAATACCAACAATACCCTGTCTTGGAATCCTTTTTATGAGAATGGGATCCACATGTGGCGCACCAATAATTATCATCCATATTGTATGTATAACTTTCATCCTCATGCATTTTGGCTATTCTAGCTACCCTATCCTCCAGCAGATCCTTTAGATAATGGCATTCGTAAGGTCTATCCTCTTCCTTTAATATATAAATATCGATATCCATCATGCTCCCCATCCTGTCCGTACACATACACTCGGCGGCATGGCGCACGTTCCCTTCCGGCATCCCCGGAACTATCTCCCGGATCACCGCCTCCATCTTCTGTTGGTATTCGGTATCTACCTTAACCACCAAATCCTCTAATTTATCTATTAAACTCATGATCTTTTTACTTCTTTGTATATGACATCTGTATTGTCTTCTCTATCTATATTGCAACAACAAGAATACATGCAGTAATAACCCCTGTTATTAAATACACATCCATCACAACTGCTATCATCAATCTCTATTACCTCCAATTCTATTTTCTCCATGCCGGTATTATATTTAAATATACTACCTATCTTATGATATCCTATATCCTTCAAATACCTTATATGATTATTTTCGTTAAATAATCGGTTGATAAATACATCCATTTTATCGTTTAGACCATTTTTATCTAATAACCCCTCGCACTCATTTTTATTAAATCCAAAGGATATCATAAAATATTTTGCCATATCAAACCTTTCCAGTTCCACCAATTTTTGTATGCATAGCCATATTCCTTGTCTTATGCCTTCTTCTTTGGCTTCTTGCACTCTATCTCCCATATTATTTTGTATTAATTAAGTAACAATATTTCTCTTCGCTCTATTTTGATCATTGATGGATTATCGTCATGATCATACCAATATAGATACCATATACCTCCTCTATTGGCCTTCCACATCTTCCCTTCATATTCCCCCGATGGGATCGTTACTGAATATTCTCTAAGACCCTCAAAGGTTTGTTTGGTCATTAAAGCGTATTCCTCATCAATTTCTATGTATCTCCTATGGGGCTGTTTCCATAACATCCCACGTTTGTCTGTTATCTTAGGTATTATATTCTCTCCATTCATGATGCTTTGTAAATTATGTATTAACTATTGTATATCTAACACTCTTCCCATCTTCCCTTTCGAATCCCAAGCAACCTGATTTTACGCAATCATATATATAATTTTCAAAAGCGCATCCCGAACATCTATCACACTTATCTACTCTTAATGTCATTTCAGACATACCAACTTTATAATTAAAGACTTCCCCTATTTTATGATACTTAATATTTATACATATAGTATCGTTTTCACTTATAGTACTGCCTTCACTTATCATATTCTCACGTCCAAACATATTGTCAATAAACTTAATCATCTCATCATTGAATGATTCGCTTTCTTCTTGCAGCTTCCTACATTCATCCTCGGTCAATCCACAAGAAGACACCAGTTCCTCTGCGGCCTGCGTCCATCGCCCGTCGTGAGCCAGCTCCTGAACCGACAGCCATACCCCTTGGTTCATGCCCTCCATTCTTGCCTTATCTAAAATACCCTTATCCTCCATATCCTCGATCATTTAAATTCTTGTTTATTATAACAATCTCTATATCGTTTAACGTCTTATCTTTTAATATTTTTTCTACTGTTCTTGGAATGACATTAAAATCTTTATTGCTAAGCTTATTATCCACCATAATCTCAATCAACTGCTCTATGGTAAGCCCAAGCTCATTATGGATATAATTCTTTATCGCTTTATATTCCTTACTTCTGCTCATAATCAATCTCCTTTCTCTTAAATTCACCTATGTTTAATATCCCTCTATCTCCTTCAAGTGCTAAAGAGATCGGAGGTATTGGCATATATAATTTAACTACCCCGTCATCGTAAAATGGATGCGGATATTTATGATACTTGGCAAATTTGCTCCAGCCTTTAAAGAAGTAAGCCATGGAAATACTTTCTCCATCAGTGACAAGATAATAATCATCTACATCCGGTAGCCCATCGCTTATTTTTATCCACGGTGATTGCTTTGACCGCCATTCGGCACCGGATTTAAAACCAGAAGCAATCATCTCTTTAATGGCAGAAATGCCGTTCGGTACTCCATTTGTTCCAAACGAACTAATAACCGATCCTGCGTATTCAATCGCTACTTCTACTGTCTGTTTCATAATTCCCCTCTTGCTTTAAGTCTTTTGATTGCATCTTTTCTTGAGTATGCACAGATCTTTTTTCCTTTAATCGTGAATTCTTTCAACTCTCTAGAAGTCGATGGGCGTCGATAATCAGGATTGAATCTCATCCCTTCATTTGACAATCTCTGATTAGAATAAATATTTTTATCGGCAGTCATCGTACTTTCCATAGCTAACATTGCTAATGTTTTGAGCATACTTCTTTTTAAACTCATTTGATTTCTATATTTTTAAATGTTATTAAATCTTTTCTTTTTTTGATCTTGAAGAAGTTCACATTTTTGATCTTACTACATTCTATGAACCTTTCTAAACCTTATTTATTGTTTTGAGATTGTTTACCTTTCTCAAAACAATTTCTTATCTTTCAATCTTCTTTTGCTTAGATCCCCTTTATATATTATAAGGTGATTGAGTCTCTTGATAGACATAACCTGTTACCGGAGACTTTACCGCTGCGCAACTTGATAACAAGAATGCCGTACTGATAAATAAGAATGCTTTTTTCATTGTGTGTTTGTTTTTGCCCTCCCTGTCCCCTTCGTTCGGTGGTTTCTAAATAAAAGAAGCGTGGAGACTATTGGATGTTACCGTATTTGAGGCTCTGGACTGCCCACCACTCGATAACAAACAACAGCCCCACGCCGTAACCCTCCCGTTATCGAACTCCCAGACCAAAGGCCGGAGGCCGCATCGTGGACACGGCAACCATTCCATTGGATTCTCCGGCTCCTCATAAGCATCAATACACTTGTACTTATATCTCTCTACCATTATGATCAACCACTATAGAATTGATTTAATCCTTCGATCCCTCATCTCATTCTTATCCTTAAACATCATTATCCTATTAACAATTCCCTCCGATTCCATGTACGTCGAGAATCCATGTATTCTTAGATATTGGATTGCTGATAGTGATTTTTCTAATATTTCCTTATATTCTATATCTGTTTTAACTGCTTTCCCCATGATCTTTTCCCTCCATTTCTTCTAATATGATTTTAGCTAGATATACTATCTCACTTATCTGGTCGTAATAAACATCCACTCCCTCAATTTTCTCATTATCGTCATCATATCCATCGACCATCAAATTATCTTCCCCCGATAAATACACGGATGTTATAGATAAACAAATCAACCCGTTATCGGTAAAGATCCTTATTTCAGCCGGAAAATCATCTACATGGGTTCCGCTATCCATGTCAAGATCAAGTCTCCCTGTTCTCTTGATCAAATCAACCATAGCTCCATAAGCTACTACGTTCGCATTTAATAGCATTTTATTTAATGCATTTACTCTTTCTACGTCTTTCATAATCTCCAACCCCTTTGTATTACATTGTTATACGTTATCCTGATTTTCATGAAATGATCTTTAGTATAAGCAAAATACCCCAATAATGACAAGCATGATCATAAACCAGATGAATGCGCTTATAAGACATCCCTCACCAAGATTACCCATATCCCTAAAGAATAAGTAATTAAAAAATATTTTCATTCTATTCATAATAAACTTTATTTAATGCGTTTATTCTTTCTACGTTTTTCATATCCACCCCCTTTGTATTACATCGTTATACGTTATTCCGTTATCTTGAATTAGTTTCATAAACTGATCTTCGGTATAAGCCAGAGATTCCCCTCTGTTAGCCCTCTCTATATTCTCACTCATCATCCCTATAGCCTGTATTAAGGCTGCTGAGGAGTTGGCTATCAATTTAGCCGCTTCCATTATCCTATTATCGTCCATAATCATATTACTTTAACTTCCTCGTTCCACAAATGTCTTTCATATACCATGGTTATTCCTATCAAAATCCCGGTATCTTCTCCCCAATATTCAAGGGTATATAATTACCTTATTTATAATATTCATTATTCTCTATCTCCAAAACATCTGGGGACAAATAGTCTTGTAACTCCAATTTTCGTATTTGGACAAGACAATCCAGATGTTCAACATTCATTTCTTGCCTATCTTCGTCTACCCACATCAACGTGCCGTATCCATAACATTCTGGACACTGATCGGCTCCACATGGAAGAAGCATTTGCGCTCCACATTGAGTACATCTTACCCAGTCACCATGCCGTATTCCTTCGTATATTCTTGTTTTCATATTTATTGTTTATCATTTATAACATTTACTTCTTCGCTCCACAAACGTCTCTTATATATCGGAGTGATGCCAATCAGAATACCAATATCTTCTCCCCAATATTCAAGTATTTGATTCCTGAATTTGTGACGCAACTCTTGCGTCTTTCCCTTATTCCTATTATAAGGCGAGAAGTCAGATAATCTTACTGTCTTCATATTCTATTTAAACTTTGGTAATTATATACAACCTTGCACCACAAAGCATGAGCGGACGCCCCGCTTCCCCGACCGCCTTACCCATACACGCCGGCTCCACCGGTAACGCCGCCCATGACATCTTGGATGTCTCTCCCGTAAATCTGATAGTGATCGCCACAGCTCTCAAATGTTACTTGATAGCTGTTTAATCCCATCCTAATTGTCTCGCAATACCTTTCATCTCGCTATACGCGATCTTGTGACATCCAGCAACCAATATATCATTCTTATAGCTATTGATCTTCCATTTGTGACCGGTTGTATCCAATACCATATCGCGTTGGAATTTACTGCCATTATGGAAGAGCTTTATCAATTTCCAAAGTCTCTCAGCTTCAGCTCGTTCTATCTTGATATTCTTGCTAGTCTCAATTATGCCATTCTTAATGCGAAGCCATACGTTAGGCTGATCATCCTCCAAATAATAATGTAGATATAACTCCAGAATCTTGCCAGACTTCCACATCTCGATCTGTTCTTCAAATTTTTTCTTGCGATCTTCTTTTTCTTTTCTTCTTTTTTCAAAAATTAAAGCCTCTTTTTTCGCCTGACTGTCTTTCCATCTCTGACATCTGGCCACATACTCAGCCCACGTTCCTTCACCACAAATCTCATCTACTATCACATTGGTCGTTCCTAAAGTTTCTAACGCTTGATGATTTAGCAATACCTCAAACACACGCTTTAACTCATGGACATATTCACTTTTAATCTTATCCGATTCATAAGATAACTCATGTTTAGTTCCGATCCAGGTGTTTGCGCTCTTTTTAAGAAGACTCTTGGGAGTACCCATATTAAAGAACTCAATATAATCCATTAGACTTCTAAATACTCCCCAAACATCCCTATAAGACAGGCTTGTTCTAACCTTCTTGTATTTCTCGATAACCTCTTTGATAAGCTCCAATCGACTAGTGATAAAAGCCATGCTGCCATCATCAGACATATTATATCCAACAGAAAATACCTTTGAACCAGTTGGTATTGCACTACGAACATAACGTTGATGTTGACAGGTAGAAGAAGAATAATACTTATCGTTAAGCAAATACGCCTTTTCACCACACTTATTTCTTACGATTCTTCCAACCTCAAAATGATAACCATAAGAATAAATACTTCTACCTTCAAAGAAAAGATTACTACCTCTTGCGGATTCTTCCTTTTCGTTTGCCCACAAATGAGCGACCATAGAGTTGTTCATATCTATTAAGTTTTGAGTGTTAACTATTGATTATACTTGCTAAAAATAACATCGACACAAGTTCCGCCAATAGCGTTTGCGTCATTATACGAATAAAAACCTTCTGTTCCCCAATCCACACCAACTGGACAACCATCTGCATGTTTTACAAAGTCATCAATTTCTTGCGCTTCCTCGTTAGATATTCCAGTGTAGTCACCATTAATCAAAGCCCCAATCCAATAAATCGGAAGCCTATATCTTATTATCTCTATATTCATAATCTCATCAATTTACAATGTGAATTTTCAAATACGGGAACCATTCCATGCGCCCTGAAATACTCGGTCGCTATTTTAAAAGCGTACAAGGCAGGTCTTTCATGGATATTTCGTGTTGTCTTATAAAGAGATATTGGCTGGCAAACATAGAATTTCTCATTACCAAGACACCCAAAAAACCCATCCAAATAACTTTCATCACAATTAGTGCCTCCCAGTATCAACAAATCACATCCTGTCTTTCGTGTTCCGAGAATAAATGTCTTGTTCTTGTTTTCCGGAAGCATGAATATTTCCTTATCAATCTTAAACCAGTCAATCTGGCAACTCTCTACATCACGGCGAACAATCTCGTCAATCTCACGGGCATATTCTTCTTGTGTTTTCATAAGATATGTTTTAAATAGTTCTTAATTTCTCTTCAATAAACGTATCTATCATCTTATAGTAACTTCCATCAAAAACGTAGTTGTTATATCTTTTTGTAAACTCTTTGGCCCAGTCTTGAATGATGTCGAATGCTTCTTCTCTGCTATAACATTTCAACTCCGTTAATCTCTCCACAGCTTCCGCTGACATCTCTTGAAGATTCCGGATGTAAGTTGGATTAACGCTATATGGAGGTTCTTCTTCATCCAGCATAACAATTCTTGGTTTGTTTGCCGACCGGCATTGCTCAGCGGTTTGGGTAAATCTCTGGAAATATTCGGCATCATACTTATTCCCATGATAATCAATGAAAGCAATCTTATCTCTATATATCTCACAGGCATTTAAAGATTCTCGTGTCGATCTTTTTATTGGTCTTGATCCATCCCATAACCAGCCATAAAACTGTATACCATCCCAGATAAGACATGATAGATATCTTAGAGAAAAAGACTTTATATCTAATATCTTATGTTGTATAGGATTAACTTCCCGCTTAGCATCTTCAAGAGTTTTGTATATAGACGTACTTGTCTCAATTTTACCCTCTCCCAATTTGCTTCCAAACCAAAAAATATATTCGACATACATATTTCTCCCACAAATACCTGGATCTTTTACTATCATGCCACGATATTTCGCTTCACGGATTACCCCGTCCCTATGCATGAATACCCTTATTCCAAAGGGTATATCATAAATCAATACATTACACATATCTTAATCAATTTACATGTTCATATATATCCCCATTCTCATAATAAAGTCGATCTTCATATTGATTATGATGAAGTTCCTCACGTATCGCATCTTCATTATCAGCCCAATACTCATACTCCTCATACCAGGACTTGAAGAAACTATCGTAACATCGCCCTATCAGATCCTCAAACGAGAAATCATCCGGGTAAGTACACCATGCATTGTAATAATCAATTATAGGTTTCAGGAGATAATAATCATAACACATCCCTGTCAATGGGCAATTATCTCCATAGTCAAACATCACCCTACTATACTTGTGCCTGTATTTGTATTTCCCATCAATATATTTACCTGACGTGGAGAAATACTTGCCCTTGATAATATATGGCATAATATTGTTGTTGATATATCTGAACAGTAATTTACCGCATAGATTCTCAGGGAATATATCACGATGATAATCTGTAGGGTGTTCATAAATAGGATCCTTGTATTTAAACTCATAACTAAAATCATATCTCTCGTATCCAACTTCCCAATTATAAACCCTAGTATCTGTCATATCCTCAAAGGCTTTCATTGACTTTTTATAGTCTATGCCATAAGCATCCATACATTGCTCCATTACATTCCAGTGCTCACGCTCTATGATCCTTTCTTGTGAGTCTTTTGACAGCTCATCAAACTCATACAGTTTTAATACAATCTTTTTCATAATCCCTCCTCTTTTAATATAATTAGATCCCTAACGTCAATCGAATGACATACGTACCTCCTTATGTTCACGCTTAGGGATGATCGTGGCTATTCTCACGAACCACCACAATCCAGATTCAGATATCATTCATCCTTTATCTTTACGAATGGGTTTTCTACATAAAACTCCACTACATCCTTAGATTTTATAGATGTCACTATACCGGTGGTATCCACAAATCCATCTGTTTCATCCATTGTCAAATCTTCTATTTTATCTCCCGGCAGAAAACAAAGATTATAGTCTTGATCAATATACATAATCATCTTTAACCTAACCATGTCATCAATGATGCCTTTCATTCTCTCCACGACATCCAATTGATCATTACTAAGCATTAATCTACTTTTTGATGATTCCACTAACCTTATGTCTCCATTCCTGTCAACTACAGTTAAGCCATTGAATTTATACACATCTTCACGTGTTCTGTAATATGTTTCCTTACAATAAATTTTTCCTTTATCATCTATTTCAACATCAAAATATTCCAACTTATCCTTGACAGCTCTTCCGTTTTTGTATTTCCACACATCACCTATTGGAATGAACCCATATAATGACTCAAAAACATCATATATTGATAGTCTTGTCTTAGGAATGCTCTCGCCCTTTTTAAAACATTCTTCGGACGAATAAAATAATTTCCCATCTAATGTCTTCTCAGTCCTACATCCTCCCCATGTTCCTACATATCTAACTACTCCATATGTAAAACTGATCAAGATCTTATCAATCTCAAACCACTTTAATCTTCCTGACATATCGTCAAAAAGATATCCACTCTCTAGATAAACCGATAAACATTCTCTAATTTCCATAACAATTTATTTTTTTTAATTAAACAACATCATTTGCCTTGATCACTATCCGTCTCAATATTATGAACAAGCTCATATAGATCATAATCACTACACTCTGCTAAACATAAAGAGAAGACGCTCCTGTCGTTAATCAGGAAATAGCTATCTTCTAATATGAAGATAGATCTTCCTACCTCTAAAAAACAGTCCCATAACTCATTGCCTCTTTTATTGCCAAACACTTTCTGAAAAGTATGACGATCTGCCTTATTCTCGAATTTACGCATCCGTCTAATCCACTCATATCCGTGCCTCACTAAATCCAATCCGCCGGCTTCATCGAAGCTCCCGTTTTTATCAATCCATTTATTTACATCTATCAACATACTCCCTTATAATATTACATTAAACAACTCGTTTAACCTATCTATCTCACTTAGGTATTCATCTTCTTTATCAAATCTAATTTGCGTCCCTCCCTCCAATCCAAAGGACAGGGTAAAGGATATGACCCAGCCCGATCCGTCCACGGCCTTCCCCTTGGGAACCCAAGACATCACCGTCTTCTTGGATATCCACCATCTCCCTATCTCAACGAAATCAGGATAGTTGTTCATTAAATACACCATCTGACTAGCCATCTTATTGACATCATCAAAAGACACTATATGATACTTGTTTCTTATCCTGACCTTCAAGAAGGGGTTATCCATATTATATGCCGCAAATGCTGATATTACGGAACTGGAATATCTAACCCCTTTTATTATTACCCATTTCATATACAACACCTCCTTATATTAAACTATCTAATATAAATTCATCTTCCTCCGTTCTCTCATCTATAGGCTTGTTTTGTACCGTTTTGACAAGATCAAGCACCTCATCCCAAGTCCTTTCTGATAGCGACCCGATATTTATACCACAACATCTACATCCACTAGAAAACACTGGTATTGTATTCCCATCATACATTCTAACGAATTTGTATCCTATATACTCATTACATAAAGAACATCTTCTTAACGGAATGAATCTTATCTTACCGCTATTGACCATACTTATCAGCACTTCTTTATTCATATCATTTCCTCAATTTGTTTTTAACCTCCTTAACATATTTGGGAGAATGTAATCCCCTATGCAATCTTATAGCCCGATCTATATCCTTGTTCGGATTATGATGAGATTGATATATCTCGAACATTTCCCTAGCCTTGATAGGATTTGTTCTATCATCGTATCTATACCGCTTTTTCTCCCGTTTAAGACACAATATCCTATTAACCTCATCTACATACACCTTTTTCATCTGCCACCTCCCTAACGCCCCTGAAGTGGCGTTGTACGCCCGATCGTCATCCCTTGACTCCACGAAAGATAGGGCGGCCGCCAGCTTATCCCATACCCGTGCCTCGACCACTGCCGGCTTCGGGGCGAGGGGCATGCCTCCGTTCCCTTTTGGTGGTGTCAATATTATCATCGTCATCACAAGTAAGTATCTTATCACGTTCCCTTGTTTTTATAAAACTCCTCCCCGAATTTCACATTATCCACATAATCTTCCATACACTCATGAACAATTATATGAATATCCCCCTCCGTGTATGTTACCTCGGACATTAACCTCTCATTGGTCATCCACCAAGAATAACTATCAATATGCCGTATCTCAAATCCATGATCATGCAACGCATACATAACATTATATCTTAAATCCCTGTCCATCATCATACACTCGTACACGATATAGCCATTGATACTTTCATGAGACCTACCGAACGTATAAACGTACCTACCCATCAACTTATACAACTCCCTTGCCATAGGATTCGGGATCGCCTCATCCATATCAAAATCCCCATCTGGATCAATAACCCACTCTACATCCCGCTCATCAATACAAGCCCTAGGCATTCCTATTGTCCGTACATAAAGACGTGATCGGTGATCCTCGCTTAACACCGTCCCGATATACTTTTCCCCTTTGGCATATCCTATATTATGGTTGCCGGTTATATTAAATACAATTTCAGCTCCTATCTTAATTTCATCCATATTCAAGATGTTTGTATCATTTGTTATCTTTTTTATACAAAAAGAGGATATAATGGCATAATATTATGATATCAAGACACGAATGCGTTATCTATCATATTATCATACATATCCTCTATACAACGTCATTTATGGCATTATATCGTATATGATGCCGCAGGCCATAAATACATCTAATTAACCCTTTTTTAAGGGCTTATTGCCATTTAGGTAACTAGCTATGCCTAATATTTTCGAAATAAGGGCTTTTTTAGCCTTATACTCATCGTTTATCCCTATTATCGCATATCTGTATACCATCCCATCCTTCGACACCTCCACGCCCACGTATTTAGGCGCAACGGCATCCCTATGTAATACGATAAACGGGCTTTTGCCGTCTAGCTCATTTATCAACTGATTAAACTGTCGCCTTGTCATCTGATAGTGATATTATTTCCATGTTATAAATACGATCTCTTTTTACCCTTATCTTCTCGCACAGCTCATCGAAGCACCCATCTTCTTCTAACCTACCAACATAATATGATACATTCGATTTAGAGCTTCCTTGAAGATATATATTTCCTCCTATATTCCTTGAGAAAAAATTAGGCAAGACCATCTTTTGCCTCTTATCCTTATTATCCATGTAAGATATAACGACAACCCATAATTCTGGCTTCCGTTCTTTTACAGATAACATGAGATCAAGACTCGATTGACCATTGATATTCCTCCTGCCAGTTTCGTTATAACGAAGAATAATATAATCATTCGCGTTATCATCCTCAACCATCACGACTATAGGGCGATCTCCCTTCCCATTATCACATAATACTCTTGGCTCTTTCCCGTTGCGGAGATACACCTTATCGTAATCTCCGTTTTTGTATATCTCAAAATCAAATTCTATCACCATATTATTTTCTCCTATTGATGTATTGTTGCGTACGTCCTTCCTCTATTTTTTCGAAATAAAACTTATTCCCATATAACCGAGTGAAGCAGATGTTATACCCGAAATGTTCCGCGCGTCTGATCTGCGCGTAACCTCTACTGATGTCATTATTATCAATCAGCGTAACAAAACAATGTGATCCTACTTCTGTATTCAAAACCAGATTTTCCCAATCTTTTACCTCCATATCAAATCTCCTTAAATAATTTTTTGTTATGATTATCGCTATTATACCATTTATCAATATTATCGTACTGCTTTGGATAAACCCCATAAGACCTACACCACCTAGGTAACGGCCCGTTCAGCACGTCTAACGCCGCCTCAAGGTCAAACGTAGCTTCCTCCTTGACACAACACCCCGATCCACTTCCACAGCTCGGTATATAAGCTCTACTATACGCTACGCTCATCCCATATTCCCCATGACTCAGATACCCGATGTTGGGTGAATCAGGGAAGGCGTAATACAACATCGTATAATCACCCTTACTCCAACTTCTATTATAAGTATCATCCTGCCACGCAAAAACCCTGCAACCGGCTTCTTTCAGTTCCGCTGCCGCTCTTTTTAAAACATTGTCCATATTATCTATATTTAATTAAGTTGTGTCAAGGCGCCGGGAACCGACCCCGGATCATATCCGTACACGTACGATCATGATATATCCTTCCGCCCCGCCAAGGTTTGGTTCAACATTAACAAACTTTCATATCCTCACACATCTTAAAAAAGACCTCTCTTATGATCTTCTTGTATAAGATGTATATCTCATCATCATCCTCATCAAACTCCACTCCCCATGAACGTAATAAATATCTAATATCACAATCCGCTATATGAATCCGGAATATAGACGGAACGCTCATTATGTAATCCTCAAAAGCCTTCTTAATTCCATCCCTTTTGATATGTTCTTTATACTCATCCTTGAATACACTAAGCATAAAAGACATATATTCCCTATCGTATTTAAACTGCTTACCATAATTATCTGTATCTATATGATCCAGTATATATATCTCTATAGCGTCTCTATCGTATTTTGACATACTCCTTCCTCCTCCTTTTGATATTTTATAACCTTTTTCTCCCCATACGCTTTCGCTAACTGGATAAGTTGACCGGTAAATACCTTGGTACGGTGTTTTACGATCTTATCCACCAACTCCGGGCATCTGGTTCTCCATCTATAATTAACCTCGCCCTTAGCTTTCTTCTTGTAATACCTGTAGAATGTTACGGCTACTACCACTTCTCCATTCTGCTCGAAAGCAACCAAATCGTAATTGTTGTAAACTATTTCATTCATGTTGTTGTTACCCATTTTATGTATCTAATCACTTCTTTAGGCAAAGACATTATATCCTTCACCCTTCTACCTAAGTTGTACATACCTCCCTTATGAGGATAATAGTCCCCTACATACATCCCTATTCCTTGCGGATGCGACGGGTTTTCGTTACAAGTGAACATCGGATAAAATAAGATTCCTCTTGAATCTTTATTCCTGTCACTTACGCATACAATAGTATATCTATCAGCGACCTTCTCGCCGAAATCATATACCCTTACCTTTCTTTTTACCCCATCATTGTTCTCTATGATATTATTCATGATGTTATTTATATTAATTAATTTTCTTTCCATCAGCGGTATATGTGCCATACCATTCCCTATCCATATTTACCACCTCAATATGATGTATATGATAACAACCATTAGCTATTCTACCGCAATTGGCTATCACCATAGCTATATTCCTATACCCAGAATCAATGAAAACACGAGCCAACCTACACCCGTTAAATATAGATACCTTGATATCGTCTTTCTCTTTTATAATCCTTCTCATATCATATCCTCCTATCAAACTAATCTATCCTTTTACCATAATTAGTATATGACCCACACCATCCACGAGCCTCATTCGACACCCTAATATGATCAATGGGCTTATCCACGACCATATTATTGGCGTACGATATTACATCCGACATACTTCTGAATCCGGAATCCTTAATGGATTTTATAAGCGTCCTATCATACCCGAATACCAATATCTTCACAATATCTCTTTCTTTCACAGTCCTTCTCGCTCTCATAATATTCTAGCCATAAAATAAACAAACATAAAATCCACCTTATCATAATCCACCCTATGACCGGTTATCTCGAATATAACCCTACGCTTTTCTACAGTCTGTATATTATCTAACTGAATAGCTATGTAAGGATATTTCATAACTTTCTCTCTATTGATATTATTCAAAATAGCGTTGACATCTTGTCTGCGAAAATACATATTTACCCCTATGTATGTGGCAACCAAAAGACATTCGTCTATTATCCCATCAGTATCGAATAACAATAACATATCATCCTTCTCGACAGTATATTCCATATCAAGAATCTTGATACGTTTGATTCCGTCCTTCTTATCAGCTATAAGAATCTCTATTATATCCTTATCGGTCGTAAGGATATAATACGCCTCATCCTTTGTAATATTATCACGAAGGTAAGATAGCGCTTCATCTTGTAATCTTAGTAGTTCTATTTCGTCCATATTTATTCCTATTGTTGCCAATGGAAAAGGGACGGCGCTGGCGACAAGGCCTGTCCAGCCTCCCCACAGCCGCCCGCATTCCCCTTGGTATCATTAACCACCTCAAATAATCTCATAATCGAATTTCACATTAACACTCTCATCAATGCTCAATTCTTTCTCCATCCCAAATACAATCTCCCTTACCGTATCAAAACCCAATAATTGATCTTCGGGATTATTCACAAACTCTCTCCGGTTATTCTTTCTAGGTTTTCGAGATGTAAGAATATATTCCGAACAACAGCCTCCCTCAAATGTCCTTACCCTAGAATACCATATATCACCAGTTCCGTACTCAACACATATATTCATGTTTATGATAGTATTATTCCACGCTTTTTCCGGGAAATGCTTGAATATCCTGCCAACCCATTCAGTGTCAATACTTATATACGGGGAATCCAGATCCGACGTACCTATGGCATCCGCATATAGGATAATCTCTTTCTTACCCTTAAATATTAAGGCTTTTACATTAATTCCCCTTTCCATTGATAGCCTCTAATTCTATATTATACATGTCAATCAGTTATTAAATGATTATATACTAACTCAGCCTCTATTCTATTGGTATATAACTTATATCCTTCTAAAGTGTCACGATCGCCTTTCAACCAGACACCAACCACATGATAATTTCCGTAGTAGTTATTCCCAGCTATATACCAGTATCTAGTATAGCCACAACACGACATATATCTATCGTATATGTCGTCAAAACGATTCACCTCCCGTTTCAATTTGTCATAATCAGGATTCAATACATCCATCGACATAAGAGCCTGATGCAATGACATCTTTTTATTTAAAAGTTCTTTTTGCAATTTTCTCATATCTTCATTTTTTAAGCTCGTCCCACGAGACAGGACGGCGCATGACCAGCGAAGGTATCGCCACGCAGATCAGCCGCCCGTTCCCCTTGGTATTATTCTGCCACCTCTAATTTCCCGTAATAAGGATAAAAACAACCGTCTCGATAAACCGAATATCTGAGCGTTTTATCCTTTGCTTCATAGATGGAAACACAACCGCTGTTATAAGCGTTGGATAGTTCTTTTGCTACAAATCCGCCTATTTGTTTATAGGTTTTAGGCGTATCCCTCAACGGTCTGCCTACATATATTTTTACTCTTTTGCACTTCTTGTCGCCTACGTATATATCCTTTTCTCTAAGCTCCGTTAAATACATGAATCTCATATCAACCGATTTTAAATCCAACATTCCTCTACCTCTATCTCCATATGATCCGCCCAATCACATCTATCAACATCCTCTCCATCCTCAAAGTAATAGTAAGCCCATACCTGTACGCCTCCTACCTCTATATATCCATCACTTTTCCATTCTATCAACCCGTCTTGCCTTACCACGTTGGTAGGCTCAGCCCCTAGCGACAGCAGATTATTTACTATACTACCGCCAAATACGTTTCTTGCTTCTTCTTTCGTCATATCACTATCAGATTTTTAATATTACACTAACGCCAAAGGAGAACAGGGAACGGACGACCAGCGGGGCCGACCCCACGCCATCGCCGCCGCCCGTTTCCCTTGGTTCCCTCCGCATCACTCCCACACCAACAGACAATATCTACCACCAATAACACCCTACCCACCATCGCTCGCAACCGCTTTGCGTTTCCACTTAACGGTAAAGTATTACCCCTGTTTAGAAAGGAATCCTATTGATTGAAGATACTCCCATTGATTGGAAGGTATTTCTTTTGTTGATTGAAGGGGTTTTCTTTGTTTCCTTGGTTTCCCTTGACTCCTCTTGATTTCCCCTGATTTCCCTTGACTCCTCTTGATTTCCCTTGACTCCTCTTGATTTCCCTTGATTTCCCTTGACTCCTCTTGATTTCCCTTGTTTGGAGGTGCACCCTCCAGCAAAACAAATCAACCCCACCAACTCACAGCATAAAACCCGAGACCTTCCTCCCGATTGTTCCACGTGGAACGCCCGTTCAGTCTAGGATATCGAGGTCTTTGCTCTTGATTGCCTTATATATCTGCTTTATGCAATGTATTGATAATAAAGCCAATAAAAGAACTATGATTAAAGGCAGGGCGTCGCCCGTAGCTATAACATACCGCCCTAACTAAAACGCCATATACCCACAAAACAAAGTAAGCACGAAATATATAACTAATCCCATAAAATATACAATAAGTAACCACGATTTTAAAATTACGCCCAAATAATATAATAAATTGAGTATCAATAATATAATATATATCAATCCCTAGAGCTTCCTCTAAGGAAAGATAAGCCCAGATATAGATAAAAAATATACAATAAGTACCGCCTATTATATACCTTTTAGGATCGATTCACGCACGAAACCATACATAAGGGCACAATATACCCGCCTGCATGGATATAAATATATACAGAATGATACATAATAAAGCATTTTACTTACACATTTTAGATCAGGGCTTAAAATTTACCACCTTAACACTTTTATGTGTAAGCAAAACATATGAATATGCTATCATTCTGTAAAATATAGGCACAAAAAAGCCCTTCCGTCTTATATCACTACAATACGGAAGGGCAAAACTTTAAAATCAAATAAAAACAAACGACTACTGTCTCAATTTGTTTGCCATGTAACTAACACGCTTACGCCTGCACTTATCCGACTCCCTGCTACAATCTAATTTATTAGAATTGTATAGTTCTTTGGTAAGCTCAATATAAAACTCCATTTGAGACTTTCTAGCAGATTCTAAAGCCTTTTCTTTTTGAATAGATAGTTTCCTATTCAAGTTACTAAATTTATTCTTGTACATAATCAATCGCATTTAATGAAGCCAATAAGAAACAGGCGACTAACAAGGCACAAGGCCGCCGTTATCAATACAGCTAGCCGGACGCACCACACCCGCCAGATTCCCTTTGGTTTTTGTCCCTTTGCCCCGAACGAACGAGACCAAATACGCACATACGTCACCCGTGATACGTACCGACAAGGCGCACTTTGTCCGTCAATTTAACCGCACAAAATACCCTTGCAAGGGTTGTTATTTGCTATCCGTACACATGTTAGGTATTTAAGCTACCCTAACATACGTCGTATTGATATATTGGCACGGAAATAACGCCGTAATACACTCAATACGTGCTGCTCTCACAACGCACTAACATACGCCCTATACATGCGTATATACACCAATATACCCCGTGCTTTTACACGGCCTACTAGGTTAACCTAGCGTACTTACCGGATTGATATAAACCTAAAGATAATAGTACTACCCTGGACTAGGATAGTACCTAAACCACATTACTAAGCGGCGGCCTATCTACTGCAAGTTCTCGACACCCTAACAACCAGCAATATGTTTATATCAAAATATCAAATATCGTACCTATTTAGTCTAAATCAGTAGCGCGACGGGAACGCATAGGTGTGCTACCATAACGCCCCCTATGTGATTAAATAGGGGGCAAATCGTTTTATCTATCATTCTTAGGGTGCGTCAAATAGTAAGTGACACATTTTGCAATAAGATTAAACGTATATCGTTTGATAGGTACAGCGCACTTTATGATACGTTTGTCTGCTCCGTTAAACGTTTCGTAATATATACCAAAATCAAACTCTATAGGCTCATTGTATCCAAAGCGTTTATGAGAAGAACCTAGTATTGCTATATCCTCTATTTCGTTCATTTTAAGCTTTTTGTTTTTATCCTGATCATTTTTATCATAGTATTCACGTTCTACTTCTTTGTATGCGCAAAATGTGTTATTTACACGTGGTAGTATTTCTTTACAAAGCTGTATTACTACTTCTTTGTCCTTTGCCAAATTGACTAAAGCGGGGACAATCGATTTGTCTACTTTGATCTCATTTTCCTTTAAAATCTCATTAACTTCTTTGCTGGATTTAAACAGCTGGCACCATGCTTTGATGGCACCTGTTAATGTCTTTTCGCTCGATTTTTTAATCTCATTCTGTACTTTATTAATCTCTTTACTTATCATATACTTTGCCTATACCTTTAGGACTTATAATGGCACCTGGTACGCCTTGTTTGTTAATGCTGTTATCTTACAGGAGCAAATATACTACATGTTTTATTGTCCAACAAATATTTTGCAATAAAAATTCGACGATTATATGTAATAAATCTAATCAAATGTAAACATATATTAAAATATTGATTTATATGATTGACAATCAACAAGTTAAACACAAAATAATCATTCTTTTTTCGGCTCGCAGATCGTTTACCGTTCTTGTTTCCCGTCCTTTGTGGATTGGGGGGGCTGGTCCAAAAACGGCAGCCCGGCCGGGCCGATTTCGGGGAGGTGGTCCGTCCCGCATATCCCCCTTCCATTGGTCCGTCCCGCATATCCCCCTTCCATTGGTCCGTCCCGCATATCCCCCT